CATATATCAAAAATGAGCAAGTCGAAGGTGATTTTACGAAACGTAGAAAAGATTGCCCTTTGAAGTTCGAAGATGAGAAATAAGTAAAATAGGAGTTATAAATTTCTTTTGTTAATTACGAGGAGATTTATAACTCTCAAATGAAATTCATAGTTTATAGGGTACATAATGAACAATAAATAATTTTATTTAACCTCTTGTATTTGGTAGCAGGAGGTTATATAATTAATCAAACCCCACGAAATTATATTTTCAATCTATTTTGAAAGGAATGATTTTTATGTTTGAAAAAGATGAAGTGGTATGGTGTAGACCTAATTTAAGTGATGCACCGATTTGTGGTAAATATGTTGAGAAAATGAGTGATGAACAAATTAGAAAGGGATATCGTGCTGGTCATATTGTAGAAGTCAATGGATTAGAGTGTTGGGTTAGACTTGACTTATGTTCTATAAACAAAGAAAGCATAAAGGATATAAGATATTAAGTAAACAACCCTAACAAATGTTGCTTTTAAGTTATTGAGTAAAAGGAGGAGAAAATTCACAATGAAAAAGAAAATCGGAGAATTTCTATCAAAAAATTTACCTTTCTTTTTTATACCTACGGCAGTTTTTTGGGTTTATCTTGCTATAATGGCTGAATCATTTTTAGGCATTTTAGGTTATACAACATGTTTAGGATTTTCAATAATGATATATTTTAACATTATGGAATGGGCATAAAACCAACCAAATGATGTATTTATAGGTAGGAGGATACAATGAAAGAAAAAGATATTAGAAAAAGTAAAGCGAAATGCCCGAAATGCAGATCAACAGATATTTTAATTTATGAAAAATGCATTCATGTTCAAACATGGGAGCAGAAGGATGGGTTTATAGACCACAATGAAGGATATATGAATCCAGAAGGGGCTATTGGTACTTATGGTGAATGTGATTGTGGACACAGATGGAAGTTCAAAGTGTTGCAAATTACTGATTTATTTATTAAGGAGAAGTCATGAGCAAGAAATTGTTAGAAAAACTCGAAAGGTATGAGAACAAAGCTTATGATGGAGGATATGGTTCTGACTGGTTAGAAAATATAGGTGAGGGTTTTAAGTTTTATATTAAGGGCTGTGTTGATAAAAATATTAGACCAACTATTAAGGGATTTGAAAAATATATTGATAGTATTGTACGATAAAATCTTACATTATATACTTTAAAGGAGGAATAAAATATGCAAAAAATCATTACATATTTTGGTAGAAAAATGCTTCTTGCTTGTGATGGAAAATGTGACAAAGCATGGGGAGTTAGTTCAAGACTAAAAATTCAACTAAGTGAAACTGACGAAAACGATTACTGTTTCTTATCAGATGACGAATTAGGAATTGCTCCTGAAGATCCTTTAACTTATGAAGGTCTTGATATGGAGGGTAAACCTACGTGTGATGGAGGGGAAATGAACAGATGGTGTGCAAGGGAATGTGAAAGAAGTTCTATTAATAATTTGTTAGGTGAAATTGAGATTAAAGATTTTAGTAAACGTAGGTACAATTATACAAATAAGAATAATTAGATACCGATGAAAGAAGGGTTTGGTGACAATTGATAACCATTGATGATGGTGAATTATCAGAAATATACTTTGACTATGGAGAAATGATTTATACTAAGGTGCAGAATAAAGACAAAGTTGAGTACATTCCTTTTGGAAAATTCATGTGGTTTACATGCTCTAAACATTTAATTAATTTAGTGAATGAGAAAGGCGAGAAAATGCCATTAGATTTATGTTATAGATTTACTGAGGAATAAAGGAGGGAAATTATAATAATGACAAAAGAAAATTCTCTAAGAATTCTGAATAAATGCATTGAAGAATTAAATAATATGAGTCAAAAAGAATTTGATCAGAAGATGTTACAAGGCGGTTCATTCTTTGATGAGTATTCATATGAAAATGATGGGTTTGTATTGAATATGTTTAAAAAGTAATACTACGAAAGGAGTCTTTCGAAGACTCTAAACAAAACAAAGAAAGAGGTAGATTAAAATGAGTAAAGAGCAACAAACAATCATCACAGAACTATTAAAAGCAATTGGTGCAAGCAAGGAAACATCCGATATGTCTTGGAGTACAGCCAATGAATTGACATCACTTGTAAGACAATTACAGGTGGCTTAGATGAAATATCATATTAGTTGGTTGGAATCTGCAATTAACGCATTTAAGAATTGCTATGAAACACAGACACTTGAAGGTGACATGACTATTGAGGAATTTATTAAAGCGTTTCAAGCCAAAGAGTTGAAGAAAGTGATTAAATTAGATTAGCAGTAGAGGAGGATTTGATAATGTTGTCATATAACCAAGATCATTTAGAATGGACTATAAGAAACATTAACAAAAGAATCAATGCTCCTCATATGATGGCGAATGAAAAGTTGGCAGACGATATTTTTCCAAACATAAGAAGGTATTTTCCAGAAGCAATCATGATAAAGATTGGCATTGTGCAATGGATTACTGTTACTAAAAGAGGACAAAATGCTCTGATTAAACTTTTAAAAAGAGACATATCAGAGCATGAGAGGGATATCAGAGAGATTGAAAATGCTATTAAGCAGATAGCATAAAACAAAAGTTTTCTAGGAGGTTATTTAATGGATATTGATTACTCAAAATTCACGCTGAAATGTGGTGGTAACGGTTACAATGATTGTGGACAAAATGAAAAACAGAGATGTTGTGTGACTTGTGATAAATATCAAAAGTGCATTAAAAATGGTTGGGCTTGTTCTCATCTAGAAGAGGTTGATAATGACCCACAAGAATGTTCTGCATTATATTTGAAGATAGAAAGATTATAGCTTAAAACGGTGATTCTATGTGCATAAATCCCAATTGAACTAATATAATTAATACATATTATATTAGGAGGAATGCCATATGAAGATCACAGATTACCCAGTCACAACACATTTCAAAGAAAAAGATTGGTTTCACTCACAATCTCACACGGGCATCGACCTAGCCACACCTACAGGAACAAAGATTTATGCTCAAGACAGTGGCATTGTGAGTCTTACGATTGATTCTATGTTAGGTAATACTGTTCGATTGAAATTAAATAATGGAGATATAATTGTTTATGGTCATCTAAGCAAATTTGAAGTTGAGAATGGTCAATATGTAAAGCAAGGAGATTTGTTGGGACTTACTGGTGGGGCTGTTGGAAGTATAAATTCAGGTAGAACCACCGGAAGTCATGTCCATGTATCTCAATACCACGAAGGAGTATTGATTGATCCTACAAACTACTTATTCCATCATGAGCAACAAGATATTTCAAGTCCTTTGATATTCCCTTTGATGCTAATCTTGCTATTAATCATTGCATATAAGGCGAGAAGATTTCTGTTTTATTCGCTTGGTATTTTTGTGGTATTGTTGGTAATATTTTTGGTAAGTTAACATATACTAAAGAAACTGAAAATAATTAATTTAGGTATTGTACAATATGAAAGGTGATGATATAATATGGTAAAAGATTCTACATCGGAAACATTTATCCTTGAAGCAATTAAATTTCTTGAATTAACTACGGATTCTTATAGCAAAATGCCACATATGCAAATTATGAGGATCAAGGAAATCATTGGAGAGTTAGAAGATGTTTTGGAAGAAGACTATTAATAGAAAGGCGGAGTATTAATGTCAAATAATCAAAAACCTAAATGTCAACTTACTGGTGTAGATGGTAATGTATTTGTCATAATAGGAACAGTTAGCAGAGCATTAAAAAGAGCAGGACTTATTGACCAAGCTAAAGAATTTAGCAGTAAAGCGATGCAACAAGAAAGTTATGACAATGTACTAAGATTGTGTTTTGAATATGTTGATGTTTGTTAAAAGTTAAAAATTAGGAATCCTTGCTACATAGGGGTTTCGCGTTGCATAAAATGGCATGAAAGACGAAGTTTAAAGGATAAAGGAGAGATTTATTTTGGAATGTAGAGCATGTGGATTTACTAGAGGAGAAGAAGATTTTATAAGGATTTTCTCAGATCATAAATTTAAAATCGATAACCCAAATGAATGTCATCATGGAGATTATGATTATGAATCTCAAGTTATAGTGGAATTGTACGCTTGCCCTAAATGTAAAAGTGTCTTAATGAATTAATATAGCATAAAAATTAAGTTTGAAAGGTTTAGGAGGTAGAGAAATGTATCAATTATATCAAAACAAAAATGATGCAATTATTAAAATTCAAAAACTAAGCAAAGTGTTTCAAGACAAAGAATCAAGGATAACTGACGAGATTATGATATTTAATGATGTTTATTCTTTTTGTAAAGACAGAAAGAAACTCAAGCAAAAAGCAGAAGAAATTAAACAAGAATGGGTGAATGAAGCCAAAGCATTATTAGAAAAATATGAAAATATTAAAATTTAGAAAGGAGAGGTACATATGAGACTTTGGCATCAAGATTTAATATCTAAACTACCTAGACAGCAATTACTAGGTCAGCACCGCGAATGTGCAGCACTCAGGGGAAATGGATGGGGTAAGAAACACTCAGCTATAAATTATATCTTTAAATATAGTCCTGCTAAATTAGTTTCATATCATTACTTAATCATAGAAGAAATGCTTAACCGTGGCTACAATGTTACTGAAGAATGGTTGAATCTTAATTATAGAGGTAAGGAATGTAAGCCATATGATTTCATCAACCATATTGAAATTAGTGGATTAATTTATCCAGAGCATGATCAAGATTATTTACAGGAATGCCTAGACAATTTAGAAGGTAAAGGAATTAAAATTGTTGCATAGAGAAAGGAGAAATTATGATTATTAGTTTTGAAAAGATAGTTGAGAAATTTATATCTAGACATGGTATAAGGGCAGTAGTTTTAAAGACTAATTTTATTAATGAAAGTGAATGTCATTTATCTCTATATGGTGGATATTCAACATCTGTAAAAGTCATTGAAGATAAACTATATCAAGATGGTGCATTATATTGTAAGGTTGAAGAATTATTTGGTTAAATTATATAGGAAATAAACTAGAATAAGATCGGATATTGTATGTATTTGTTAAAAATATGTATGAAAATGGGTCATATTTGCCCATGAAAGTGTGGTTCTATTGGGAGGAGGGAAGTATGAATCAATTTAGCAAATATAAAAATCAAGGACAATTGAAAATAAATCACAATAATTAAATCTAATTAACACATTTACACTAAAATATAATAATTATATTTACTATTAATATTGCAATTAAATCACAATAATTAATCAAAAAATAATAAATTAATATAAATAATGGAGGAATAATTCAAAATGGCAAAAGCAAAGGCAGAAACTAAAATGAAATCGATTCAAAGACAAGATAATAATATACATATTTGCCCGAAATGCGGAAACAACAAAGCAACACAGGTTACCAAACATTCTTTCTACTGCATTCGATGCGATATTGAATTCAATAAAGATAACAAGATATTTATAATTATGTTTGACGGAACACTGGCAGATTATCATGTAAACGAATTTGCTGATATTTACTAGAAAGAGGAATTGAAAATTGGATAAAGTTAAAGAGGGAAGTTTTTTATGGGTGATGCAACAAGTAGCACAATATAAGAGTGCGTTAGCCAGTTGTGCTATCGAAGGGAATGAATTTGGCAAAAGGCATTTAAAAGCAATTGAAGGAATGGAATTAGTTGAGGAGTATAAGTATCTTAAAAAAGTATTTGATTATCTAGAAGAAAAATATAATTAATCCAATAGAAAAATCTTTTTATTTGGTTTAAGAAAGGAGAAAATAATAAATGCAGAGATTGAAATTAAAAGATGATGTTGACCTAAAGGATCTTCTAAAAAGGTTTGCAGAAAATGAAAACACATATGATTTAGACGATCCAATATTTGATGAATTCATTAGTGTAAACAAAATTACAAAAAGTATTTCGCATTATGGTTATAATGGATTAATTTATAATTGAGCACAACTAAGCCCGGAAGAAGCAAGACTACAAAGAAATCAAGAGACATTGGCAGAAGTGTTTTTTAATAAGTAAATACGAGGAAATATTATTGTATTTATGTTATGAGGGGGCAAGTAATGTCTGGTTTAAATATAAATAAATTAAAAAATAAAAAGTTTACTATTATTTCTACAGAAGAATCACTTAAAGATGTGATACCATATTTAGTTGATATTAATAGTGTTAGAGGAGAAAATATGTCGCACTCAAAACTTAGAGGACATGATATAGAATTTGTAAATAATGAATGGATATATTCTGATACAAAAGAACCAACAGTTTCTACTTTTAAAGACAGACCATGTGGACATTGTAATAAATTTAGTACACCTGAAGGTCACGATGTATGTTTAGGAGAGTTGAAGGCCATTATGAATGGGTGTTGCGGTCATGGAGCTGTAAGTGAAGCGTATGTGCAATTTCTAGATGGATTTTCAATTCATGGAGAAGATGCTGTTGTTATACTGGATGTATTGAAGAAATATAGATGAAAATTTATCAGAAATCAGAGCAAGAGTTTTAAATTAAGGTGAGTCTAAAAAAGTTGGATTCTGAAAGCTTACTCCTGCAAGGGTTTCAGAATCCACAATTCCTTTAAAAGAGTTATTTGTTGGGATTTCAGAAAGAAATAAAAACTTATTTCAAAATACACAAGCATATGGAGGTATAGTCCAAGTTAGAACTGGATATATTACTATTAACAAGAAATAATTTAATTGGAGGTTGATAGTAATGAAAGAATTAACTAGAGGTGCAATCTACATAGTGAATTTACCAGATGCTAGCGGGTCTATTCAAACGAAACAACGTCCTGCGGTGCTAATAAGTAATAATTTAGCCAATCGTTATAGTTCGGTTTTACACATATGTCCCTTAACTTCTGTGACTACAAAATCTAAATTACCCACTCACATTCCAGTCAGTATGAATTGCGGTCTTTTACGAGATTCTATTGCTCTCTGTGAGCAAACTATGTTAGTTACTAAGGATTGTGTGATAAAAGATAAAATAGGAGTTTGTGATGAGGAAACTATGAAAAGAATTGATCATGGTTTAATGGTGCAGTTTAATCTTATTCAAACAAATAAAAAGGAAATTGAATACGCATAATAATAGAAGGAGAGATATAATTATTGAAAGAATATATTAATTTGATAAGAGAGAAGAGGAATGATTACTATTGGTTGAGACGTTAATAGCATCGCTCATCTTCTCTAAACTAAAATTGACCTTACAACTAGGTAAGCTCAAAATACATAAATCCTCATATAATATCAAACCAATATTTAAAATATGGAGTATATATCCAGTATTGTTTATGTCTATCTTGTACATAATTCTTCAAGCCATGGTGTTGCGTCAAAATTATAGTTTTCTACCATATCAAAAGATATTTAAAGATGCGTTAATAGGTTCCTATATGTTATTAGGATTAGATGTTTTATTTAGATATGAGAAATATAAGCCTTTTATAATAGCATGTTGTAGTTCACTATTAGGATTTGGATTAAATGCAATAGTAATGTATTTTAACAACGGTAAAATGCCGATTTTCCCAACATTTTCATGGTCTACAGGTTATACTCAATATGATATGATAATAAATGCTTCTAAATATGGTGACTTTCATGTTCTTGGTGATCATACAACAAAGTTAATATTTTTATCTGATGTGTTCGACGTTTTTACCTCTATATGGTCGCTAGGAGATATATTTATAAGATTATTTGCCTTTATGATTATATATTATTCGGTTAAGACAGTAAATCAAAGTATATCTATAAGCCAAAAATAATAAATGATGTATTGCATAATCACTTTGCGTATGGTATTATTATCCTAAGAATAAAAATAGAATAAATAGAAAGAGGTAATACATATGCAAAGCGCAATAAATGCCTTATTAAATACGATCTTGGTATCAATTCCGGAAGAAATATTCTTAGTGGTTATGACTTTAATCTTTCTAAAAAGGTTTGATATGTTGGACGTAAGAATGTGGAAATATAATTTAAAATGGATTACAATACCTGCGTTCCCTGTGGCAATAATGATAAATGTGTTCAGATACATAATAATTATACCAAAACCGATTGCCACTATAACTGATGGAATTATCTTTTATACCTTAATGATGATAATTATTAAGAGTAATAGTTTTAATTTTATAAGAAAAGATTATCTAAAGATTCTGTTATACTTTACCTTAAGTCTTATTATTTTAGGAGTATTAGAGAATAGTACATATCCGGTAATCATGTTCTTAATAAACAAACCATTTGAATATTTTAATAATAATATTATATGGAATTTTCTATTAGTATTGCCATCTAGAATATTTGAATATATTATACTATTTTACTCAATCAGTAAACAAAACAATGTTGTTAGAATTAAACTTTTTGACAGTATAATTTCCAATAAGTTATATTTTAAAGTGATGATATTTTTAACAATAATGTTTAATGTTTTATCCATATTTTTAGTAAAATTCATTGTCTATGATAAAATATTAGAAAAATTGTCACTATTAGAAAAGGTGCTTGTATCAGAAATAACTTTAATATTTCCAGTAGTAGTTGTTTTTATATTTATATTGCTGATTAATGACTTATTAGTCAAACAAAAACTAATGCAACAAACTTATGAAAACCTTGCTATGCAAGATGACATATTGTTTGATGTAGAAGATGAAAATGAAAGGATGTGAATATAAATGAAAAAATATACTATTCTCGCTAGTATAGTTGTTTTAGCAGCTACCGCATTTGCAAATGTTTTTGCTTCATGGTTCTTTGCTCATCAACCAAAAACTCCAAATTGTCTAAAATAGTACATACCCTATAGGGAAGGCTTCGGTCTTCCCTATAAACGTAATATAAAATTTTACAAATGCGTAAAAATGTATTGACATAATTTCTCCTTTAGGATAATATGTATATATTAAATCAAATAAAAATTATATATGTATTATTAGGAGAAGAGGAGAGATGTATTATGTTCAACACACCAATTAAAAAAACAATTACTGAGGAAAATGCCAAAAAAGATTTTAAGAAACTAGCTAATTATGTTTTGCGAGCAAAGGGAAACAGAACTATAAACGGATTTGCAGCCGATCTAAGAACCAATGCAGCCTACCTTGCAGATATTATTAACGTTAGAATTAATTCTTATCCAACCATTCCCTTTTTAAAACTTATTGCAGATAATTCTGATAATCGAGTGTCACTTAAAGAACTTACATTGGCTTGTGGGTACTCAAATTACGCTAACAATGATATGGAACAAATAAAAAATATCTATGTTAGAAGAGGTTGGTTTGCATACGCAAACTTTGGGGACAGAGCAATGGATAGCGAAATAGCTGGTCATAGATTAGTGCTAATTATCCAAAACGATACAGGAAATAAATTCAGTTCAAATACTATGGTTATTCCCATTACTTCTCGCAAAAAGAAGAATATGCCGACTCATGTTATAGTTGGAAGTGATTGTGGATTACAATTTGATTCTACAATTTCTTGTGAATTAACTAGTACGATTTCTAAAAGAAGACTCGTACAGAATGGAATAGTGCAAAAAGTGGCAGAATGCCCTTCGTACATCATGAAACTGGTTGAGGTTGCATTGCTTAAAGCACAGGGAGTTATTGATCTAAGAATGGATGAGCAAGAGGCAATTGATTCACTAATTAATATGAATACAACAAAAACATTTCAGTATGAAAATAATTATTCGCACCATGTAACGTCACAAATGGCTTATGCATGATAAAAGAAAGGAAGATTAAATAATTAAATGATTTCAATTCAAAGTTTATCTAATTCTAGTGCTAAATGGTTAGCATCAAAAGTACCTAATGATAAATACCCAACAACAGAAGATCAAATAGAAGTCTTTGAATATGGGTTTATGGTTATTATAGGAGCATTGGTCAAAGGGTTCTTATTAGTCTCAACGGCGTCCATTCTGGGGGTTCTAGTTGCTACTATGATCGTTACATTAGCTTTCTCTAGTTTAAGAATTATCGCTGGCGGCTATCATATGCAGACATATTCAAGATGTGTAATGATAAGTGTTGCAATGTTCCTTGGGGGTGCATTAATAGCTCAACACACATTTCAATATTGGTCGCAAGTGAACATACTTAGTCTTTTAGCATCTTCTGCTTTTATCGCGTTGTATATAATTATAAGATATGTTCCTCGCGACACACCAAATAAACCAATCGTAGAAGCATTAGAAATATCAAAATTTAAAAGATGGTCGCTCATATACTTAATCACATGGTCTACCCTAATGACCATCTTTATACTACTTAACTTAAAATTAATTGTCATTTCAAGTTGTTTTGGGTTGTTATTGGAGCTTTTTAGTGTGAGTAAGGTCGGTTATTCTGTCTACTACAAGATAGATTCATTAACTAATTCTTCTACCAATTAACGTTTCGAATCACGAATAAACAAGTCAAAAATAAGTCTACATGTTTATTCTCCTTGACCTCTGGGTATAATTATTATATAATGATGCTTGATAATACATAGCAATTATTTATATATTGCTAATGTGTCAAAGGAGGCAACAAACATGAAACAAGAACGCCAAAAACTTGAAGACAACTTAAATCTTATTCTTCAAGATTATAGTAATGACAAAAAAGTAATCGAGGCTGTAACAATTGGTTTGGGAGTAAAAGGTATCCCCATAGGTAAAGTAAGTGGTTTATTTTCAGGATCAATTGATTTGTCTTATATCTCAGAAATTGAATTATGCTTATTTACTAAGTATTTTTATGATCAAATACATGAGTTCAAAATAAATCCTGAGACCTATTTCAATGAAGTTGAATTATCTGTTGCCGAACAATACCGCTATAATGAAAAAGAAAAAACTAGAGTAATGTTATTGCATAATGTAGATCAGGTAGAAGAAGATTTGTATCTTTGTTCAAGAGAAACTTATCAAAACGTTGAAAAATTCTTTTCAAATGGACTATGGACATATAATCCTAATACACAAAGGCAACCACTTAAACGTAAAATTGGAGATAGAATTATTGAAGTCATTAATATTGATAAAGGCAAAATCAAAGAAATTAAAACAGAAATGATAAAAGGAACGTTTAATACTAATGCAATTATGTTAAACGTTCGAAGAATAACTGGTTCTGAGAATATTCATTACAATGCTAAAAATAGAACTCTTTTAGTAGAAATTGACGAAACTACTTTTATCGACCTGATTGATGGAATGCATAGGGTTGGAGGTATGTTGAAGGCTATTGAGGAAAAACCAGAAATAAATAGAGTTACTTCTATTTACATTCATCACAAAACGGAAGAACGCGCACTTGCTGTAATTCGACAGGAATCGAAGAGTACACCAATCTCAGATGAATGGATTGAACTTAAAAATACAGCGAATGTTAACATGGAGGTAGCCAAAGGTATAAATACTCGTCAACGTAAGAATGAAATGTTTAATAAAATTGGATTAGATAATTTAGAACTAAGAAGAGAAAATAAATTTGTAACTTTCGAAACTTTATCTAAAACCGTTGAATATGTTTATGATTTAAAAGAGGAACCGTTTATTAAAGCCGAAGAAGTTGAGGATCATTTAATTGATTTATTCAATATTGTTATTGGCATTAATCATAGTATGTTTAATGAATTTCTTACTTCAACAAGAGAATCATTTCATATTGCAGATAATAATATGTTCATCGGTTATGTTGTTTTAGGTGAAGAACTAAAGAAAAAATATGAATATGAATGGAAATCAGAATTTAAAAAAATATTGAAAACTATAGACTTTAGTAAATCAAATCCTGTTTGGAAGAAAATTGGCATTGAAAACAACCTCAACCTTTCGACAATTAAAAAAATTGCTGAGTATTTTAGGAGTATAGTTAATCAGGAAGGTGTGGCATAAAATGTCTTATAATTTTAAATTATATAATCCGGACAGGAAAAATCAATTTTTGAATGAAGAGTACCCCAATGAATCAACCCGTAACACTTATGCGTCTTTGCTGGTGAATATAAGACAATTTGAAGTAGAGAAAGAAAAAGATGTGTGTGATTTTTCTCTTAGTGAAGCTGTCGAATTATTAATTGGATTAAAGAAAAAGACATTTGATTCTCTTAATGTAGCTCATACAATTCTGGTTCGCTATGTTGACTGGTGCGTATATGATGCAAAATGTTCAAAAACCTTTATTAACTCATTTAAATTGATTGATAAAGAAGATTTGAAAAAATACACCCACCAAATTGCTCAACGTCATTCGTATATAACTAGAGATAAACTATTTAATGTTGTTGATCGACTTTACAATTATATTGACAAAGCTATTCCATTACTGTTCTTTGAAGGGGCCAAAGGACGTTCTGATGGAGATCATACTTTTGAAGAAATACGCAATTTAAGAGAAAGAGACCTTGTCCCAGAAATCAATATTATTACTCTGACTAGAGATAATGGGGAGCAACGTTCAATTAAAGTTGATCCAAGAACCATGGAAATTTTGGTTATGGCAGCTAGAGAAACAGATTATTTTAAATCAAACGGCGAAGCAAAAGGAAGATTCCCTGTTGCTCCTTTAGCACAGTCAGAGTATATTATTAGAATGATGGAAAGCGAGCGAAGTGAAGAGACAAAAATTACTGCAAATTCTATAAACGCAAGATTTAAGAGATTTAGACAGTGGACGGGGGTAAGGTTCTTAACTCCTACAACCGTCTTCCAGTCAGGAATGTTAGAAAGATGTGAACAAAAAGAAAAAGAATTTGGTAGAGAACTGACAGTAGATGAGTACAAACAATTGTATAGAGATGTCAATTTAGACGACAGAAGGTATTCAGCATTAAAGGAAATGTACGAAACCTATAAAAAAAATAAAGCCCTGATGTAAATTGGGGCTTTAGGACTTTAGGCCTATATACTTTAGGTACATGTACCTATAAACAGAAAATAATAAATATATTCTAAGGGGAATTTGTCGAATAAGCAGTAGGAGTTGTACAATAGGGATTATTTACCCGATATGTTTGTCTTGACCCAATATACATCTTAGTGTACAATATAATTAGAACAAACGTTCGGGAAATATATGGTTTCACTATAAAAATATAAAGGAGAAAGTGCATGACTGAAGTAAAAGATGAGAAAACATTTGTACTAAAAGATCAAAATGGTTATTATGTGGGTAGCAATTCAATCTCTTATAGTAAAGGAATCAGACAGCATGTTTATTCATGTTCAAAGTATTTAACAAATGGGTTTTATACATATCAAACCTTGACGGCTGCGGAAGCAGGTTTAAAAATACTCCAAGATAAGGAAACGAAAATAAATAATGGAAAGCAATTCCATATTGAGGAAATTAATAGGTATAAAGTTTTAATGAGCGAAAGCAATATGGACGTTCCTAAAAATCCTTTTACTCACGAATATTATCAGGTGGGGTTAGCAATTGCCTAACCCCCCCTCCCCTCTAAGGAGCTAAAAATAATTAATTAGAAAGAAGATGAGAGTCAACAACCACTACCCTAAAGGGATAGTGGCTTGTAGGAAACTATAAGCCACAGGTTGACTAGACTAAGTGTTAATTCACTACGTTATATAAGCCATCATACCCGTGGACATTTATCCTAATCTACGGCTCTATGGTCTAACATTAAACAGTTTCGTGTGGTAGAAACAGTGTGCTAGGCACGACAAACTTATATAACATTGTCTAAGGATATTCAACTCTGAAAGGAGGTAGACTTTATGTTAGTCTACGTTTTAAGTCAAAATGGTAAGCCATTAATGCCTTGCAATCCTTTAAAAGCAAGAAAACTCTTGAAGCAAAACAAAGCAAAAATAATTAAGATTGAACCATTTACGATACAGTTATTATATGGTTCAAGTGGATATAGGCAAGAAATTAACCTTGGTGTTGATGCAGGAAGTAAAGTGATTGGTTTGTCTGCCACAACAACTAAGAAAGAGTTGTTTTCAGCAGAAGTTCAATTAAGGAATGATATCGTAGATTTATTGTCTACACGAAGACAAAATAGACGGACGAGAAGAAATAGATTGAGATACAGGAAACCAAGATTCTTAAATCGAGTTAAGAGCAAGAACAAAGGATAGTTAGCCCCGTCTATCGAAAACAAAATCCAAAACCACTTAACGGTGGTTAGTAATGGTTATAAGATACTGCCTATGTCAAAGATAATAGTTGAAGTGGCAAGTTTTGATATTCAAAAAATAAAAAATCCTACTATTACTGGTACTGAATATCAACTGGGCGAGCAAGTGGATTTCTGGAACGTAAGAGAGTATGTGTTATTTAGAGATGGGCATCAATGTCATGGTAAAAAAAGTTGTAAAAACAAGATATTGAATGTTCACCATATTGAGTCAAGGAAGACAGGTGGAAATAATCCTTCTAACTTGATTACGCTTTGCGAAGAGTGCCATGACGATTACCATAAAGGTAAACTGAAGTTAAACATCAAGAGAGGACAAAAATTCAATGATGCTACCTTTATGGGAATAATGAGATGGAGTTTTTACAATAAGCTAAAAGACATATATCCTGATGTAAGTTTGACGTATGGCTATATTACTAAAAACACGAGAATCCATAATAACTTACCGAAAGAACATCGTATTGACGCATTATGTATTAGTGGTAATCCTCAAGTCAAAAGATTAGACTACTTCTACTTCTCAAAAAAAGTAAGATGTCACAACAGACAGATTCATAAAGCAAACATTTTGAAAGGTGGTGTCAAAAAGTTAAACCAAGCACAATTTGAAGTAAAAGGGTTTAGGCTCTTTGATAAGATTCAATACCAAGGGAAACTATATTACATTTTTGGAAGAAGAAACAGCGGTTTCTTTGACATTAGAACTTTAGACGGAACCAAGGTTAACAAAGGTAGTATCAGTTGTAAATCTTTCAAATTAATTGAGAGAAGAAAAAGTCTATTAACAGAAAGGAGGATGGCAGTTTAGGGTATGCGTAAAGCATTCCTTCCCTAGCCTGAAGGCGTAGGGGTTTCCTGCCAAGCATTTATGAAATATAAACAATATAAACTTGTCAACCACAACCGTTTTGTCGCTACAGGCTTAATCCTAACCCTAATTGCCACAGGAGCCATTGCAAAGATTAAAAATGCAAGAGCAGAGGATATTTCACCTAGCACCATTTTATCAACACAATCTATATACATAGCAAATAGAAGTATAAATACATTAAATATTTATCCTGAACGACCTAAATATAATATTAATTTGAGCGAAGAATATCAAGATTTAATTTATGAGTTGTCTATGAAAAATGGGTTATCTTATGAATTTGCGTTAGCGGTATTTCATTATGAGTCAAAATTTGACCCAAAAGCAACAAATAAAAATAGAGATAAAAGTATAGATGAAGGATTTTCGCAACTCAATAGTAGATTCACAAATACATACAGGGATTATGCAGTAAGATATGGTAACTTAGATCCAAATGTACAATTTGACGTTTTTAATATAGACCATAGCATTAGAGCCGGAATCGGAACTCTAGTTTATTTAAGAGATTATTGGAAACAGAGAGGAGTGAGCGAAGAAAATTCACTTGAATATATTACAGGGAGTTTTAATCTAGGCATCGAGGGGATGAAAAAATACATAAGGCAAACTGGCAAGATTGAAAGGGAATATTCGAGACAGGTACAAAAACGGAAAGATATGTTAGAGATTAGTAACACATTGTAATGTTCACTAATACAATAAGTTATAAATAATAAATAAAGGATGTGAAAGTAAATGTCTGATTGCACTGTAATATATTTTAGTAATTTCAAAGAGAAAATTAGAGTTCAGAAAGAATTAGAACGAGAAATGCTAAGAAAACATGGTAAAAATAAATTCAAACTAAGTGTGCTAGAAAACTGTGTTATGGCTGAATATCGTTCAGAAAAAGCATATTTTTAATAAAGAAAAATTAATAAGCGGAAAATAATAAAATACATAGCGAAAAGACAATATATGCAATGATTTGTCTTGCCGAGATGATACAATATTGAGAGAAGGTTGTTGAACAGTTAGTTAAAAGTTATAAAAAGTTATAAATTTATACTTTATATTATAACTAATGTATGCTATAATACATTAAGAGGTGAAAATATATGAAATATTATAGTATACATGAATTCTCAAAGTTGATTTCCAGAACTCCACAAACACTTAGAAATTGGGATAAGAGTGGCAAACTAACTCCTAGTCACACTGGAGCAAATGGTTACAGATACTATTCTCATCAACAATTAAAAGAAGTTCTAAACATTGAAGATGATTCAGAAAAACCTAAACTTACAATTGGATATTGTAGAGTTTCTTCTAATAAACAAAAAGATGATCTTGAACGCCAAGTAGATAATATGAAAAAGTATTTAGAATCTTTAAACAAACCTTATGAAATTATAATTGACATTGGAAGTGGTATCAACTACAAGAAAAAGGGACTTAGAGAACTTCTAAAGAAAATCAACAATAAAGAAGTAGACAAAATAATTATCTTATATAAAGACAGGCTTCTTAGATTTGGTTTTGAATTAATAGAATATATGGCTAATTTAAATGGTTGTGAAATTGAAATATTGGATAGTACAGAAAAAACACAACAAGAAGAATTAGTTGAAGATTTAATACAAATTATTACTGTTTTTAGTTGTAGACTTCAAGGAAAAAGAGCTAATAGAACTAGAAAAATGATTGATGATTTAATTAAGGAAGGAGATGAGGAAATTGATCAAGGGAATCAAAATAATGCTTGTGCCGAACAATAAACAAAACACATTAATGTTTCAAAATGCTGGAACTGCTAGATGGGCATATAATTGGGCGTTGGGTAGAGAAAAAGAGAATTACGCTAATGGTGGTAAGTTTATTTCAGATAATGATTTAAGAAAAGAATTAACTCAACTAAAGAAAACTGATGAATTTGGTTGGTTAAATAATATTTCTAATAATGTACCTAAACAGGCAATTAAAGACGCTTGTACTGCGTATCAAAGATTCTTCAAGGGGCAAGCAAAATTCCCTCAGTTTAAAACTAGAAAGAAATCTCCTCCTAAATTTTATCAAGATAATGTAAAGATTCAATTCACAGGCACACATGTTAAGTTTGAAGGACTTGCTAAAAGTAAAAAGGGAAACAAACAACAATTAAATTGGGTAAGATTAGCTGAACACAACAGAATTCCTTTTGGCAAAGATGTCAAGTATATTAATCCTCGAATATCGCATGATAGTTTAAATTGGTTTATTAGTGTTGGAATTGAATGTCCTAATAACATCGAGACATCATTAAACAAGGGGATCGGAATAGACTTGGGAATTAAAGACTTGGCAATATGCTCAGATGGAAAAACTTATGGGAACATTAATAAAACCAAAAAGATGAGACGATTAGAAAAACAAAAGAAGAGACTCCAACGTCAAGTTTCTAGAAAATATGAAGATAATCGTGATGGTTCAAAATACATCAAAACTAAAAATATTATCAAACTAGAACTTAAAATTAAGTCAGTTCAACATAAATTAAACGGAGTTAGAAACAATTACATCCAACAAATGACTACTGAGATAGTGAAAACCAAACCATCTTTTGTATCGTTGGAGGATTTAAACATTAGTGGAATGATGAAGAACAAACATCTATCTAAAGCGATCCAACAGCAAAGTCTCTATGAATTTGGAAGACAGTTAAAATATAAAGGATTATGGAATCATATTGAGATAAGAATTGTAGATAGATGGTATCCAAGCTCTAAGACTTGCCATGAATGTGGGAAAGTCAATAAGTTATTAACTTTGAGTGATAGAGAATGGATTTGTATTGGATGTGGAAGTGTTTTAGATAGGGATCTTAATGCTTCACTGAATTTAAGGGATACTGAGAATTATAAGATATTTAAAGTTAGTTGATTGAATCAAGGTTCCTATATACCTGTTCGTTAGCAGGGAATTTAAGCCTTTGGAGTGTTAAGCAACTTGAGTAGTAATAGTAATATTGCGAAAAAGAACACGATGAATAAGGAATAAAACATAGAGTTATAAATTATGTATGTATTTTATAACTTCTTATAAGTTTTTAGTAACGGTGAGAACCATGTAAATAGAATTAAATAAACTATACCAGAACCCCCATAATTTATGAAACTAATTCGTATAGTCTTTTAGAAGATACAATAGAATTCAATCGAATAAAGAGGAAAGAGCGTGAAGGTATGAGATTTATAAATTTTATTCTTGGTAAAAGGGCAGAGTATAAGATTGTAAAAGATATAGAAAAAGCGACACACTGGTTAGCGTATAGGGATGATAAAAGCATCATAAAGGATAGTGTAACATCAGGAAAGAAGTATAAATTAGAACTTTTAGAAGATGAGTTTGGATTTGAGTATTTTATAAAAGATGACAAAAATAATTTTGGGATGCACTATATGATACATAAAGGAGATTTTATTAAGTTTTTTGATGCCTAAAATGCCTATGAAAATAAGGTTTCATCGGAAAGGAGGTTAAGTTATTGTTTATAAATGGTGGTATTTAGAATGCCCAATATGTAATAACCTTGATCCCATACATGGGAAGTATATGTGTGCTTTTATGGAAACCTAAGTCAAAAGATGGTGTTTGTATTTATTGACTTGTTTCTGAGCTATTTTAACTAATTAAATACGGTAATAGATATTGTGGAAAGGAGAAAAGTTTATGAGTGAAAATTCAGATGAAATCGCTAGATTAAATAAACAGTTAGATAAAGCTATTGAAATTTTAGGCAGTTCTTTATTAGATGTTTGCCCTAATGAATATGGTTTAAGTGATGATTCTCAATGCCCTAAACATATGGATTGTCAAACGTGTTGGGATGAGGCATTATCAAGCATAGAATAATCCAAACAATTACAGAATTTAAGTCATAAATGTTATTAAATAATAAAAAGGAGAATGATAAAAAATGAGTAAATTTATTTCAGTTTATGAGTTGAATTCAGACGAGCAAGATAATCTATGGATTAGTGATACTTGCCCTAATTGTGGTGCTAAGATAGTTCAAAAAGATTTAACCACAGACTTAGCTTGGTGGCACTGTGTCTATTGTGATAATCAATACATAGTCGAATAATACAAAGGTGAAAAATAATAAAAGGGGTGAAAGGATGATGGGTAAGGGATGTAATTTATACGTAAAAGATCGATGTGTAGCTACTTGTTGGATATATAGAGATAAGAGATGTTGTATTAAATGTAATGAAACTGATAAATGCAAAAAGGTATGTGGTTTTGTTAGGAAGGATAGAGTGAAGATAAATGAAATGTAGAGGAAATGAGTGTACTAGCTACTCAGAAGACTATTTTTACCCAATTTGTCAAGAAACAAATATAAGAACAACTATAGATGTAGAATGCAAATTGTTCAAAAATATTGCAGAAATCAGAGATGAATTAATTAGGAAATGTAGATTATTCGAGGAAGTATTTGAGATTGATGTGTCTGATAATTTAGATACCGAAGTAGAAAAGATTGAGGGTGCTGATTAAATGAAAATGGGTGAAAAAGGTATTGTTCTTGAGGTTAATGACTGGGAAGATTGTGAATGGTGGTATGAGGATGAGCCAGAAGTGTTTAAGTTTATGAGAGCAAATAAAGATATGATTGTGAAGTATTCTTTGGAGAATGGGATGAATTTTAGAGATGGGATTAAATATTTGTTTAAGATTGGAGATTAATGATACCATAAAAATTGTGAGCTTATTCTATTATAAAGAAAGGATGATTAAATTATGTTAGAGGATTTAGAAAACAGATATAAATCAAATGGAATTACCATCGAATCAAACTATGGATCAAGATGGAACTATAAAGATGTTAATGATGATTTTATTTGTATATGTGAAGACACAAGCGACAACTGTATTGGAATTACATTAAAGCAAGCAGAATTTATTATTAAAACTCTAAATAAAGTTATATTTAATTTTAGACAACATGGATGAATTTGAAAAATTAAAATATGATGGCGATTACAGAACCTATGGATATTTTAAAACACATAAACTCAAAAATAATCAAACTATAGGAATATATTTTTGGAAACATGAACTCAGTAAATCTAATGAATATGTAATCTTACTAGCAATAGCAAACAAGAAAAAACATCTTAGACAATTAATATCAGGAGAAAAAGATATACTAACTGATCATGAAACTGGAAAATGTGGACTTGAAGGTTTACTATGGGGCAAGAAACAGATTGTTGAGTTTGAGAAATCTAATTTGTGTAAAGATGGAGATTTTATCAATATATATTGGACAGATAATAGACGTAGAGATGTGTACGAATACGGCTTAGGGAAATTAGGGTTTGTGATGGGATATAGGGACGGCAAGAAGTGTTTGTATAAGAAGATTGTAAAAGATGTATAAACTAAAAATAATTAATTGACAAAATGACTTTGCGAAGATACAATAGGTATTAGTAAAGTCTATATTTTTTATAAGAAAGAAGGAGATATATTAATGGAAAAAGTATTGGCAATCGTAGAACAACTTCAAGGAACAAGTGGACGTAATGACAAGGAGTTTATTCTGAAGCAAAATGAATCAAATGAGCTATTTAAGAAGGTAATGCATTTCATTTATAATCCTTACATACTAACAGGAATCTCTAAAAAGAAGATCAGTAAAAAATTAAAACTTCCAAAAGAGCAATCAACATTATCAATTATTGAAGTAATGGACTATCTCCAATCACACAATTCGGGCAGAGATGAAGATGTAATTTTAGTTCAAAATTTCATTCAATCACAGCCTGAAAATCTAAGAGACTTCTATACTAAAATCGTTACAAAGGATTTGTCAATTGGGCTTACATCTAGTACATTAAACAAAGTATATGGTGATTTTATTCCAGAGTTTTCCGTAATGTTAGCTGAAAAATATTTTGACCATGAAGATAAAATTAATAAAAATTTTATCATAAGCACTAAAATGGATGGCAATAGGAATATTGCACTTGTCGATGAAGATGTAAAGATGTTTACAAGACAAGGGCAAATTAATCAAGGATTTGACGATATTGAAAAAGAATTAAAGATGCTACCAAGAGGATATGCATATGATGGAGAATTTATTGCTATCAATAATGACAATTTAAATTCAGCAGATTTATACAGAATTACCACAAGTATTGTTCGTAAAGATGGCATTAAGGAAAATGTTGTATTTCATATTTTTGATATGATTCCTATCGAAGATTTCAAAAAGGGGGTTTGTAATATTGCCTGTATTGATAGAAAATTTAATCTTAAAACAGCTTTGAATAGTTTAAATTTTAAATGGATTCAAGAAGTTCCTATTCTTTATTCTGGGAATGATAAAACTCAAGTTACATATTGGCTAGACAAATTAACTTCCGATGGATTAGAGGGGTGCATGGTTAATATTGCAGACTATCCATATGAGTGTAAAAGAAGTAAAGGATTGCTGAAGGTTAAAAAGATGCAAACGGTTGACCTTGAAATTGTTGGATTTGAGGAAGGTGAAGGACGTTTATCTAGAACGCTTGGCAGGATTAATGTTATGTATAAAGGCAATCTAGTTGGTGTGGGTTCTGGATATAGTGATGCCGATAGACAATATATTTGGGGAAATAGAAATGAATTATTGGGAAGGGTTATTGAGGTATCCTATTTTGAAGAATCGACCAATAAGAAAACAAAAGAGATTAGCCTTAGATTCCCTATTTTTAAATGTATTAGAGAAGAAGGAAAGGAGATTAGCTATAATTAATGGTAGAAGCATATATTCCAAATAATAATACATATCATAATAATGGCGAATTTATGATTGGATATACCAATAATGGGGACGAGTTTATGTTTGATTATGAAGATTATGACATGATAAAACAATATTGTTGGAGATTGAAGAAAAGTGGCTACTTGATAACAAATATAAGACATGAAGATAAAAGATATACAGTCGAGATGCATAGATTAATAATAAATAATTTTCCGTTTAGTAAAGATTTAAAGAATTATGTATTGGATCATATAGATAGGAATAAGAGAAATAATAGACGTAGCAATATTAGAATAACCGAGAGGCAGAAAAATAGTTTTAACTCTAATATTTCAAAATCTAATACTTCTGGGGTAATAGGAGTATGTTGGCATAAAGAGAATAGTTGTTGGACTTCACATATAAGATTTAATGGAAAAATGATTTATTTAGGAAGCTTTCATAATATAAAAGAAGCTACAATGACGAGGCTGAGAGCAGAAAAAGAGTATTTTGGAGATGATTTTGCTCCACAAAGGCATTTATTTAATCAATATAAAATATAACTAAATATATATAATATTCGATATAATTGAGCGCGGAACTGAAAACCCTGATCCAGTCACAATAAAAACTGAATTCCAAACAGTGTGTTAATGATAAAACTGGGTAATGCTCAATTTAGTAAAAAATAACTTATTGGGGATTGAGTTATAGTGTCCTTCTCAGACACTATTGGGTGGCTGAAAACTCAATACAATAGCAGGGGAAAGCTATTTATTAAAACATTTAGATTATCGATTTTAATGAAATTTAGAAAGGAAGTAATAAAAAATGAATTATATCAACAAAGTTATTGATCAAATTAAAAATGCGAAAACAGACAATGAGATTAAAAGTGCTATATTGTACATCTATGTGGATGCTCAGTTTGATTCTAGTATTAGAAAAGAATTTGATGAGTGTATTCGAAACCAAATATGGGAAAATCAAGTTATTGCTAATTCACAATAATCCAATCATAGACACCCTTAATATCATTTTCATTGGAAGAAAGGAGGAAAAGAAATGATATTAAAAGAAGAAAAACGCAATCTATTTGAAGTAGATGATAAATACTATTTGGCACATTGCATATCTTCTGACTGTGCTATAGGCGCAGGGATTGCGGTTGAATTTCAAAAGAAGTTCAAGTTAAGGAATAAATTGCTGCAACATTATACTGGGCATCCAACTTGTATTCAGATAGGAAGGATATTTAATCTGATTACTAAAGAAAAATATTGGCATAAACCAACGAAAGATTCTTTGAAAGAATCGGTAACTATGATGAAAGAACTAGCAATAAATGAAGAGGTAATGTTTATTGCTATGCCAAAGATAGGATGTGGTTTAGATAGATTGCAATGGGGAGAAGTTAGAGAAATGCTAAAAGAAGTGTTTGACGATACAGATATTGAGATTTTAGTTTGTCATTTGTAAAAGTATGAAAGGAGGTCATATGCAAGCTTCGGGAAGTCCTATTGATGAGAATATGAGAAATAAGATTATTGACTTGTTGTTCCTATAAATTTTAACTTTTATAGTAAATAAATAATAAATATTAAGGGAGGCTAAAACACTATAGAAGCTTTATTAGAAAAGGTATATAATAGGCCACTTTCACAAGCAACTAAGGATGTGGACATTATTCACGGTATAATTGAACTTGAATGTTGCAAACGCACAGACCCAAGATATGAAGAAATTAGAAATAGACATTACATAGAAAATAAAGGTTCACATGGTCAACAACTTCATTTTATTGTTTGGTATAATAGTAAAATTGTAGGCATTATCTCAGGAGCGTCATCTGTTTACGCTGTAAAAACAAGAGATGAATTCTTCGGAATCACTAAGGAAAACAGGCAAAAATATTTCCTCCCATCAATTGTAAATAATTCTGTATTCAGACTTGAATATCATGAGAAGAATTTAGCAACTAAAGTTTTGGCGTTATGGAGAAAAACTACAGCAAAATTATGGGAAGAAATATATGGAGTTAAAGTAATAGGATTTGAAACATTTGTAATAGAAACTGATTACCGTAAAGGAACCTTATATAAAGCTGATAATTGGGTTTACGTTGGAGAAACAGCAGGTAATACAAAGAGTCATAAAGGGTTATTAAATCCATCAACTAGAGAAGAAACATGTAAGAAGTTAATTTATTGTAAGTGGATAAAAGGTAAATCTATTATACCAACTACCCCATACATATCTTCATGGAGAGGTAAAATTCCAGAAGAAAAACAAAGAGCAAAAGATTTAGCACAAATGAAGAAGGATATTCTAGGGCAAAGATTTATTAAGGAATTCTAAATACTAGTTACTACATGTAGTAGTCAAAACACATGAATTTATGGTTTTATCAAGTTATGAAAAGGAGTGTATTAAAATAAAATATCAAGCAGGAGATAGAATTAAAGTTATAAAAATTATTGATTCAGAGAACAGTATTGATGGTATTGAACCAGATTATTTTATAAATAAAACAGGTACAATTACCGAAGTTAGAACAAACAGAGAGTACCCATATATAGTTGAATTTGATGATGAAAGGGCTGAAAATTCAGAAATGGGACTTTGGCATGAAGAAGAATTGGAATTGATCAATAGTAATGGAGAATGTTGCCCAACTTGCGGAAGAAAATTATGAAATGTGCAATAGTTGGTTGTGAAAATGAAGTAATTATTAGAAACGAAGAAGAAAAGTATTTTCAATGTTGCATTGAACATATAAATGAAGTTAAGAAGTATTTTGAAGAGCAATATCATAGAGAGCAACAAGAATTATACGATTGGTGATTGAGCGTCCAATGACAGGAAGAGAGAAGTTTAACTTAATATTTGCAAGTATGACAAATGAAAGTTTAGCAGATTTATTTCTTGGAGGAAGTTGCCCTAGTGAATTTGGTCTTTTTGACAAAAAAGAAACTAGATGTCCTGATTTATTTTGCACAAGTTGTTGGGAAAAGGCTTTAGAGATGGAATATGATAATAAGGAGGAAAATAATTAATGTTAACTTGTAGAAAATGTGAACACTATCAACCAAAAGATTTAACTGGGATGTCATTGGTTAATAAACTTCAAAGTGTTAGCGGGTTTTGTATGGATTCTAATAATCCAGATTTTAATGAGTATGCAAGAAATTTTGGTAGAGGGATTTATAGGACTGATTCATACATAACTCCAAATTGGTGTGCTAAACGGAAGAATCCTAAAGGAACAGTGGAATATTATACTCAAACAATGTATGTTGCTGTCACAGACAAAGGATATATCAAAGGAGATAATTATCAAGGAGTAGAGTTTGTCGGTAAAGAAAATGCAAGGCAATTTACTAATCAAGAAGCATTTATTTATAGAAAATCAATTGCTGCGGATATGTTTGATTTTTATAAGTGCAATAGTTTTTGGTTTGAAGAAGTGTAATACCACGAAAAGAACAATTTATTGGGAAAGGAGGAATTAAAATGTCCAAAAGAATTAACTTTAAAATACAACCAAAAAGATAATCGTTACTTTCTTTATTATGATGAAGATTTCCTTTATTCAACAGAAGACCAAGAAGAAGCATTCACCAGCTTTAGTAATACAGTATCTATGATTTGTGAAGATGAGTAAATGAATTTGCATTTTTAATATATTGGAAAGAAAGGAAAGAGTAAATGAAAACTACAATATTTTTACCTAAAACTATTAAAGTTGGTTATCAAACACGTACTGATACATACACAGGACAATTAGCTTACATTATCTATTTTGACCAAAAAAATGTTCTAAGGAAAGAGCGAAGTTGGGAGAGTTGGCGAGACAAAAAATTGACCCACAAGAATTTACCAATGAACCAACTTCAGGATTCGTTCTGAATAAAAAAGTAGGAGATTACGATTCTGGATGGAGTCACAGACAGGCATACACAAGAGTTTACGATCCCAGAGGGTTCGAATTTGAGATTACAATAGAAAATCTACTTTATATTCTTGAAAACGCCAATTCAATTAAAGGCAAAGGGTTAGAAGGTGAATTTGTTTTCGGTTGGGATGGTAAGAATTTACTCTTAATCCCAGTGGAATCTCCTGATTACAAAGAACTCACACAATACAGCGAAATGATCTTTCAAAAAAACTATGTTAAAGCAAAAGATTTAAAATTAGGAGCAACATATAAAACCAAATCTAATGAAGAATATATTTATATGGGTAGGTTTGATTTAAACTGACCGCACACTCGCGATTTCAATCGTGAGTTAGGTCGGGAACACAATACATATGTTAAATATATTATGCCCTTAAAGCCCTTTAAACACTTGCATATACCAATTACATATGTTATTATATATGTAGAGGTGATGTAAGTGCAAAAAGCTACTCATGGTAGAGGCTATGTCTATTCTATCCAATATCACATAGTATGGTGTGTAAAATATAGACATAAGGTTTTAAAAGGAAAAATAGAAGAAAAACTTAAAGAACTTTTATATACCATATCAACCGAAAATAATTTTTCAATTATTACTATGGAAAACGATTTAGATCATATTCATCTATTAATAGACTGCACCCCTCAACATTATATTCCTAATATAATAAAAGCATTAAAAGGTGTTAGTGCTAGAAGGATGTTTCAATATCATCCTGAGTTAAAGAAGAAGTTATGGGGTGGTCACTTATGGAATCCTTCATATTTCGTTGCTACAGTTAGTGAAAATACTAGAGAGCAAATTGAAAACTATATAAAGACTCAAAAAGAAAGGTAGGTGAATTTATCTATGGCAGAAATGGCATTTAAGTTTAGATTATATCCTAATGAAGAACAACAAATACAATTAGCAAAAACATTTGGTTCTTGTCGATTTGTTTATAATAATTACTTAGCAAAAAGAATTGAATTATATAAAACAGAGCAAAAATCTATGAATTATAATGCTTGCTCTGCTGATTTAACCAATCTCAAAAAAGAAAAAGAATGGTTAAAGGAGATAGATAAATTTGCTTTACAAAATTCTTTAAAAGATTTAGATAGAACTTATCAGAATTTCTTTAGAGAAGTGAAAATGGTAATAAAGATCAGGGATTTCCTAAGTTTAAAAGCAAACATAATCATGAATGTAGTTATCGAACTACATGGACAAATAATAATATTGAAATAAAAGATAATCAAATAAAACTTCCAAAACTCAAATGGGTTAAGTTTGCTAAGTCAAGAGAAATACAAGGGAGAATCATAAACTGCACCATCACTAAAACCTGTTCTGGTAAGTATTTTATATCTATCTGTTGTACAGATGTAGAAATTATAAAGTTCCAAAATAATAAGAACATAGTTGGAATAGACTTAGGGCTTAAAGAATTTGCTATAACTTCAGAAGCAGAAATAATAGATAACCCAAAATACTTATCTAAACTTGAGAATAAATTAAAAAAGGAACAAAGAAAACTCTCTAAAAAGAAAAAAGGTAGCAAGAATAGAAATAAGCAAAGAATTAAACTCAATATTGTTCATGAAAAAATTACTAATCAAAGAACTGATTTTTTACAACAATTATCTACAAGACTAATAAAAGAGAATCAAATTATTTGTCTTGAAGATTTATCTGTAAAAAATATGGTTAAGAATCATAAATTAGCAAAGGCAATTAGTGATGTATCATGGTCAGAATTTGTTAGGATGTTGCAATATAAATCTCTATGGCATGATAAAATCATTCAGAAAGTAGATAAATTTTATCCGAGTAGTCAATTGTGTAATATTTGTGGATATAAAAATGCTGAAGTAAAAGATTTATCTGTTAGAGAATGGGAATGTCCTGAATGCCATACTTATCACAATAGAGATGTAAATGCAGCTATTAATATCAAAAATGAAGGATTAAGATTATTAAGTGTATAAAATATAAATTAAATATTAGTACGGTAGGGACTATCGGATTTTAAGCCTGTGGAGATGGAGGTTGCGAAGTCAATGAAACAGGAAACTCTAATCGTGAGGTTAGAATCACGCGAATTTATTCGTGTGAGGTTCAATGGTTGACAGATATTAAGGCAAAACTTGATTTTGTAAGTAGAAAAGAGGAAGAAAATAAACGTAAAGCAATGGAAGCAAAATTACACCAATTACTTTCTAATGAAAAGAAAATTGAGCTTGAGATTGATGAAATTATAAAGTCTTTAGAATAATTAAGATAATAGGGGTGTGACAACCCCTCGAAAGATACACTTTATGCCAAACATAGGAGGTAAATATGGACAAAGAGACATTAGATGAACTATGGAAAATCTTATCTTCGGCAACTAATATTGATAAATTGCGTTATGATGAAGCAGTAGTGATTGGTAGTGTTTTTGGACAAATGAGGAAAGAGATTGAATATCTACAATTTATAATAAAAGGAGGAAATAAGACATGACAATTGGTGAATTATTAGACACATTATCATTTCTACCTGACAACATGTACATACAAAATATCAATCTAAAAGAGTTTGGTTCTGACAGAGGTGATTATATTGATTTCTATGTCGGCCATTATAGAACAGGAAATTCTCATAATACGGTTAAAGAGTTTAAGGAATTTTTAAGGGATAGAGTTATTGGTAAGGAGTTTCGTGGATATAAAGGTGGAGAATTCTTAATGGATGAGGATTCAGAAATTAGATTAGGATGCTACGGGGAGAGTGGAGATCATTTAGATGGTGTTTTGGTTAATGAAAATGGTGCTAATTTAAAAGTGCAAAGAACTTTACACTACTAGAAAATGAATATTTTAAAGTATTTTAGAAAGGAGGGTGATAATATACATCTATTTCATAAATACCTTATAGTAAAAGAAAATGATAAATGTGAACTTGAAAAGTGCATGGTCTGTGGGAAAGAAAGATGGATAGAGAAATTTATTGAAAGGAGTCCAAAAATGGCATTATGGTTGATAAAAAATTATTTTAAACTTAATAAATTTATGGATATAAAATTTCATCCTTTGGGATTTATTTTTCCAAATATGATAGCGTGGGAAGTGGGATATAAAATATCATAAGATTATTTAGATGATGAGCAAAAGATACTATCCGATGAATTTACCAATAGGCTAAGAGGATGGCATCAAATCTGACTTTCAATTGGTTTAGAAAGAGGAGGCGTTATTTTTGGATTGGTCTGAAATATCATATGTTGACTTATGTATCCAATGTAAAGATAATTGGACAGTGCAATATAAATTTCCTAGTGTAGATATTTGGTTAGATTATGACATACATAAAAGCACATTTGTAAGTTTTTTAGTATTTTGTCAATTAGGGGTTGGGTGGAGATATAGTATTTAACCAATAAATACTAGCTTTTAATTGAAGTAGAAAGGAAGTGCGTGATTAATAAAGAATTCCTGATGCTTCTGGAATTTGTGACGTAGAGGTAACTAACGATGTAGAGGGCGATTATGAATGTGTTTGTGAGGATGGAATTGAAATATATTAATTCCCTCGAAGAACTAAATTTAAAGGAAGTGAAATAGTAAAATGATTTTAAACGAAAAAGAGTTAATGAGCCTAAAGGGATTAATATTTGCCGAATCAGATATAGATGCATCCCAAGAGTGTATGGAGTGTATTAAAAATCCAGTACAAACATGTGAGTATATTGATATATGTAATAGATATGGTTCTTTTTGGTTTCACGATGGATCAGAAGATATGGTTAGGGATTTATTTGACACTATTGAAAGCTTACAAAAGTAAATGAAAAAAGAATTTGATGCTATAAATAAGAAAGGAGAAAACTATGGTACTAAAATCATTTGAAGAAATGTGTGACGATGAAACAATTTGTGATCATTGTTATCGAACCGATTATGGAGAGCATAAATCCTGTGTTACTCCCTCTGGATATTCCTCCTGTGAAGGAATGTGGTGTGAAGAGTCTTATGAGGCATATCTAGATGATAATAATGCATCTATAAAGTTAGTGAAATATCAAAATAATGTAAAGTTATTAAATAAGGAGGAGTTAATAAAATAAGTTCAACACTTAAATTTGAATTTGATTTTGAAGAGGTTTTTGAGGGAATTAAGTTAGGGGTAATTAAAGAAATGTCAGAAGCAACTTTCGATGATATTACCTCTAGTGCAATTAATCAGGTTAAGAATGAAATGAAAAATAAAATATCCCTTACATATAAAGACGAATATGAAATTAGAGAAGAAATGAAAAGAGAAATTAAAGAAAAGGTATATCAAAAGTTAATTGCTGATATAAAGCACGAATATAAAAAGAAATATGAAGACGCATTTAGCAGAGATGTTACGAATGCACTTAATATTTCAGAGGAAAAAGTTATAGACGAAATCAAATCTGAAACAGTTGATAGGTTATATAGTGATTTATATTCCGATATTCAAGACCAAGTAAAATCTAAGATTAATAATTCTGTATCTGAATTAATTAATGCAATCACAGGCAACAATATTAAAGTCAAAAATACTAAAAATACTATTTCTAAAAAAGAATATGATGAACTTATACATAGAGATGAGATACTAACCGCATTAGAAAATGGTGGAGTTGATAATTGGGAATGGTATGGTGAATCTTTAAGTAACTATTTTGATGGTAAAAATAAGTAAAAAAATTTATCCTAATTAATTAAAAGAAAGAAGGAAAAATAATAATGAGTATTTTTGTATTAATCATTTCGTTTCTTTGTCTGGGGTGTTCGCTTATAGCAATGAAGAATCTATTTAAGTCAAATGGCAGAATGCAAGAGGACTTTATCAAAGCATATGATAAAGGTATTAAATCATCAGAAGATAGCAAGATTTACAATTTTATAATAGTACTGTTTTCAATTTTCTATACTGGTATGTGGGTACATTTTTATATTATCGCATTTAATATTTTCAACCCTCAGTTATTGATATTAAGTTTAGTTGCAGTATTTTATTTATTACAATCTATCTATGGTTTCTTTAGGTGTTTGTCTATGTTTGCAAAGAAAGAAATCAAATCAGGGTTAATCAATAGAGTTTTAAATGTAGTTGAATTGTTTTATGTAGTTTACTTCCTTTATTATTATGTAACCATATTTAACAGAGGATTTTAATGCAAACCTTAAAAGATAAATGCCCGAAATGCAGATCACAATTATATGGAGATATAGATTCTAGTAATAAGGATTATATATTTGCGATAATATATTGTTTAGGATGTGGATATGAGATAGAGGTAAGGGATGAATACATAAATAGTAAAAGAGAGGATTGGTTGGATATGGATGAATATTTAGGAATTTATGACGAACCACATGTTCAAATATTTATTAAAAGGATTTTCGCAGACAATCAAATAGAAGCAGAAAACAAATTTATAGAATATCTTGAAAGGAAGAACGGAAGAGTAGTGTTCGAGATTTATGTAGATTTATTGTCAAATATAGATTTCTTATAAAATTGCATCTCTCGAATGCTCCCAAATGCTCACGTATGCTTCCATTTTCAAAAGGTAAAATAACATAAAACTCATGTTTCGTAGGATTAGAAGAAAGGAGAAACAATATGGAATGGATTAATGTAAAAGATAGATTACCTGAACTACGAGATGATTCTGTGCTTGTATATTTTCTAGAAAATCAATCAATAGCTATGGTATATATTGAAGATTATTTTGCAGGTATCACAGCAGGGGTAGTAGATGGTGTTCAACAATATACAAAATGGTATATTTCTCAAGGCGTAACTCATTGGATGGAGTTGCCTGAAATTCCAGTATGAAAATACAGTTTCGAACTAATTAAAGAAAGAAGGTAAATAATTAATGACAAAATATGAAACAATGTGTGATACATATAAACACAAGCAACTGGTGAATAAACTAATAAATCAAGTTACGCAAAAATTAAGTGAAAGAGCTATCAACCACGATAACTCCAAACTAGAGGAATTTGAAGCAGATACATTTACGGAATTTACACCAAAACTTTCAAAGTCTACATATGGTAGCGAGGAGTACATGGGATTTCTTAAGGAAATGAAACCTGCTTTGGATCATCACTACGCTAAGAATAGACATCATCCAGAACACTTTCCAAATGGTATTAAAGATATGGACTTGATTGATTTAATCGAAATGATTTGTGATTGGAAAGCATCTACTATGAGACACAATGATGGAAATATCCTTACTAGTATTGATAAAAATCAAGACCGTTTTGGATATTCAAGTGATATGGCTGTTATTTTTAAGAATACTGTTAAATTGTTTGAATAAAGAAAACCACCTCCCTCATACTCAGTTATGCTTTAATATGCTTCCATTTACTACCCAATATGATTTGTAAAATACACATAAAACCACTGTTTTAAGCTGTTAGAAAGGAGAATTACTTTGAAAAATTGTGTGGTAAGAACTTATGGCGTAGGGTATACAAATCCTACTACAAATTTAAGTGCTAAATTAAACGATGGATGGATAGTAAAGAGTTGTACTCCTATTTTTGCATCAAATGGTAAGACTGAATATATTGAATATATCTTAGAGAAAGAATGAAAATGCTAATTGAAGGGAGGACTTAGATTTGCCTAGAGAACCAGTATTCACAGGAACAGTTAGTAAATTACCTAAACCAAAAGGTAATCGTCCTAGTGACAGAACATGTGAAAAATGCAAAAACTCAACTTTGATAGTAGAAGGAAAAGATACAGTAATACCTCATCAGTTGTTAACTTGTAGATTTGGTTCTAATATATTTACAGAGTGTCAAACTGCATGTACGAATGATTATTTTGAATCAAGAAGATAAAACAATTTTTATAGGAGGAGAATATGAACAAAATAAAACAGTGGATAAAGAATAAATTAATTGCGTTTTTAGGGATAGATGAAATAGTTAATCTTTTAGATAAGCATATTGATAATAATGATAACTCCTTTAAAGACCTAAGAAGTCTAGCATATAGCTTAAATAATAATACTAGAAACGAATTAAAACGAGATGTATCTCATTGTCAAGATTCAGTAAATGTTTTACATAATACGATTGAAAATGTTGTGCATATTGGTACTGATGTCCGATATCACAATGAAAGAACTCATAGTTGGGCGGTAATATGTATCGAAGGTAATATAAATATTGTTAAGTTTGTTGATTTAGGAAATCAAGACGCAAGAAGTATATTAGAATATCTAAAACATTTTGAGGCAGGAAGACATTGTATAGACACTCCATATAAACAAATGTTTTATGATGATGGATTGTTTAAATTTTGATCCCCATAAAACCCAAATTTTATGGTAACTAAATAGAAAGGAGATTAAATTATGAATAATCAAACAGAGAATTATGTTATATTAAAACCAATTGCCGAAAGATTTAATTTGGTTGCAAAGGAAATTACAGACAATGATATTAAATACATAATTAAAGAAGCAATGAAGGAACAAATCAAAGGAATTTTTGATTTCAATAAACTCAATGAAATGACAGAAGAATTTATTGATAAAAACGAAGATAAAATTAAATGTGCGATTGCCGATTGTATCTTTAATAAATTAAAGTAATTAAAATTAAGATTTTACGTGGAATTTGAAAGGAGATTAAATAAAATGAAAAAATTAGAATTTGGTTACAAATGTAAAGATATCGTCACAGGTTTTGAAGGTATTTTGAAAAGTAGAGGTATGTTTATTACAGGTTGCGATAGGGTTGAACTAGTTAAAGACAGTGAAGAAAAGTGGTTTGATGCTCCAGTAGTTAAAATCTTAGATGATGGAGTATATAATGACTTATTAGAAGCAGGATGTAATAAATTTGATGATCTTAATGAGTCGTTATATGATTATGGTGTATTAGCAAGAGATAAAATCACTGGATATGAAGGCAAAATTATTGCCAAATCAATTAGTATTACAGGAGATATTTCGTATGGATTATCCCCAAAGTTTGCAAAAGAAAGTAAAAATAATGATGCTACTTGGTTTGATGAAAGTAGGCTTGAAGTTGTAGATGATAAGAAAGATGAAATTAAAACGAATGAGAGAAGGACTGGTGGAGCAGTACCTAATTTGAGGTGTAGATAGAATGAATTGAATTGTCCGTTTTATGTTATAGAAAGGAGTGAAACAAATGAAAGAATCAATAGTTCTATCTGATGGTAAATATACCGTAATTCTAGATAGTGGAAATTCAAAATTCTTATTTTATGCATTGCGGTATAATGAACCATGGGAAGCAGGAACACATTTAGATAATTTACATTTAGCTATGTTTCAGAGAATTAGAGATTTAGAAGATAGAGTAATATCTCTAGTAAGCGAAATACAATAAACCATTCATTCTATACTATGAAAGGAGTTTTTATATGAAAGAATTATTAAAAAATCAATTTCCTAAACTAGTATATGGGTTAGTTACTATAGTTGTACTCGCTTTATTTTTCGGATTAATGTTGGGAACTGTTGCCCTAGTAATGCTCACTCATGGAACAACTAAAATTATTGTAATCGTTGTTGTAATTTTGATCCTTGCTTTGATGATCGGAAATGATAAATTAAAATAACCCAACCAAAAGATACTTTTAAAGGGTAAGGAGGGCGAGATGGATAAAGATTTGTTGTGGGAATATATAGATACAGGTTTATCTCCATCCGAGATAAAAAGAATGTATGAGAGTTTAGGTGTGACAGTTGACCTGATTTCAAGATTAATAATTGGGGATTATACAAGTATTAATTTGGCTGTTGAAGATGCGATATCTTTCTTGGATACCTATGCTAGTCTTAGAATAAAAGAAATGAACTAACTGAAAATAATTAATTGACATAGATATATAGGGTATGGTATAATTATTATCTAGGCAATAAACAATGAAAGGGTGAATCGAGGTGATTAGTTGAATTATAATAGACCACGCAATGAGACAGAAACACATTTCTTACTTAAGGAAATAAGTAAATACATACTTTTTGGTTGGGGTTACAAAATGATTGGTACGGAAGTTCATGGCATGTGGGACTTAGATATTGGTAAAAAACGCAAAGAAATTATTGACTGTGTAGGACTTAAGAAGGTATCAGATGGTAGAGGAAAATACCATTATGATATAAAAGGAATTGAAGCAAAGGCAAGTTTAAGTGACTTTAATAATGGATTTTGTTGTGCTCCTGCTATGAGTTATGTCATAAGTACAGTAAATACTATTCCTATTAATTTGTTGCCTTCATCTATTGGTTTTATTGAAGTGGATCTTAATATTTTTGAGTTAAAGAAATACTCGCAAAGGATTCCTGATATGAAGGGTGTAACTTTAGTTAAGAAAGCTAAGAGAAAGATTGATTCGAGATTCAAATCAGAAGAAGCATATAGAAAATGGTGTGAACAATGTTTGGAAAGAGTGGCATATAGAAGTAGTAGTGAGCTGTTATTTTGGAGGAATTATATTGAGCTTATTGAATAGAAAATAATAATAAATTAAGGAAGTGAAATATGAAAATAAGAATTATTAAAAATAACCCTCCAAAAAATTGCTCGAACGCTAGTGATATTAGTGAATATATTGGTCAAGTATTAGAAGCTTATGTGGATGAAAATGGAGATGTAGTTATTTCAGAAAAGTGTGGAATTATTGGAGGAATTATATTCACCGGAGAATATGAAATAATAGATGGCGTGATGGAAAATATTGAATCCACATCACGTAAAATGATTAATGAATATAAAAGTAATCCTAAAATGGCAATTGAACAATTAGAATTCTGTGGGTATGAGTGTGAGGGTGGAGTGCTGATTAATAATGTAGCCTTTATTGCATTAAAAGAATTAATTATGGAAGGAGATGAGATTTGACACAATGCAGAAAATTAGATTCCTTAAAAACTTTGGATATTGGAGTAAAGATACTTATCGAGTAATTTTAGGAGAAGATGAGGAATATTATCATGTTCATGTTGATTTAAAGAGTTTAGAGACGGTCAAATTTCATAAGAGTGAGAATGGGAAATTGTTTGTTGTAGTAGAGAGGAGTTAGGTTGATAATATTTTTTGGAATTTAATATTAGAAAGGGGTGAGATATTGTTTAAAATGTGTGAATTAGTTAGTAAGGTTAGTGTTAGTTGGAGGGGTGGTGGAAATAATGGCTAAAGAAATTAAAGTTAAAGAAGATTCAAGTAAAACTTGGATTATGACTTTAGGCGTAGTTTTTGAAAGCGAAGAGACAAAGGAATCAGCAATGCGAGACTTTCAATCAACTATGGATGACTATGTAGATAATTGCAGAATGATAGAAGTTATCAGTTGTAAACAAGCTAATCTTAGTTTTAAATTAGTTGAAGGCGAATAATACTTTAAATGGAAAATTTCATTTGGTTTAGTTTGATTTGACCTTTGGGATGGTTGGGAATATACTTGGGTTACTAAATGAATCATAAATAATAAATGGGAAGGATTGATTGCTTGAAAAATTCAGGTAATTGCTGGCGACCAATAAAATTTAATAAATCACCACCTACTTCAATATATTGTTAAAAGACTATTAAAAAATAAATAAAAAATATATTGAAAGAAGGAATACATAATAATGGCGAAGAAAGAAGATAAAAAACAACTGAAAAAAGGTCAATCATTATTTCAATTAATCGGAGAAGCTAAAATTACTGACTTTACATTCAAAATGGATGAAACCACTAAGAAATCTGATTGGGTTTGGAATCAGTTAAATCTTGGAGTGGATTGCGGTAGTGGGAATGTGGTATATGCCGATTTAATGGGTGGTTACGGTTCTGAAAGAGATAATGTTCTTTATGTACATGGCAAAAAAGAAAATGATAATAATAAATTAGTAGATGATTTTTCAAATCAATTTAAAATTGCTTGGGAAGATAGATTCGACGAAGATATTCTTGAAACTATTGGTGATCAATGCTTTATTACTATCGGGTTAGAAAAAGATAATAAAGGTAAAACACTCCCAAAAAGATTTTTATCAGCTTATGATGCTATTGAATATGTTCAAGAACATCTGAAAAATGAAATGGTCATTAATGTTAAAGGTGGTTTTAAATACACTACATATAACGATTCTGTTCAGGTAAAAAAAGAGATTACAAGTATCTTTTTGTCAAAGGTAGATGATTCTTCTAAATATAAAGCTACATTTACTCAGTCAATTCTTCTTGATAAAGATAGTGTTGGTAAGTTGGATAAAGAAAAAGCAATTTATCCTATTTATGCAAGAGTTGTGGATTATATAAAAGAATACAATGGGAAAGAAGTAAAACAAAATATTACATTTAGAAAAACCTTTGAACTTGAAGTGGATAAAGTAAAACCAGAAAATACTAAAAAGTTTATTGATAAAGTATTAAAGGTCAAAAAAGATATCACTGAAGTAACCATTGAAGGTGATATTGTAGAGGGCCAATCTTTGATAAATATTACAGAGGCAGATATCCCAGATGATATTATGGAACTTATTGAAATGGGAGCTTATACTATGGAAGAAGCTGTAAATAAGCTTGCTGTAGGGGGAAGCAAAGAAAAGAAAATGGTAATTCGTAAACCATCTATTAAAATGGTTGGAGATGAAGATAATAAAAAACCTATAATTCTTAAAACAGATGGTCAGTATAAAGACGAAGATTTGATTTTTGATTTTATGATTGAAGAAGATACACCTGAAGAGGATCAAAAAAATAGTGAAGAGAATACAGACGATGAAGAAGATACATCATGGATGGATGCATTAGACGAAGATACAGAGTAAATTTAAATATTTCGGAGAGGGTACTCGCCTTCTCCGAAAATACAATACCATATAAATAATTGGAAGGTGGAATTTGGTTTGGCAGGGAGAAAATTTGGTAAAAAGAATATAATTAAAGTTGATCCATTGGCCTATAATTTAGGACTAATTGGAGAAAGTGGTATTGGTAAAACTACTCTTGCAAAAGAGGTATGTGAACAACTTGTTGGTGAAGATGGATACATGATTTTTAACATAGGTAAAGAAGATGGTATTGACGCTATCGCAGGAGCTATATATGAGGATATTCCAGATTGGGAAGCTTTTGAAGAAGTTACTGATGATATTTTAGAGAATAAACTTTCAGATTATAAAGATTTAAAAGTTATTATTTATGATACATTAGATGAATTATTTGATATTGCTGAACTAGAGGTAATTCGATTACATAATAAAGAAAATCCTGAAAAACCAGTACAGTCAATTAAGGCAGCCTTTGGTGGGTATATGGCAGGAGAAGATAAGACTGCTGAGATAATCCTAACAAGAATGTGGGAACTTAAAAAAATTGGAGTAAGTATGTTTATCATTGGTCATACAAAAAAGAGAACAATGACAGACGTTGCTACTGGAATAGAGTATGATATGTTGACCACAAATATGTCACATAGATACTTTAATGCATTAAAGACAAAATTACACGTATTAGGTGTGGCATCTATCAATCGAGAGATCACACAAACTAAAACAGGAAGAAAGGTTGGTAAAGGTAAAGACAGAAAAGATGAAATTAAAGGATCAATTGAAAATGAAACAAGGATAATTACATTTAGAGATGATAATTTCAATATAGATTCAAAATCAAGATTTTCTGAAATTACTGATACAATAGTTCTAAGTCCTGATGAATTTATTAAAGCCGTAGAAGAAGCAATCAAAATTGAACATGATAAACAAGAAGGAAATAAATCTATTGAAGACACTAAAGCTGAACAGGCAGTAGAAAAAGAAAAGATTAATGAGAAAAATGCAAACGATAAAAAAGTAGAACTTAAAGCAAAAGAAGTAGAACAACTTGTAGCAATGATCACCAGTTTTGTGAAAGCTAACAAAACAAGTCCTGAGAAACTAAAACCGTTACTAACTGAGAGTAAAAGAATGGGATACGTTAATCCAACAAAAGTTGATAATTTAAAAGATGCAAATATATTGTTCGATTTAATTGATGGTAAATAAATAATAAATATGGGAGGGAATTAAGTTTTCCTCCCTAAGTTTTCAGATAGAGGTGATAGTGTGAGTCGAGTTGCATAAATATGTGAAAGAGGGATAGTGGTTATATGACAGATTCAATAGATAAAAAACAAGAAAATAAAGACTGGTTAGAACTATGTAAATATGTTCATCATGAAATTTTACAATACGATTCGAATCTAAAATTCCCAAGATATTTAGCACTGAGGTTAAGAGGATTACATAGTGGACAGTTTATGGCAAACAAAAAACAACAACCTTGTGCAAATTATGATTATAAAATAATATTATTCACCTTTAAAATATGTAGACCTAATATATTGCAATGTTTCATGACTAATAAAACTAAATTTGTAGATGAAAAACATAGAATAAATACTATGATGGTTATTATTGAAAACAATATTAATGATATGGTAATACGATTAAAAAACGCCGAAACCGCAAAAGTAAAAGCAGAGAATGTAGATATGGAAAACATTTACCATGAAGGAGCAGAGTATCAACCTAAAACGAAAAAACCGAATGGCACACTAGAAGACTTATGGTAAAGAGGTAGGTGACAACTATTACTCAAACTAGCAAAAGTACAACAACTAAGTTGACACCATTTGAGGAGGAATTAGCTAAAACAAGTAAAAAAATTAGAGAATACAAGAAGGCTTGTGAAGCTAATATAGTTTCGATCTTATGGAAACAACCTGATTTATATTATACATATGATAATTTAAAATTAGCAAATTTTACAGAGAATGTTTGGAAGGTCTATTACCAAATAGGATTAGATATAGTAATAAAAGAAAAAAAACAAGTTCTTGACGATATAACTGTAGGACTATACCTAGAAAAACACTTAAAGTTAAAAGAGCAATACGAAAAATACAAAGGTTATGAAACAATTGAAAATGCAAGAGCATATGTTAAGACTGAAAATATGGATGGATATATTAATGAACTCCATAAATGGAACGCAGTCTTAGACCTATTAAAAAGAAAATTTCCTATTTTCGATAGAATTAGTGATTTTGTAGATATGACATCTGAACAAATATATGATGAATTTGAAGCAGTATTAAACCACGTTTTTGTTAATGTCGAAGGCGATGATATTACGCATGACATTTCTGATGGGTTGGATGAATTAATTGAAGAATTAGATCAAGGGATGGCAGTAGGTTTACCATTACATAATACACCAACTTTAAATAAAGAAGTTGGTGGAAATCTTGAAGGTAATATTACTTTGGTTGGTGGGCTTAGTGGCGTGGGAAAAACTGCCCTTAGTAGGATTTTAATTCTTCCAAGTATATTAGAACACAAAGAAAAAATAGTCATTATGATAAATGAAGAAGGTAAGAAAAAGTGGCAACGCGAGTTTCTTGTTTGGGTTGCCAATAACATCTTTAAAGAAGATTTACAAAAGTATATTGTCCGAGATGGGAAGTACAAACCAGAAATTAAAGCATTGTTAAAAAAATGTTCTGAATGGGTAAAGCAATATAAAAACACAATTATATTAAAACCATTCACTCAATACACTACAGCAAAAGCCATTAAGACAATAAAAAAGTATGCTAGTATGGGTGTAAAATACTTTATGCTAGATACATACAAAGCAGATTCCAAAGCATCAAGTAGTGAGTCTTTTTGGTTTAGTATGCAACAAAATATGGTTGAAATTAATGATGTAATTAAATCAGAAGCGAAAAATGTACATATTTGGATTACATTTCAATTAAGTAAAGGTAGTTCAAAACAAAGATATTATGATCAAGATAATATCGGTATGGCAAAAAACATTGTAGACGTTGCATCAACCTGTCTTATGATTAGAAAAGTATTCGAAGATGAAATAGAAGGAGGTAAGCGTGAGTTAGATGTTTACAGAAAAGAGAAAAGACAAGGGAATATTGAATCTCAAATTCCTGTGAAATTAAAGAAAGGTAAAAACTATCAGATTATATTTATCGTTAAGAATCGTGAAGGTAGTACAAATGATTATCAAATAGTGGTGGAACATGATTTGTCAAGAAATACATATAAAGAGGTTGGTTATACAGTAGTTCCAGTAGATTTCTAAAGGGGATGGTGATATGACAGCAAATGAGTTAATTCAATATATTATTGATAATGATAAAATCGAAGAGATACTTGAAAGTTTAGAATGTCACCATCTCAAGGAATATGTTAAAGAATTTAGATGCGGATTGCCTTCACATTCAAGTAAGGATAATGTCTCTGTTAAGAAGGAGACTACAAAAATAAAAATCTTTCAATCTGATAGTAATATTATTAGAGGAAATATATTTACCTTGTGCCAAACTATTAAAAACTATAGTTTCTCAGAAGCTAATAGATATATACATAATTTATTTGGACTTGAATATAAGTTCAAATTTAACAAAAAGACTAATGCGGAATTCAAAGACCCATTAGAAATTTTTAAAAAAGTAAAAAAGAAAAGATATTCTTGTGACATAAGTTTGGATGTTATTAATGAAGATTGTTTGAGTGAATATATACCATACATCCACATTGAATGGGTAAGGGAAGGAATTATGCCTTGGACTTCTAAGGAATTTAACATTGGATACAGCGTAAACAGAAGAAGAATAGTAGTTCCTCATAGATATTGGAGTGGTAGCAGAAATGATTATGTAGGAGTAATCGGAAGAACAGTCATAAAGGAATGGGAAATGCTAGACATACCCAAGTATTTCCCATTAAAAAACTTCCCTAAGACCATGAATTTATATGGTCTACAAGAGAACTACCGAACCATACAAGAAGCAGGATATGTGGTAGTTTATGAGGCAGAGAAGAGTGTTTTAAAACGTCATAGTAGGAATGATGGCACTGGTGTTGCTGTGTGTTGTCATGATATCTCAGAGGAGCAAGTAAAGATTCTTATTGGATTAAATGTAGATATAGTAATCTCTTTTGATAAGGGGATATCAATTGAACATATAAGAAGTACATGCGATCTATTTTATGGTACTAGGAATGTTTATTATATCCATGATAAATATGATTTACTAAAAGAAAAAGAATCTCCGGCAGACGCAACTAATCGAATATATACTTATTTATTCAAATACAAAACTTTGTATGATGAAAAGGAAAGAAGGGAACATTTAAAGTGGCTAGAAAAACAGGAGAAGAGTTAGAGAAATTAAAGAAAAAATATAACGTCCATCAATTATGGTCGTGGTCTAGATATAATTGTTATAAGAATTCCATCTTTGAATTCTATCTCAAATACATTGCAAAAATTAAAGAAGATAGAGACGATGGTATCTATGGTGTAAGTGGTAATGCGTGTCATGGTATTCTTGAAAAGTTCTACTCCAAAGAGATTGCGTATGAGGATATGTTACAGGAGTATGAAAATTCACTATTCACATTTAATGCAGGAAAACTTAAATATGATAGAACTAATGAAGAGAAAAATAATAATATAGCAAACAAATATGAATCATGTTTAAGACACTTCTTCCAAAATCATAATGTAATTAACAAGAAAGTTGAGATAGAAAAGTTTATTATTATAAAGATTGGTAGTTTTATATTTCAGGGATATATTGACTTCATACATAAAGAAAATGGTTATTTTATTATTACCGACTGGAAAACATCAAGTATTTACACAGGAAAAAAGATAGATAAAGAAAAAGGTCAATTAGTTTTATATGCCGAGGCTCTAATACAATTAGGAATACCTTTAGAGAAGATTAAGATAAGATGGAACTTTCTGAAATATGTAATCGTAGAAGTACAGCAAGCAAATGGTAAGACTACAGAAAGAAATATTGCAAGAAACGAGATTGGAACTAGTTTAAAATCAAATGCTAAGATGTGGTTGAATAAGGCAAAGTTTTATTCAGAGGAAGAAGTTGAATCTTATCTAGAATTATTAGTTATGACAAATGATATAAGTAGTTTACCAGAGGATATACAGACCAAGTATAAGATTAGTGACTGTTATGTTTATATTCCGTTTACAGAAGAAGAAATAATTAAACTTAAATCAGAAATCGTTAGTGTTATTGTAGATATTAGCAAAAAAGAATGTGAATATATGAAAACAAAAGATGAAAATGTATGGTGGGAAGAAATTACTGACGCTGAATCATATTTCTTTGCTAATTTAAGTGGATATAGTGCTAACCTACATAAGCCATATGCTGTTTATTTAGAGAATAGAAAGTCCTCTATAAATTCAGCAAAAGATAGTAAAGAGGATGATCTGTCGTGGATGGATAATCTTTAAGATTAGGAGGACTGCATGGATAATTATGTCGTTTATCATTCACATGAAGATACAAGTAATTGTAATGGGTTTGCGGATTCGTGCTCCCATTACAAAGAGTATATAAAACTTGCTAAAAAACAAGGTATGAAAGCAATAGCATTCTCAAATCATGGTGGCACGTATGATTGGATAAAGAAAAAACAGGACTGCGATAAATCAGGTATTAAATACATACACGGTATTGAATCGTATTTATGCACTAAATATGAAGCAGATGAAAGAGGTTATCATATTGGTTTATATTCAAAAAATTATGATGGTGTACTAGAGCTAAATTTGTTAAACTCTAAATCAACATCTAAGGGGAAGCTAGAAGATAAAACAGATAGACATTTTTATTATAATCCTAGAATATCATTAGAAGACTTAATGAATACAAGTGAGAATATTATTATTACAACAGCTTGCTTGGCATCAATATTATGGAAAAAGAAAGACGATAAAGATGATTATATCCAAAGGTTCCTAGAATGGATGTCTAAAAATAAGCATAGATGTTTTCTGGAGATCCAGTACCACAAAGATATTAATCAAATAGAATATAATAAATTATTATGGGGTTGGAGTAAGGAGTACGGTATTCCTTTAATAGCAGGTACGGACACACATTCATCTTCAGATTATAAAGCTGAATGTAGAAAGATTCTTCAAATATCAAAAGATAGCTTCTATGGAGATGAAGATGCGTTTGATTTAACATGGAAAAGTTATGGCGAATTAGTTGATTGTTTTAAAAACCAAAATGCATTGCCTGAAGAAGTATGGATGGGTGCTATAGAAAATACAAACAAACTTGCTGATATGGTTGAAGAATTTAAACTTGATAAGTCTTTTAAATATCCCAACTTATATGGTGATAATGCTTTAGATATATGGAAAAGCACCATAGCAAAAAAATTACAACATAAGAAAAAGAATAATATCCTTGATATGACCAAGATCGATGAATATAAAACAAAAATTAAAGAAGAATTCAATGCAATGAAAAAACAGAACATGGAAAGTTTCATGATGTTTATGTCTGAATTAGTAGACTATTGCAATGAGAACGACATACCATATGGTTTTTGTCGTGGGTCTGTAGGTGGTAGCGAAATTGCTTTTATCACAGATATTACTGACGTAGATCCTATTAGATGGAATACTGTCTTTTCAAGATTTTGTAATGCAGATAGAGTTTCACTTGCAGATATTGATATAGATTTCGCCCCAGAAGACAGAGTAAAAGTTTACGAATATATTATTAATAGATTTACACCAGAAAAAACAGCGTACATATCAGTATTCTCAACACTAAGAGACAGAGGAACAATTGATGTATTAGCAAAGGGTTTGAAGTATGAAGACCTAGATGTGGTAATGAATATTAAAAATGAATTTGATAAGTTATTCGATGAGTATTTTAAGATAATTCAAGAAGAGGTCAACCTAGAAGAATTAGAAGAGGTAGATGCTAAGTCTGTAGATTTTGATCATCATGAAGTTTATTGTAATAGGATAAGAAATAATAAAGCACTAACTAGAGCAAATAATTTAAAGAAAGAATTTCAAAATCTTAAAGAAAATAATAAAGATTTATTTTATTACTTTGACGGTTTAAAAGGAACTATTGTAGCAAAAGGTACTCATCCAGCAGGTATTATAGGTTCTCCTATTACACTTGCAGACAATTTAGGCGTTTACTACAAAGATGGCGATGAATCTCACCCAGTATCAATATGTTCTATGAAAGCAGTTGACTCAGTAAACTTCGTAAAATTTGATATATTAGGATTAAAAACCGTTGGAATAATGAAAGACGTATACAAGTCTATTGGTTCTCATTATCTCAAAGCTCATGAAATTAATTGGAATGATAGTAAGGTATGGGATAATATGATTACTTCTAGTGTGGGAGTCTTTCAATTCGAAGGGGATTATGCATTTTCATTACTCAAAGACTTTAAACCTCGTTTTATTAATGACATGTCTTTGGTAAATGCTGCACTACGTCCTTCTGGAAAATCTTATAGGGATAGGTTGATTAGAAAAGAAATCAATGTAAACCCCTCCGAGCAATTAGACGAGTTGCTTAAAGACAATTATGGATATCTAGTGTATCAAGAAGATACTATTAAATTTTTAACCGATATATGTGGGTTTAATGGTGCTACTGCTGATTCCACTAGAAGAGCCATTGGAAAAAAATTGCATGATGAATTACAAGAACAATTACCTAAAATACTTGATGGATACTGTGCAAAATCTAAAAAACCTAGAGAAATAGCAGAGGAAGAAGCAAAACAGTTTCTTCAAATTATCGATGATTCCTCGGAATATCAATTTGGATATAATCATTCCACAGGTTACAGTATGAATGGGTATGCAGAGACTAGACTTAGAACTTATTATCCATTAGAATTTGCTACTGCTTACTTAGATAGGGCTGAAAACAAAGAGGATACAAATAGAGGTGTATCATTAGCAAATCAACTGGATGCAAAAATAAATCCTATTTCATTCGGCAAATCAATTGCAAAATATACATGCGATAAAAAAGAAAACAGTATTTATAAAGGCATTGCTTCAATTAAGTATCTAAATGAACAAGCACCAAATGAGTTATATGCTTTAGCACAACAAAAAAAATATACAGATTTCATTGATTTATTAGGGGATATAAGAAATACATCTGTTAATTCTCGTCAACTTAAAATTCTTACAGGATTAAATTTCTTTAGAGTGTTTGGTAAAAATAAAAAATTACTCAAAATTATAGAGATATATAACAATTTTGCTTCACGTAAACAAATTAATTTTAAGGATATTAGTAAGCTTGATATTAACGAAAAAATATTGATGAAATATAGTAATAAAATAACACAAACACTTTATAAAGAATTAGATATGATGGGGTATATTAGAGAGATAAGCAAAGACATAGAAGATAAACCATTGTCGATCAAAGAACAAGTCGCATTTGAAATGGAATTTCTTGAATATACCGAATATATAAATGAGAGTGCAGGAGATAAGTTTTATATCATCATTAAGTTTGAGACCTATAAAGATAAAACAAAACCTTATGTAACTTTAAGACAAGTAAATAGTGGGAAAGAGATGAAGACAAAAATAAAAGATGGTAAAATATTTTCCGAGAATCCGTTCCAATTATATAATGTATTAAAAGTAAATGAATTCAGACAACAGTTTAAAACCAAAAATATAGGTGGTAAATGGCAAAAAACAAATGAGATAGAAGACATTCTATTTGATTATGAGGTGTATTAATTGGCGAATAAAGTATTAGTAGATTTTGAGGGAGTTGTAGTTGCTAACCCATATAATACTGAGGACTATAAAATATATGGGTTAAATGTTGACTATTTAAAGTTCCCACATATAAAACAAAACAAGTATAGCAATGTAAGTATTGTAGGTAATCTTCCTGATCTTGAGGATGGTGTAGAATACACAGTAAATGCTGAAGAGACAAGTGGTAAAAACGGAATATCTTATAAGGTGATCAACATCAAAAGAGATAAACCTAAAACGGAAGCATCAACTAGATTATTTCTACAAAGTATTCTAGATAGTTATAGTCATGTTGATGAGATAATGCGTGAATATCCAGACATTATTGACAGAGTTCTTAATAATCGTTTAGAAGATATTGACTTGAAGAAATTATACAATATTGGTCAATTTCGTTTTGATGTTATTAAGCGTAAAATAATTGAGAACTTTGCACTTGCGGAACTAGTTACTGAGTTTAGAGGATTCATTGAGTTCAAAGTATTAAAAGTTCTCTATGATAAATATGGTTCAGTCGATAAGATTAAAGAAAAATTACAAGAGAACCCCTACAAATGCTTATGCGGTCTCTCACGTATTGCCTTCAAAACAGCAGATAAGATACTCCTAGCTTTTAACAAAGACTGTATAGATATGAAATTGAAAGGAGAAGTCCCACCTATTGATTTTACATTTGATTTGCAAACATCAAGTCAGAGGCAAAAATCAGTAATCATGTTTTTACTAGAAGAGAATGAAAACAATGGTAATACTAAGATTGATATTAAAACTCTAAGAAAACAATCTGAAGCAATAGCTAAAAAATGCATTGAACACTTTGTTGATATTGTTAAGAATGATGAACATATTCATTTTGATAAGGATTCACATACAGTATCATTAGAAGAAACATATCAGACTGAGTTATATATTGCTAATAAGATACTAGAAGGTTTAGATGTAGAGAATGAGTGGGATATTGATACTGAGCAATATAGAAGTAATTCTGAGGTAACACTTACTGATCAACAATATCAAGTTTTACCTATGGTGTGTGACTCTAATATTTGTATTCTAAATGGTTTTGGAGGTTCCGGCAAGAGCCAAACAACTAAATCTATTATTGATATGTTGAAAGCTAATAAGAAAACATTCCTATTATTAGCACCTACAGGTAGAGCAGCAAAAGTCCTTTCCGAATTCACAAAAGAACCTGCATCTACAATACATCGTGGATTAGCATATATGCCTCCAGACTGGGGTTATAATGAGAAATATCCATTGCCTTATGATGTTGTGATAGCAGATGAATTTTCGATGACGGATGTTTTCTTAAATAAAAGATTATTAGAAGCAATCAATTTCAACAGAACAAAACTATTAATGATAGGAGATAGTGCTCAAATACCTTCAGTTGGAGCTGGAAATGTATTCTTTGATCTAATCAATACAAATATGATACCAATTGTTTCTCTTACACAAATATTTAGATATGGCGAGGGAGGTATTTTAACAGTAGCAACTAAGACTAGAAATAGCGAAAGATTCTTAGAAGACTCTCAAAAACCACAAGTATTTGGAGAAGATAAAGGGTATATGTTTATACCAATGCAACAAGAAAAAGTAATTAATAATGTGATTGCTTTATATAAAAAACTCTTATTGTCTGGAAATTCAAAAGAAGATATTATGATTCTGTCATCATATAATATTGGAGAATATGGAACAGTTAATATAAACAAACATTTACAACCTATTTCTAATCCTAATGTAGTATCTAAAGGTATTAACATTCAAATTGGAGAAACAAAATTTTATGAAAATGATATGGTTGTTCAAACAGTAAATAATTATAAAGCAATACGATATAAAGATGATTGGATTGATGAAGATGATAAAACGTTTATTGCTAACGGTGAAATTGGAAGAATAGTTAAAATTGAGTATGGTAAAGTCATTATTCAATTTGATGAAGTTGTGGTTTATACCAAAAGCGATCTGATTAATGTTAAACTTTCATATTCTATTTCAACACATAAGAGTCAAGGCGGTCAAGCTAAAATAGTTATACTTATTACCCCTAAAGCGCATACCTTTATGCTTAATAGTAATCTAATTTATGTAGGACAGACAAGAGCAAAAAGTAAAGTATTCCACTTTGGGGAAATTGAAACAGTCAATAGAGCTATTAAGAAAAAAGCAGATTTTAATAGAAAAACTTATCTAAAAGAATTACTCTTAACAAACCAAAAATAATTAATATTGACTTATAGACACATCAATGCTACAATAAATACATAGAGGTCAAATTCTCAGCAAAACATAAAATACATAAAAAGAAGGCGATTATCATGTAAATCTCACAAAAATCCCAAATTTACCTCCCTCATGCTCGTTCTAGTTTCCAAATGCTCCGTTTTCCTAGCACAAAAATCAAACCAAATAAAAGATCACTTTTATTTGGATAGAAAGGATGTGTTGCTTCAAGATATGAATTGGTTTACATATTGTAGAAATAAAAAATGTTCAATAAATAATGAGTGTAAGAGGTTTACAACTGATGATAAATTACCAGATGAAAATGTGATTAATTTTAGTCATATGTGCAATGAGAAGAATGGGTATTATCTTAGGATAGAGAAAGAAAAGAGTGAATTAGTTGTGAAGGAAGAAGGTGAAAATAAATAATGGATTATGGTAATATGGATATTCTCGACACAGCGAGAGAGCTTAGTAGATTACTAATTAAAATCTTTAATGGCAATGTTAATAAAACAGAAGTAGAGCAGATGAGGATTTTATCAAATAATTTCAGCAAAGAATGTAGTCATATTTTATATGATTGGGGCAAATAAAAACCCAAAAAAGAAGATTTTTATCGGATATAAACAGAAAATAATTGGAGGAATAAAATGAAAGTAATTAAACGAAACAAAAAGGTAGTAGATTTTGATCAATATAAAGTTACAATCGCAATTCTATCGGCTTTAAATGAAACAAAAGAAGGTAATTATGAAATTGCTCAAAATATTTCAGACAAAGTAAAAGAACAAATAAATAATAATACTGAAGTTGAACAAATTCAAGATATTGTTGAACAAGTATTAATGAGTGAGGGGTATTTAAAAACCGCAAAAGCATATATTCTTTATCGTGAAGAACATAAACAACAAAGAGAATTTGAAGTTAATTTAATGAAAAGTATTGCTAAATTATTAAAGGAAACAGATAGAGATAATGCTAATATAGGACACTCACCAGCATCTAAGATGTATCAAATTGGTGGAACTGCATCAAAAGCATTTTATATAAACAAATTATTACCTAAAAATTTCTCAAAATTATACATAGATGGAGACATTCATATTCATGACTTTGACTACTATGACAAAACTTTTAACTGTTTATCTATTCCATTAGAAAGAATGTTAAAAAATCTTCCTGAATATGAATTTGAATATGGATCTGTAAGAAGTCCAAAACGCTTATCCAGCGTTATGTCTTTAGCATCAATTATTTTACAACGCATTTCAAATGATATTTTTGGTGGTACTCTTCTTCCTAATTTAGATATTACTATTCAACATCTTGTAAATGAAGGTTATATCACTCCTCCCACTGATGAAGAGTTTAAACAATCTGCACAAAGTTTACTGTATAATCTTGCTACTATGCCTACTAGAGCTGGCAATCAGATACCTTTTTCCTCAATTACTTTTGGTCTTGAGACTGGAGAATATGGTAGAAAATTAACTATATCATTACTTGAAGAATTTAAAAAAGGAATGGGCAGGGGCGAGACATTTATTTTTCCTAATTTAATATTCAAGTGTTTAAGTGATGTTAATTTTCAAGAAACAGATCCAAACTATGATTTATATGAATTGGCTGTGGAAGTTAGTTGTGCAAGAATGAATCCTACATTTAACTTCTTAGATTGCGATTATTATAAAATTTATGATCCTAAAGAAGTTAATCCAATGGGTTGCAGAACACATGTTATTGGTAATATAAATGGTGACCCAATTAGTGAAGGTAGAGGAAATATTTTTCCAACTACAATTAATCTTCCAAGATTGGCGTTAAAAGCAAAAGGTATTAATTTTCAAAAAGATATCAAAGACTTTTTCAAGAAGTTAGATAAAATGCTTGAAGATGTTAAAGAACTTTCAATACACCGTTATAATATTTTAGCAAATCTTAAAGCATATGATATTCCTTATGTAATTGGAGAAGGCGTATATTATAAGAGTGAAACCCTTGAATCGAAAGATAAAATCGAGTCTTCATTAAAACAAGGGACGATAGCTATTGGTTTTATTGGAATTGCAGAAGCAGTTAAAGAATTAGTAGGAACGCATCATGGGGAATCAGAAACCGCACTTCAACTAGCAATAGAAATAAATAAGCATATTAGAGAAATGTGTGAAAAATATATGAAAGAAACTGGTCTTAATTGGAGTTGTTACGCCACACCTGCTGAATCTACTTGTGGGAAAGTTATGAAAGACAGAAAAGATTTTGGAATAATAGAAGGTGTTACTGACAGGGATTATTATACAAATAGTTATCATATTCCAGTTTATTTCCCAATATCTATAGCACGTAAAATGACAATTGAAGGATTATTCCATACATATAATAATGGTGGTAGAATTAGTTATATTGAATTATCTGCTCCTCCTATACATAATACTGAAGGTATAAAAGAAGTACACAAACACATGGTTAAATCTAATGTTGGTTATGCAGGAATTAATTTTCCTATTGATGAATGTAAAACTTGTGGTTATTCTGGCATTATTAAAGAATGTTGTCCTAAATGTAAAGGTACTGAAATTAAAAAGATTCGTAGGGTTAGTGGTTATTTAGGATTTTCAGAAAGGATCAATGCCAATAAAGGAGCAGAAATTGATGATAGATTTGCTCATAATAAGGTGAGTGAATGATTGAAATTGCAGGAATACGCAAAGAAAGTCTTGAAGATGGGAAAGGGATAAGAACTGTCATATATTTTCAAGGATGCAAGCATAAGTGTTCAAACTGTCAAAATCCTCATACTTGGGAATGGGGTGAAGGACAATTGGTTTCTATGCAATATTTACTCAATATTGTTAAAAACGACACATTATCAAAAGGAGTTACATTCTCTGGTGGATGTCCAATGTGTAATGCTAAATCACTTATTCCATTGGCTAAAAAATTAAAAGAGTTAGGTTATAGTATTTGGGCGTATTGTGGTGAAACAATAGAAGACTTAAATGGTGATCAATTAGATTTACTTCAGTATATTGACGTTCTAATAGATGGCAGATATGAAGATAAATTGAGAGATGACACTTTAGCCTTTAGAGGAAGTTCTAATCAAAGGATTATTAATGTTAAAGAAAGCATAAGACAAAATAAGGTTATTGGATTATTAATGGGTTAAAAATAATAAAAGTGAGGTAAATAAATGAATATTAAAATAAAATACCATTCCAAGGACATTGATAAAATTACAAATATTGAAGGGAAATCAGATTGGTATGACCTAAGATCAGCAGAGGATGTCACGCTAAAAGCAGGAGAATTTAAACTAATCTCTCTTGGAGTGTCAATGGAATTACCTGAAGGATATGAAGCATATGTAATTCCACGTTCAAGCACATATAAAACATTTGGAATCATTCAAACAAATCATTTGGGATTAATTGATGAAATTTATAAAGGCAACAATGATATTTGGAAATATCCTGCACTTGCAATGAGAGATACTGAAATTAAGGTTAATGACCGCATTTGTCAATTTAGGATTCAAAAGAAAATGCCTGTAGTTACATTTAATGAAGTTGATAATTTAGAGAGTGAAGATCGTGGAGGATTTGGGAGTACGGGTAGAAGATGAGTAAGGTTATTGATTTAACTAATAGAAATTTTGGTAAATTAACAGTCATAAAACAATTTACTGAAAGAAGTAAAAATAACTACATTCAGTGGGTGTGCATTTGCGAATGTACACCCACCATAGAAAGAGTGATTATTGGCAAATATCTATAATGATTCTTGTCCTCATTATAGTCCATATGATTATCATAAAGGAGACCAATGGTTAATGGATGTATTTGACGTTGATAAAGATGCTCCAAGGACATATGCAATGACTGATATTTTAGAGTTTATTAAAGAATAAGGAAATGAGGTGAACTAAATGTTTTGGTTAGGCGCTTTAACTGCGACTGTAATATTAATCGGCATAGTGGTTTATGCTTATAAAACTGTTAAGAAATTTATGGAAAAGTTACAGTAGAAAAGAGAAATAAATATGAAGAAAATCTATTATTACCTAAGTAAGAAATTTTATGATTGGAATTATGCTTGTAGTTGTGGATGTTGCGATGTTGACGAAGTAACTATGGATAAAATTGATTATTTAGTATGCGAATATAAAGAAATATGTATTAATTGTGGTCGAGAGGTTGGATACTGGGCATATGGAAGTTATACCTATCCTAGAAGTAAAACAGAAGAACTGCAATATAGATGGTTATATTATAAACAAAGATTAAAGAGTAAATTTGGGTTAAATTGATAGTTTCATAGGTTATTGGAAGGAGGAATTTTTATTAAAACATTTATGATTCAAACTATAGATAAACAAGTTACTCACGACTTTTCATTCCACTTAATTGAAGCAATAAAATATAATAATTGGTTTCAGAATGAAAAGGTTTATGATTATTTTCTTCAAGATACTTATTATTTACCACTTTATTCTAACAATGAACCGTATAAAAAAGATGTAGAAGGGATTATTCCAGTCGGATCTGTAGAATTTGTTTTAGAATATTTAAAGAGATATCATAATATTTCTAATATCAAACCACTTAATATTCCACAAGAACTTTTAAAATTTGAATACTTAAAGCGATGGGTTGGCTACAATGATAGCGATACAGTTAAAAATGTTTGGCACTCTACTTTCATTAAAGACAAAGCAAAAATAAAAGGAGAAATAAGATTCCTAAATAAAAATGAATATTTTCCTAAAGGAGAATGGTTAGTTTCAGAATTTATAGATATTAACTCTGAGTGGAGAACATTTGTTTTTAATGATGAATTAATTGGGTTGCAAAATTATTCGGGTGATTTTACTATGTTTCCTGATGTAAAATTAATAAATAAAATGATAAGAGAATACAGGGGGAAGAATCCAGCCTATACATTGGATGTCGGAATAAATCAGAATGGAACATTCTTGATTGAAATTCATGATTTTTTCTCTTGTGGATTATATGGATTCGCAGGTTATAGAGATTTGCCAAGAATGTTTATCTCAACATGGAATAAATTACTTGCCAACAAATAATGAATTTATGTTATTAGAAAGGAGAAATAAATTGAGTAAAGATAAATTACTTCAAAAAGTTAAAGAATCGTTATTATGGAAACATCAAGAATCAAAATATAATCTTGAAAGAGTAGTACCATATTATCTAATTATTAAAAATGCAAAGAATGAGATACTAGACCAGTTAATAGATGATTGTAATAAATATGATTTTTTGCTTAATTATGAACATGAAAAAGATAATTATTATACATTTGGCACTATGACAATCCATATTAAATTCGACAAAACAGCAGACGATGATTTCTTTTGTTATAGAAACGCAAACGACTATCATTATAAAATTGACCTACTTTGGTATGAGCATGGGAGTACTGATGAATACTTACCAAGAATTATTGTTAAAAAAATAATGGAATCTGTTTTTATAGAATTCAATGATGATAGCACAGAAGAGTTTAATAACTGGTATTCAGAACTAAGAGAACTACACAAGAAAGAAAAAAGTGAAAGGTTAAAATCTATTGAGCGACAAATAAAAGAATTAACTAAACAAAAAGAAGAACTATCTAAAAATAAATAACCATTCCAAAACTTATTTCATGTTAAGAAAGGAGAAAATAATTGAAAACTTTTGATGAAATATTAAAAGAAATGGATTCATTAGAAAAGAAATCTACAAAAATATCAGAGAAAAAGTTTGCATTAATAACTGAACTACAGAAAGTATGCCCTCATGAAGATATTGTTGATTATTATGATACAGAGTGGCTTAGAAGTACACATGTTAGATATTGCAAGTTATGCAAAAGTGAAAATGTATAAATACTTTCAAAGATAAATTTCATTCTACTTAAAGAAAGGAATAATTAGATGAAATACACATACCTCTCAGGCAGAGAAGTTATGCCAGATGGCAATAGATCAACAAAATTAACTTGTTTCGAATGTGGTAAACCTCAATCACATTCATATTATACTGAATGTGGTAAACATATCTGTTTCACTTGTAAATGGAAGGATGAAAATGATGATTTAAATGGTAAAAATAAAGAAGATGATAGAGATAGTTTAGTAGTAGGTTATCTACAATACTAATAGTCAGAAAATTTATATTGACTCTATCTAATGAACAAGATATAATTAATTTAGTTTATATATAATATAGTGGAGTGGTAGAGTCAAATAATTTAAGAAGGTGAAATGGATGGCAGGAAAATCATTATTAAATAAACAATCGTCGGCAAAACCAAGGAAACAAGATAAATATTCAGAACTAAATGGCACAAAACAAGAATACAGATTTAAACCAACAGATAAAGCTATTTATGTCGGACTACTAGATGAGTATAGTGGATTGGAATGTGAAATTGTCAAAAGATCAAGAAGAAAAATAACTGAATATTACACAATAAAATTTAGTAATGAAGAAATTATAAGTGATATATCTGGGAATTTTCTAATGAATCATGAAGAATATGAATTGTTTTTAGAAAACAAAAATAAAGAAAATAATGAAGATAATCTAGATGATATATCTGAATATGAATTAGAACTTATGAAACTTGGAATAGAATCTCATAAAAATTATGTTCAATGTTTAGTACCAACATTATTCGTTAATTATGCTTGTGATAGATGTAATGAAAAAGTTAGATGTGTTTATAAAAGGAAATATCAATATGATAAGTTGAAATTGTTTTAGATTAGAAAGGATGAAGTAGTTGATACAAAAAACACAAATAAATAAACTTGAAAATGATTGGGTAGATGTGAAAAACAAATGTAGGAATACGATTAATAAAGACCACACTGATAATCAACCTAATAGCGAATTCAAAACTAAATTGTTAATTTCAGAGCATAGTCCTATTAGATTGATTAAAGTAAATTGGCTATGGTCTAAAATTAAATATTGGGTTAGTACACATTATGTAAGACATCATCAAGGTATTGAAAAATGGGTGTCAACTCAAAGAAGTGATAGAACAAATGTTGATAGAGATGAAATTGGTCAAGGTGCTCCAGTTAATTTTGAAGCAGAAGCCAATGCTCAATCATTAATTAATATGGCAAAGGTAAGATTATGTTATCAGGCAAGTAAAGAAACTAGAGAGTTATTTGAGGATTTAAAAGTTACAATTAGCAAGAGTGAACCTGAATTAGCAGATGTGTTAGTCCCTTCGTGTATATATAGAGCAGGATGTAGTGAATTTACTGAATGTGGATTTTGGAGTAAGTTTAAGGATAAATATCAAAGGGCAAATTTATTAGATATTAAAACAAGATATCAATTATATAATGGAGATTTTTATATTAAGAAACTGAAAGTGGAGTGATTGGATGAATAAACTAAAAATAATTGGATTTTCAGCAAAGGCTAGAAACGGGAAAGATTCTAGCTGTCTAATCTTAAAAAAGAAACTAGAAGAACAGGGTAAAAAAGTATTAATCTTAGCATATGCAAACTATGTTAAATACTTAGTATCTACATATTTTGGAGGAACATATGAAAGGACTCCAGAGAATCGTACACTATGGCAAAAGTTTGGCACAGATAAAGTTAGAACAAGAAATCCTAATTACTGGGTAGATACAATTATTGATTTTGCAAAAGTATTTGGAGAAGATTATGATTATTTTCTCTTATCAGATTGCAGATTTAAAAATGAGTATGAACGATGGGGTTATGATTTTGACGTTACAAGTGTTAGGGTTGAAAGATTAAATTTTGAAAATGATTTAACTCCAGAACAAAGACTACATCCTTCAGAAACTTCATTAGATAATTATCATTTTGATTATTACATAAAAGCGGAAAATGGATTGGATAAATTAGAAATGGAAATTGACAAGTTTATAGAATGGATGAAGGAGAGTGAAAATAATTAAGACTAAAATCTACCTAGATATGGATAATACCCTGACTAATAGCACGAAGGGCTTCTGTGAAGCCTACAACATTATTTATAGATACCATAAAGGATTTAAATCTGCACAATGGGAACTCGTAAATACATGGAACTTTGAGAATCAATGTCCCAACCTAACATCACACTCAGATGTATTAGAAATATTTGAGAGTCCAGTTTTCTTTAAACTACTTAAACTAATCAATAGTAATACATATGAAGTCGTTAGAGAATTAAATAATAAATATCAAATAATTATCGCCAGCATTGGCACTCCCAAAAATTTATCTCTTAAATCTTTATACTTGAAAGAGACTCTACCATTTATCAAAGATTACATTCTAATCAATAATGAAGGTTGTAAAATGGATAAGGCAATTATCCAGATGAACTATCCAGACTCAATATTTATAGACGATGTAACTACTAACTTAGATTCAAGTAATGCACAAAATAAATTCATTTTCGGACTAGAATATCCTTGGTCTGAAACTAAGAATTATAGTAGATTATGGAATTGGACAGATGTTGCAAATAAGTTGTTGTAAAGTTAAAAATAATAAATACAAAAGGAGAAAAATAGAATGATTAATTACCATATGTCAATTTGCCGAGATTGTGAAAGAGAGGCTTGTTGTAATTACCCTTGTCAAGAATATTCAGACCAAAAACGTAATCAATATAAAGCACAGGAAGCAGAAAATATAAGAAAAACAATTGAATGGCTGAATAGGGAAGAACAAAATAAGGTAAATGAAAGGTTGGGTGAAATGGATATGAATGTGTGTGATTGTGATGATAGTAATGATATTGAAAATTTTTTAGAATATAGCGTTGAGAATGTTGAGTGGTTGAGATGTATTAATGGTCAAATTCCCTACACAGAACTCATAGATAAAAATGCTCTTTTATCTTATTTGGAAGAGTGTAATGAGAGGCATTGTGATCAGAATGGTTTGTGTGAAGTTTGCAGGACACCATTAGTTGAGGCTGAAGAATCAAGAGGAGAACATTTTGGAACTAGTTGTGGAGAGGTTATGTGGCATTGTCCGAATAATTGTGTATAAGAAAGAATAATTAATAAGGTATAAATAATAAAATATCCAAGTCTACTGAGATAAGAGGTGGGCTTGGATAAATAAAATATAATAAATAATATAAATCAATGGAAGGAGAAATATATTGATAGAAAGAATTGGGTTAATACCGATAAAAGATTACATAAGAAATCTTGATCTTCGTAATTATGGTAGAAGCATGATTATTGAATACACTAAAGAAATTTATAATTTAGATCTTACAAACGAACTAAAAATATATGAAAAAGAAAATTGGAATCTTTGGAATGGCGATTTAAATATTTACGATAACTTTGATAAAGAAAATCCAATTGAAGAACCAGATAATTTATCTAGAAATTATTTTGAAAAACATGCAAAGAAAAAATTTATAAAATTCATTAAACAACATGAAGAATTTCAAGAAGATAGAATATTACCTTTCTTTAAGGTGAAGGATATACACCACATATTCCCTTTAATATATGGTGGAAGTAATAAAATATCCAATCTACTATATGTTAGTAGATTTACGCACGATCTTTTACATATTAATCCATTAGAAAATATAGAAAAATATTGTTATCAGGCTTGTGATTATTTAGCATACCTTGGATGGTTTGAAGGATTTAAATATTTAAATGAAAAATATGATTTAGGAAAATATGTTGACAGTAAAAAATTATTGCGTCAAATGTATAAAGGTGCAATCGAAGAAGAAATGAGCAAGTTTTATGAATACATACAGAAAATGGAAGGACTAGGACAAACAGGTTGATAAATAAAATAGAAAATAAAACACAAAGGGGAGGGAGTATATTTGGGTTGTAATAAAAAAGATGCTTTGATCTTTTATAAAACAATGAAACATAATTCCACAGAAGAAGAAGACAATGATTTTTTAAAATCTTTTTGTTTTGAGTGTAATCGAAAAAACCAATGTGAAAAAGTAGCTTGAAAATAATCAGGCTACTTTTTATTATCATTTGTCCAATTGTAAAATCGTCTCTAGTCGTGTTACCAAAAGGACAAACACTATTTGTCCTTGATAATATCAAGAAAATACTTATCTAGTCCATTATTCCATTCAATATCTATTCCTTTATCTAAATGTATAGTTATTCTTTTTATGATTTTTCTCAATCCAACGTTATCAATGGTAGCAATATCAAAATCCTTAATAAGTTCTACGAAAGAATTATACAACTTATATATATTATTAATCTCCTTATTGATGTTTATAATCTTATTTCTAGATAATTCTAATCCTTTTAATTCTTCGTCAACTGATTTTTTAACCCTATTATATTCCTCCTTAGAAATTTCTCCATCGGCTCTCATCGCAGACAATCCATCTTTACGTTTCTCTAATTTCGTAATTGATTCCTCAATTAAAGGAAGTTTCTTTATAAAATCTTTTCCTAAATTTGATTCAATATAAACGTCGTAATATCGTTTCATCACTAAAGGGTTAATATTTTTAACTTTTTCAACTTGTTCTTGAATATAATCTAGTATATCTTCTTCCCTAATGTAATGATAGTCGCTACACATGCTTTTATCCCTATGTCTATTACTACATAGATAATAAAATAAATCTGGCTTGTCTCTTCTCTGTGCTCTTTTCATAGACGCTTTACAATTTGCACAATAAAAAATATTGGATAGTAAATTCTTGGAACTATATTTCTTGTTGCTCTTTACTAACAAAGCTCTTGATTCTTTAATCTCATTTGCTCTAATAAAAAGGTCGTCACCAATAATTCTTAAATTTTCAAAATAATGCACTATTCTATCATCTTCATCAATTGTCTGAATTTTACTTGTAAATATATCTAACATCACAGATTGATAATTGACCTGCTTTCCTGTATAAATTGGATTGCTGATTATTTTACCTATCGTTGCTTGTTGCCACATTTTGTTTTTCTTAGATGGGATACCTAATTCATTTAAAGTCAAAGCTATTTTGAATAAAGAATATCCTTGATTAACATACCAATTAAATATCTTCCGTATAACCTCAGATTCGCCTGTATTGATTTGTAGGAATGCTTTAACCCTATCATAACCGTAGGCTGGTTGACTCGTCCAGTGACCCTCTTTTTGTGCTTGTCTCATACCTACCTGAATACCTTTAGATAATGCTATTAATTCATTCTGAGCAAGAGAACCTAAAATATTAAGCATAACCTCATCGCCATAAGTTTTAGCATAATCTCCGGTGTTTAAATTCTCTTTAAGAAAAAATACTCCTATATCTTTTTTTCTTAATTCTCTGACTGTCTCTTGGAGCGTTACAATATCACGACTGTAACGAGCTATATTACTCGTCAATATCTGAACAAAAAATCCTTTATTTGAATCAGTCATCATTTTATTAAATTCATCACGTTTTTTTGTACTTTTACCACTAATACCCCTATCCGCATAAACCCCATCTTTCCCACATTCTTTGACTAAATAATATCCTAATTCTTCAGCCCTTTCTTTAAATATTTTTTGTTGGTTATCAAATGAATTCTTTTGATCATCAGAACGGGTTGAGACGCGAGCATAGGCCACCGCAGGTAAAAGAGTTGAATATTTAGACATTTAATTTCACCTCATAGTACAAGATGTTACTATTATAGAAGGGTAAAAGGAATTTTGTCAAATAGTATAGTTTATAATTTATTTGTGGTAGTAAGTTTACAAGGCAATATCACTGTGATATATTGAATGTAATACAATTGTAATACAAATTATAAAGGGAGGAATTCACATGCTATTTTGGGATTGTGGTAACTCATATGGGAAAGCTCTTGACTCAAAAGGAAGAGAATTATTAACTCTTTCGGTCATCGGTAAAGCACAAGACTCATTTACAGAAAAACAACTATGGCAAATTGATGGAAATTATATCGGAGAAGATGCAATAAAACATGGTTATGCACAGGATTACTCATTGGATGAAATCAAAACACAACAATCTACATTCAAAACACTAACAAAATACATCCTATGCAATTACAAAAATGAAGACAAGGTAGTATTCTTATTTCCATTTGAATCTTATTTTTCAGAAAAGAAACAAATCATTGAAATGTTTAGTAAAAATATGGATATCATTTATAAGATAGGAAACACTACCTACACTTATAATTTTAACCCCACTTTAATCAAATCATTACCACAAGGATTTTGTGCAGGAATGGATTATTTTCTAGATGATAATGGAAAACAAAAAGAAGATATTCCAAACGTAACTCTGATTATCGACGTAGGAATGGGGACTGTGAACTATATTTATTTACTAAAGGGTGAGGTTATAAGAGAAATGTCTCATACAACTGCTAATGGAATGCATCAGATTTATAAACGAGGACTCCAAGGTAGAAAGATTTATGAAGTAGATATGTATCATGGGTATGATTCAATAGCACATTTATATCCAGATTTAGCAACACTAATAAAAAGCGATGTAACAACTTACTACAATATCAAACAGATTGATAGAATTTTATTTGTTGGTGGAGGAGGGACTGCCATATATTATTTCTTGCCTTGGACAAATAAAGTTTTGCACAAAGGTCAATTCTCTAATGTTAGAGGTGCAAAAAAGGTGGTGCAGAATCTATCATGGGGGAAATCAGAACATTTAGAGATGATGATGTCTTAAAACCCTTGCTAGATGCAATTCCTAAGAAGAAAAGAAGCAAAGTAGTTAGAAGAGCATTGTATGATTACTTTTTTAAAGGGAAAGATAAAGTGATGGTGGAGGACGAGGAATTTTATATAGAAACAGACAAAGAGATTAAAATAGATATTGGAAAGGCAGAAAAAGTAGAAGTAAATTTTGACATGTTCGATGATTAGTCCTGAGAAATCAGGGCTAATTCTTTATTTTATTTACCATTAATTACAAAAAGGAAATAGGTATATTGTACAAACCATACTCAATAAGATTACATATATCAACATCTAGTAAAGGAGTTGAACACATTGATTAGTGACAAACTTAATAGAAGTGAATTAAGTGTTTTTGAAATTATGAAAGAAAAAGAAATCAATAATGAAGAAAGGGCTGTAAAGATTAGAACAATTTCAGAATTATGTGGACTAAGCTATTTTAGTGTTAGAAATATTATTAAATCATTTTACGTGGCTAATATAGTCTGCAAATCAAGAAGAGATGGTAATGCTGATACTTATTTTTTAGTTGAAAAGAAAGGGGAATAGTTATGAACAAACCTTCAATTGGACTAAAAGAAAAGATTCAATCAGGGAAAAAGATTCATCCTAAACAATGTCCAAAATGTAAATCAAAAAATATTATTGGTCGTGGATTGGTAATTGGTTACGCTTATATAAATCTTGAAAATATAAATGTCGATGAATTAGGAGACGATTTTGAAATACTTGATGAGGAAAATTTGAGGTATAGATGTTTTAGTTGTGATCATGACTGGGATGAATAAACAAAAAAAATAGACCTCCATTTTGGAAGCCTATTTGAATAAACTAGCTAATGTTAAAAATCCTGAGTAAATCATTCCACTTCCCAAAGCAACATAAAATCCAGTGACTAATGGCATAATCTCATCTCCTTAAACTCTCTTATGATTGTATTATTGCCAACAATCAAAGAAAATATTCAAAAGAAATGAGAATGTAAAATTAAATAGACGTATGCTAAATTTGCTAGGCGTAAAGGGTTACACCTAACAATATGCTGTGAGATATCTAATTTAGAACTGTTTCATCCTATTTACTTAAAATAAGGAGTGGTAATTTATGACAAATGAAAATCCTATTCTAATTCACTTTAAAAAACACGGAATCAAGTATTTACAAGGAGGATTAATAGTTGGATACATTATCCTAATTGATCCGTCTGTAGCTCTTGGCGTAGCAACTATTGAACAAACGTCAACTGAATTTTATAAGAAAGTTTTAGGATTAGGGAGAGCTGTAATTCTCATAAAAGGAGGTTTAGAAATTGTTCAACATGCTCTAAGTGGAGACTTCCAACAAGTAAAGAAGACAATTTTAAATTATCTAGGTATGTATGCCCTTTTACTTTTGCTTCCTTATGGGTTAGATCAAATTGATGCCTTGATAGGAGGTTTGAAGTAAATGTCAAATTATGCTGATTGGTTTACAACCGCTATAAAGACAGCATTAAAAGAAAGCGTTGCCGAAAGTTTTAATTGGATTATGACAGGAATAATTTTAAATGTTGTATATGTATCCCATGCTGTTGCTTTAATTGGAGGTGGAATTTTAATTATTCTTTATGTAGGTGGTTATAAATCTGGTCTCCAAAAATGTTCTATTCTAACAGTTGCTTATGGTATGATTAAATATTTACTGGGATGAGGTGATTAGAATGAAAGGAATTAAATTAAGTAATTACTTTAAAATTATTAACCCCGAATATGTCTACCTAAGATTGACTCCAAACAATTCAATTGAGAACAAGAACACGGACAGAATCGCCAAATCAATCTCCACAATATTTAAAGGAGTGGCTAAACATCTAAAAGTGGAAGAAGGGAAACTAGTTAGACTATATCCATTTAAAAGACAATTCATGATTGGAACAAGATATAGTTTCCAAACATCAGAAAAAGTATCTTATTTTATTTTTATTGAAAAGCAAAGCGTGGAATTCTATTTCATAATTCCCAAAAATCACCTTTCACTATTAAGAGAAAAGATTAGAGATTCTTGGGCTAATGTCACAATTAAGGAAGTCGATGAATTGCCTCAATTTAATGAAAAGGCAACTAAATATCAAATGATTTATTCTAAAGAAGATGCTCTTAGTTTGTCTGTAGATAAGCGCAGTAGCGAACTTTTAAGTGCAAACCTTAATGTTATTGATGTGTTAGAAAGTGGCGATAAGGTGGGAATATTTTATAATTTCATTCCTACTAATCAATTTTCATGGAAGGCTGAGTATAAAAATACGATTCAAAAAGTAAGAGATGGATTGCCTACAGATAGAGAAAAGGTAAGTATTAATTTCCTATTTAAATTCCTCATTACTATTGTTGTGGAGATTAGTGACTTATTAGGAGAAGTTACTTCTGGGAAGGCATCTAAAAAGAGGGGATTAACCACAGATAATATGGCACAGATGGAAAGAGTTATTGAGCGCATGAACAAGTCAGTAGTTAGTAAATCAACATATTCTAAAGCAACAGATGTTATATTAAATACCCAAATTATTATATTATCAGAGTGTGTAGACAAACTAAGAGAAATCAACCATGCTAAAAGCCTATCTCAGAGCTTTGAAGTAATTAATGAAGAAGATGGAGGAAATTCTCTCAGAGCGAAATACTATAGCAAGAAATTTAATCCAAATGATTATTCAATTAATGGTGCAGAAATTAATAAGATTTCATCAGGAGAATGTCAAAACTTTATAGCATTAGCAGGAAGAAAGATTCTTGAGAGATATGATTTTATTGATAAAGTGAATACTCAAGAGACAAAAGTTCCTGAAGATTTAAGAACGGGGATAATGTGTGTAGGGACAAACACATATAGAGGTATCCAACAAGAAGCTTTTCTTAGTACGGACAGGGAATATCAACAGTTAGTTTTAGTCTTAATTGGCCCTACTAGAGCAGGCAAGAGTATATTGATTTCCAACCTTGCCAGAAATTCTATGGAGAATAATGAGTGTTGTATAATTTTTGACTTCATAGAAAATTGTGAGTTATCAATGGAGATTGCTAGTGTATTGCCTAAAGACAAAGTTAAGGTTATTGAATGTGGGGATATAAGCAAATTGCAAGGGCTTGGTTACAATGAAGTTGGTATTAGTAAAGACACTTTTATTCAATATGACAATGCTAAAAAACAAACTACTCAATTACTCACATTGATTAATTCTGTTAATGCAGATGAAAAAACTCTAGCACCAAGGATGGAAAGATATCTTACAGCTTCATCATTAATCACATTTATTCAAGGTGGAAATATCAAGGACGTTTTTGATATTTTAGTCAACCATCAAATAAGAGCCAAATTCATGCAGAAAATTCCATCAAATCAGAAAGAAAATTTATCAGAGTACATTTCTGCACTTGATGAATTAGATGAGGTAGACAAAAAGGAAGGATTTGTAATTGGGACTAAGCATTCATATATTAGTGGCATCTTAGATCGATTGCAAAAACTTAAAGCAAACACTTACATGGAATTAATGCTAAAAAAAGGAACGAAAGATAATATTAATTTGATTGACGAAATTCAGAAACCACAATTAATATGTCTAAGAATGCCCGAATCAATGTTTAATACAGATGCAGAAAGAGACGTTTATTGTACCTATTGGATGACGAAATTATGGTTAGCATTACAATTAAGAGCAGAAAAATTTAGAGACAAAGGAGATAGAATTAAAGTTAACTTATTCATAGATGAACTTTATCAAGTAAATCATACTGAGGAATTCTTAACTGAGAAATTAAGTAGACTAGCAAAATTCAGACTGAAACCCATTATATCTTGCCATTATCTTAATCAAATAAAAGGAATTAGAGATGAATTAAGAAGTGCAAATGCAAGCTATATGCTTTTGTCTGGTTGTGATAAACAGAACTATAATGAATTAAAAGAAGAATTACAACCTTATGAAATGGAAGATTTATTAAAACTACCACGATACCATAGTTTGAATTTGATTAAATGTAAAGATGGATATGCAAAGTTTATTACGAAACTACCATCTCCTATAAAGGGAGTGTGATTATGGATTCTTTTATTAAGGATAATAAGTTTTTGATTGTTGCGTTGGTGTTATTGGTTTATCTGACAAGTAAGAAGTATATCAGTAATTCACATGACACTTGGATTATGCCTGTAGAAGGAGTTATTACACAGGAATTTAATGTAGATGGCATAGGTCATGAACATCATGGGATTGATATTGGGTGTGAAACGACAAACATCCATGCTTCCCAAAAAGGAACTGTTTCATTTTCAGGATGGAATGATATTTATGGTAATTGCATTATGATTTCACATGAAGAAGGAATAGCTTCACTGTATGGTCACAATAGTGAGAATTTGGTTAAAGTTGGAGATAAGATTAAGCAGGGAAGCGTGATTGCTGTAAGTGGGAATACGGGTAGAAGTTTTGGAATTCACTGTCATATGGAAATTAGAGTGAATAATATTTGTGTTAATCCTATGGATTATTTGACAGGGGAGGTTGAGGATACGATAGGTATAAAAGAACCAGATTTTGATGCTAATTCCTATTTGCCACAAAATATCTGATTATTTTCGTGATTTATTTAAAATAAATGTATGTAATATTTGGAATTAGGTTAAAATCATGTTAATATATTAAGAAAGGATGATTTCCTTTGAAAATGAGACTGGTAAGAAACAGAGAAGACATGAAGGAGGATAATGATATGGGAGTACAAAAGGAATTGAATGAACAGAAAGAACTTACTGAGGAAGAAATGGCAATACTTAAAATGAGAAACTTAGAATTTACTTCATTGAGTAATATCACAGCAAAAAAGAACAATGAAACCAATCAAACAGATGAAGAATTTAATGAGAAACAAAAGTTAAAAGAATCAAATAGATTAAAAAAGGAAGTAAAGAAAAGATTAGAGGCATTAAACAACGCTGAAGAATGGAAATTTGAGAATGTAATAGAAGTGTTCCGCAACAATGAATTAGTAAAATACCAAACCGTCGCCAATATTGAAGTCTTGGCTACCCTTTTTGACAGAGGTGTTTTGGAATATAATGGAAATTTACAAAGAGGATATAGAAAAAACAGTAAGAATGAGTTAATAGCCGTAAGGTCTCAAAAACAAATAAATTTGATCTATGAAAGTATTTGTAAAAATAAAATGCATGGTGGTTTTATTACTGTAAATTGGAACCCAGAAAAAGGCGATATTAATTATGATGAGAATGAACAAACGATTTCAGGTTCAATTGATCAGAAATTAGATATCCTTGACGGGCAACATAGATTAGCTGCATTTTCGAAAATTTTAAAGGCTTATCGACGTGACCCAAACTCAGTTCCTAATCCATCTGATTATCAAATTGGACTTGTGATTGAACTACTAGATGATGATTCTGCAAAATCGCTTTTTAGCGAATATTGTCTAAAAGGTTTAAAAATTAATAAATCAAGAGGAGAATTTTTAAACGTAGAAGATAATACAAACAAGCTATGCAGAGAAATCATGAAAAAGTCTGATCTTAAAGTAGAGGTCATTTCAACCTCTATTAAAGCCAATTCTGAAAATATAATTACCTTTGGTGTCCTTTCTAAGAATATAAAGGACAATTTCGCTCCTCAGACCAAACTTGAAATTGAAGAACTCAGTAATTATTTAACAATGTTTGTTGATTCTTTAATTCAGACTTTTCCTAAATTCATGGCAAGTAAAAACCTTGAAGAAAGAGCAGATTTGAGGACTCATAACCTTGCAATGGAAGCCCTTAGTTGGAATGGTTATTTTAAATTAAGTACCAAATTGCAAGGTAAGAGTCAAGATAAAATATTAAGTATTCTTAATAAATTCAATGATAAAGTAGAATATAATGGTTGGAGTGGAAATTTCTTAGATAAGGAGAATCCAATCTTTAGAAAAATTATGAGGGAAGGATTTAAAATTATCAATACTTCATCTTCAGCAACTTGGATCAATAAGGTTTTTGTTGAGTACGTGTTGGAAGGTAAGAGTTTGAATGAAATTGGCAGAGAAGAAGTAAAATAAAATGGTAAAAAAATAGGCATATCTACAATTAAGTAGATATGCCTATAATATTATTTATAACTTTATAAATATATCCAAACTAATTTTGTTCCATTTTGTAATGCACCTGCTGATTTTTGCTTGTTTGTACAACATGAATATATATTACCTACTTTGATGCTATATTTAACTCCAGCTTCTATTGCAGAGTCAAACACTTCTTCTGTAGTTATACATTTAACTTTTTTTGATCTTTCCTGATTTCTTTTAATAAACCCTACTAATCTTTTTTCTTTTTCTAATTGTGGATCATATTCGCACCAACCTAATTCAGTTCCTTGTTTTAAATATTTTCTAATAGATTTTCTTCCTAATTTTAATATTTTTGCAATGTTTGTAACATTTTTTGTACCCTTATTCCATTCATCACATGCTAACTTAACCATGCTTTTAATTCCTGCTTCATAGCACTTCAACCAATTTATATCTTCTTCCTTAAAATTTAATAGTATAGGTAATTCACTGCTCATTATGTTATTTTTTATCCATTCCATTGTAGAATATCTACAATCAATAATAATATAATGATCTATTTTATGTTCTTTAGCTAACTGTTCTTTTTTTCTATCATTTTCTTGTGTTTCTGTTAATCTGCTCCATTTTCTACTATTTTCTTCATAATGTTGAATTCCATGACATTCACAAATTCCATTTATATCATCTAGATAAAAATCATATCTATAATCTTTACACCATTTAAAAGTCTTTTTTGTTAATTCTGTTTGAAATATTTTATTTAATTGTTCAAATAAATTATATGTAAATTTCTGGGAGAAACTTATACCATCACTGCAACGAGAGCATCCGAACCCTTGATGGAGAAAATGAGAAATGCTTATTGGTTTTTCAAATTTACAATTAGGACATTTCATTAAAATTTTTTTATTTGAACCTGCTGACACAGACAACGCATCTTCTTTGTTTACTAAAAATTTTACTAAATGAGGATGAGTCATTGAAATTGTATTACATTGATTGCAAGTAATACTTCCTTTATTGCCATGTGTAAAACTATTGATATTCTTTTGTTCAGATTTATGTTTAGGGTGATCTAAACATTTGAACCAATATCCTTTTTGATTTAAAGTATTAGAACTATAACTTACATCTTGAGGTCTAATTACATTACCATATTCATCAACATTTAACTCATAATCCCATCTGGATATTATATAATCTGCTACTTCTTTTGATAAGTTTTCGTAGCACCAATCATAGAAAGATATACTGTTTTTTAATCTCGTTTTTATCATTTTTATTGTACCAAATAATTTTATAGCACATTTAAGACAATAATATTTTCCATCATTATGTATAGACCTTTTATAATCTTTCCACCTAACATTTTTTATCTCTTCTCCACACAAATCACATTTAATATTAATCAATGACACAGATCCTTTAGATAAATCTTCTACTTTTACTTCAAAATTATCTCCTAATTTTGTATAAATGTATTCTTTTTCTTCATACCATGCTTTGTTTCTTCCATTCCACTTAACAATTGCAGTTTTACTAATCAACATAAATCTATCCCCTTCCTTAATAGGTCATAAAAATAGGGAAAGACACTCAAACTCTAAGGAAAGTCCAAGTGTCTTAATTACACTCAATCAGGTATCGATCCCTAAAAGAGCAACCATAAAATTGTAAAAACAAAACAAAACAAAAAAAACACCTATCTCTAGATGCTTCAAATGTGTCCGTAACGGACATAATTATTAATTATCTTTTCTAACAATAATCTTAGGATAACTTCTAGCAGGACAATCAATATTATATTTCTCTTTAATGTCTTTATTAGCAGTTATCTTAACCAAACCATAACTATCCAATATTTCTTGAATACTACGTTTCCATTGAGTTTCAGAAGTATTATTAACCTTTAAATCCTTCTCTAAGACATATCCTTGTGCTTCTATGCCACTCATTATGTATGTAGCTAATATATTGCTATTATCATCAGATTTCTCAGTAGTACCTTGCTCATTTTCATAAACATATTGAGGGAATACTCTATTAGTAAACTCCATTCCGAATGTCCTTAATAAATATTCCCTAGATAATCCCTTTAAAGATATATTATGTTCCTTTAATACAATAGCAATTTTATTACTTTCTTCCAATGAATTAACACCATATGAGTCAATACTATAGAAGTTAGTCAATTTTTTATGCTTGTATTTAGCAGCAATATGTTTTGCTTTCTTGAGTGTATCTTCTGGTAATTTTTCATGAGGTATTTTATTCAATAAACTTAACAAAGTAAATAAAGTAACACTCTGAGATACTTTGGTTTTATCCTTTGAGTCAAATACATCCATTAAATTATTTAAAGATATAAAGAATAAAGGGTTTCCATCCACACTAAAATCTTCTTTTTTAACATTCATTTTTGCAAGATTGTTCAATGCAATAAGATTGGATTTTCTAGTTCTAATTAAAGAATATAATTGTGGATATATTTCCTTAAATTCAGCCGATAATAATAATTCAATATTCGTATCAAGTATTTCTATTTGTTCCTTTTGCCATTTAGTTTGTTGGAGTTCGATATTATACACTTTCTTAATAAACTCAATAGCTTTAATTCTTTTACATTTAGCAAGTTTCTCTACTAATGATATTATTGTATATTTAGCTCCACACCCAAAACATTTATATATTTGTGTACCACTATTAGTTTCATAGATATGGGCAGAAGGAGTATCGTCTTGATGGTCTGGTAATATGCAATTTACTGTTCCATAAATATTTGTAAAATCACATAAATCAATTTTATTCATAAAATCATATACTTCTTGTTTATTTATGCATATTATTTCCTCATCATTATCAATATTTAAAAGTGATTTCATCAAAACTATATCAAGAGATTTTATAGCTTCAATATTAGAAAAATACCCTGTAACCGTTGGGAGAGTAGCAACGTGAGCTTTCTCCATACTGATAGAAGAAGAGTTTAGTGTATTAGTATTGAGAAAGCTCAGAGTGTCCTTAGAAGTACCATTAACCTTAACTTTAATAAGAGAAGAAATTAGAGTATTTAAAACATCTTCAAATCTTACCATAATATCACCAACATTAATTCTATTTTCATAATCACATTCAATTAAACCCTTACCTCCAAAGAATAGTCTTGTAGGATCAAATGTCACGCTGTCACTATTAGGAAATAATTCAATTAATAACTTTTGAAAATTATTTCTTATTTCAACATCAATGATTATTTCTTCGCTACAAAATACTAATCTAAATTTCTCCTTATATTCTGTATAAGAGAAAGTCTTATACCCAAACACAGGTTTAATACCTAATTCTTTACATCTTTTTAATTCATTATTTATAGTTGTTCCTTCGTCAAAATCTAATGCAAATATCTGTTGACTTACCCAATCTTTACTTTTTGTTCCATTAAGTAATGCAGGTTTAAATGTTGCTCCATTACACAATAAATTTGCCAATTCTTCAATTTTAATTTCTGTTTGAGACATTCTTTTCTGAATTCCACCTGATTCTGCTCCACTTGGTTTCTTTGTAAATGTCTTTTTGTCTAACATACATTTAATCATTTTTACCATCTCTCTTTCTTTGTTACTCTCTAAAAAGGTAAACTAGCAAGATAGGGGAGAGTACCCTTTGATGATGATTCATGAGGTCATCACTCTTGCTAGTCATATTTGTGTAATATTTCAACACAAAAAATCTCATTCTTAATAAAGAATGAGATTACTTCTATTGAAATTTAACTTATGCTATTTTATATACTCCTTTAAAATTAACTAATTTATTAATGACAGATGTTGATACTTTATACTCCTCTGCCAATTCTTTTTGCATATATTTTCCCGTGCTGAACCTCCGCACGAGCTAAAGCTCGGCAGGTTCTTATGTACTAGTATATTTTCCCTAATTTCTAATACTTGTTCAGAATTGAATTTTATTTTTGCATCAGATAACTTTTTCCGATATTCTGCTTCAATTCCTATTGAAATATTATTTATTATTTACATATCATGAAAGCAAAGTTTCACTCTAAAAGGTTTGTGATTACTTCTTTAATGCATCGTTCTGTACTCCGACCAATTCTTCAACTATTTTAACTGCATTTTCGATAATTTCCTGAGTAGGCACAATCCCAGTATCTTTTTTATATTTAGCTACAAAAGTTGTTATGAAATAGCTTAACTTTTCATTGCCTTGAATTCCCCAAGTCTTATAGTTATCTTCAATATAACTAAATAAATCAACCGATATATCAATATATTTTTTAGAGATTAGATTTTTATTAACCAATACTCCGATTAAAATTACTAAAACTATTGCATATAATGTTAATGCAGGGGTGGAGAGGAGAACACTTACTAATAATTCCATTTAATTTTCCTTCTTTCATCAAAATACGTAGCCGGATACCCCTAGCTTTAGCTATGGGGTTATTGACTTTACTAGTATCCTTTCGGTATTTCATTAGTTTGACTAAAATTAGTATCCAGCTCTGTATTTTGAACAGAATTATCTTCCGCGCTCATAATTTGCGTAAATATATTCTCATTTTCTTGAGTTTGACTTTGAGCATTATAAGAATCCTTTTTAAAGTAACTCAAACCTTTCCTGAGCACAAGTAAACTACCTACCGCATATGCCAATTCATTAATTAAGGCACTTTCTACAGATTTAAATACCCACATATATAAAATTGTGAACACAATAACCAATAATAAAAACGAAAGCAATAACTTTTCCACATCTTTTATATCAAGCCCGTCTTGATCAGACCAAAATCCCTTCATATTATTTACCTCCTCTCGCTTAAAAAATAGGAATAGTAACGGTTACACCTTTCATTGCAAAATATCCTAGAATTAATACCCCAATAATTGAACCGCTAATTTTTAATATATTAATAATAATATCCTTTTTATTTGTCGATTTGGTTTTAGTAAGCTCAGTTGAATTATTAGAGGTATTGATTACAATTTGTGACATTGTTTGCATCATTGAATTAGCTGTTTGCAAATAATTGTTTTCAAAACGTACCAATGTGCCTTTTACATCTTTCATTGAATCTTCCAGATTATTAAGTTTTTCTTCAAAACTTGCACTTTTAATTTGCAAATCTATAATTTTTTTATCGTGATCATCAATTTTCTTACCATGATCATCAAGAATTATTTTTACTTCATCTTCAATTCCCACTTCTTCCAACACCTCATCTTTCAAAGATAGCTGCCCTCCCTTTAAAATAATTTGCAAATAATCTGAATCTATGGTATAATTAATTGCCAATACTATAGACATGTTCTATAGCCAAAGGCAACAAGGGAAGCAGGGCAATGCAACCCTTGTTATTTTTGACTTTGAACTATCAATTACTTCACCTTACCTATATGCTTGAGCACAGAAATCAAAGTATCGTATCGATCTACCCCAGTTAAATGTAAGGTAATATTAGAGTTGAATTTTTGTCCTCCTATTTGAATCACTTCTTCATATGTTTCCAATATATCTTGTGTCATTTCACTTGCATCAATTGCTTTAATTTTAGTAAAGTCAGACAAATACATGGCTGCTCTAGCATCGGGTTCATATAGACTAAATATTATTTTCCCTTGTTTTTTAGGAACAATTTCCTTTTTAATCAACTCATATATTTGAATGATTTCCTGTCCGTAATTATTCCCCGGAACAGCCCATCTCCCATTTAAATCCTCCCAATTTGTGGCAACCCCTCTTGCAACTAAATCAAATCTAGGATCAACTTTTGCTAAATTAGATGGTAATGATTGTTTCGAAGCGTAAGCAAATAAATGTTCTAAATGTGCTAAAACACCTTCATCCTGAGAATTAAAGAATGTTCCACTTGCACCATTTCCTATTGCCCCAATTCCTGCATAATTATTTTGATTTGATTTGACATCTCCACCGTAACGCAAATATGAAGTTTCTTTAATCATTTGAGCTACTGCGTAACCCCATTTGATTCCAAGTAATTCACCATATTTTTTATAGAATGGAATAATGTTTGGCGCGTTAGGATTTACTTTTTTAATAAATTGATTACATTGTTCAATTGTTACAGTTTCAGTACCTAGAATTGGAGTTTTTGGAGTAGATGGGGGCGGAACGCTTCCACCAATCACACCTAAATCAAAAATCTTACCATCTTTAACACATTCTAGAGTTACACTTTTACCTTTGAGATTTTCATTTGAGTAATTAATGCTTTTTTGTTTTCCAGTGAGGACAATTAATTGGACGTTATTTACTTTGATTCTAAATAATTCATTTTCATAGTTAGTTGAGAGAGGTGGAGTGGGGGATGGGGGAGAGGGTTGTTGTATTTGTTCGTTCCTTCGTTTGATTTCATTATTAATAGCAACAATTAATTGTTGCCAAGTTTTACCCATTCTTTGTAAATATCCATAGGGATCTGTGTGATTAACTCCTGCGTATAAAGACCTCAATCCATTATGCGACCACACATTGTCATCAACATTCCAACCATGACGAATACAAACATCAGCAACGAGCCAAACGGTTTTATTCCAAACAATATTAAATTGATTTTTATCATTTGTTTCTGCCATCTCTATTCCTAACCATTCTCGATTCCCCTGCCAACTGCCTGTATGCCATGCTATTTCGTTTTCGGGAACGAATTGATAAATTTCATTTCCAATCCAATCTGCAATAAAATGAACTGAAGATTGCCTATCTGCGCTGTTCCAATAATTATAATGATTAAGAGAAGTCGCTCCAATGTTGGCTGTGGAATGAATTGTAATTCCCTTTAATTTAACAAATGGTTCTTTAGACCTATTTTTAGATATAAATTGTTGTTTAATATACATTGCATTCATCTCCAAAAATTATTTATATTTTATGATTTTTAAGCAAAAGAAAAACACTAGATGATTTTTCCCTAGTGTCTATTTCTTGCGAAATAATTTTAAATTATTATATATTGTTTATTGCACAAAACATTTTTTATATGTATGATTAACGTGATCATCTGTAACTTGACAATAAATTTGAGTGGTTTTTGGATCGCTATGCCCAAGAATATTTTGGACTGTACTTAAATCACAATTATTATTTAGTAAAAGTGTTGCAGTTGTGCTCCGCATGACATGTGGGTGGAACTCTTTGTTTATTCCACAATTGTTTAATATTGTTTTAAATTCTCTTTGAATACCACGTTTTGATAATCTTCTATATGGTTTTCTCTCTGTAATAAATAGAGCAGGGTCATTGTCCGTCCTAGAATTTATGTATTTTTTCATTTGAAATATTGCTTTATATCCAAAATACACATCTCTCTGTTTATCGCCTTTGCCAATTACTCTAATTTTCATATTTTGCCAATCAATATCCGTAAAACGATTAATATTATAAATTTCTGATAACCGACACCCCGTAGCATAGAAAACTTCTATCATTGTTTTTTGGCGTGGTGTTTTACAAGACTCTCTGATCTGTTCTAATTCTTCTATTGTCAAGGCTTTAGGTAATCTCTTTTCTTTCTTTGGATTTTTTATTTTGCTAGTAGGGTCTGACAGAATTATTTCCTCATTCTTTAACCAACTTAAAAAACTTTTTAAAACAGATATTCGCCTAGACAATGAACTAGTTTTTAATTTATCCCACTTACTTAAATACATTCTAATATCATTAGTACTAATATCTTCGACTCTTTTCTGGACATGTTTTGCAAATATTGACAATTCTAATTTATAACTTTTTAATGTTAACTCACTTAACCCCTCTAATTTCTTACCTGATAAAAATAACTTAATTTTTTCTTGTAAGTCCATACATTCATTCCTATATGGGGATATTATAGAGATATTATATTTGGTTAATATAGTATTTAGATTATGTAATTGGGACTCTGTATTTATTAATGGAAAGTTCTCCATTATTTCTTGTTGTAATAGTTCATTGTAAATGTTTGGCATAGCACTGTCTCCTTTCTCATAAAAAGTATACCATACTATGCCATCAATTACAAACAAACTAAAAATAATTAATTATCACTTAGTGAACTACATGCGTCTATTATGCAACAATTGGATTTCCGTTATCATCAAGTCCGAGCGCCAACAAGTCCTCGTGAACCGCTGCCTGATACTTCGTTGGAATTTGAACAAAAGTTCTTCTCCCGCTTATGATTAACGCAACATATAAATCTACCACACTAATCCCTCCTGTTAATTTTTTAATTAGCCAATTAAGCATTCAGCATCGCTTGCACTTCGGCACGATACTTCTCTGGTATTTGCTCGATTGTACGCCTGTTTTCCATGACTAACCGATAATACATTTCTACCATTTTATACCGTCCCTTTCGCAAGCATATCTTCATACATTGTGGCGAGTACATCCATCATGATAAGATTATCCTGTTTTAATGATTCGACTTGTTCCTCTAATGTTAGTGTTGGTGTAAATGGAATAGGCTCTGGAGTGATGAAGGCTCCGTTTTCTTGCATGATTTGTCCTACTTCTCCGAAATTGGATTGGATTTCATTTTCTTGAAAAATATAATGTTCAAGTACCTGTTTAGTTTCTGTCACTTCATTGTTAATAACTTTAATAACTCTCATGTCAACCCTCCTAGTAGAATTCGATTAGTTGCCATTTAACGTTTAGGTTGCTAGTAGTACCGATTACAAAAGTTAAGGTCGTTCCATTGGTAATTGTTGCCCTAAGTAATACTTCTGGGAAAGACCCGGCGGTACCTGGTATTGCAGACACAAATAACAAAGATTTTAATGGGTCAACGTTACTAACAGTTACAGTTCCCGTCAACGCTAATAAGTAGCTACCAGTTTGTAAACTTTTTACATTATAAAATTCAACAACTGTCCAATTAACTGTATGCGTATCTGATGACGTACCAGTTTTCCTTGTAATTGTTAGGGTTGTCGAATCTGTTATTACAGCAGCATAACTTGAATCGGCCGCATCTGGAGTCGTGTTACTGGTGAAGCTATAATTTATCATTACAACCGCTTTTGTTAAGTCTACGGCTGCAAGAGTTACCACCTGTGTCGCGGTTGCCGCGAACGCAACTGATCCCCTCTGAATGCTTTTAATGTTACTATACGTTCCTGTTACTGGATTTTTAGGATCTGTCGTGTATGCAGTTTTACCTAAAACGATGTCTGCAGCGGTTGCCGTCCCTGTTAAGGCTAAAGTACCAGTAATATCACCTGCATCCGTACTCGCTGTTTTACCAGAGAGAAGGTCGGATGCTGTGGCATTTCCACTTGCCCCTTCACCCTGTAATATAAAATTTGTACCATCGTACCTCAGCGTATAAATCCCTGCGGCTTTTAGATTCGTCGCATCAGTTCCATTTGCTTTTTTAATGCCCTTTGCGCCTTTGCCATTCCAATTTAATGTGCTTGCCCCTGTGCTATCTAAGTTGAATTTAACACTTACTGCCATTCCTGTCGTGAGTGCTGCTATCGTTGGCGTTGCTATTGCGTAAGTGTTAGCTGCGCCAGTGGTTACCCCAGCGTAGGGTACTTGTAGCGTATAATCCGCCTTTTCTACATTAAAGTTTGTTACTATTTCTTGTAAAGCACCTTCAACATCTGTGGCAGTAATTATATTTCCTGCATCTTGAATACTTACTTTATTGGCATCAGTACCGACAACTTCCCAAACAGTACCGTTCCAATACTTTTGTTTTGCCATTAGCTCGCCTCCCTAAATAAATCTATGGGAATTTTATATTTAAGAGATTCTGGTATCTCTTTTAATAAATAAAAGTAATATCCACCTGCTTGATTTAGTTGTTTTTTAAGACATTTACCAATAGTTGAACGATTTACTTTTAAATCACTAGCACAAATTACTTGGTTATTCCAGATACCTATGAATCCACCATCTAAATCAAAAACAGCAAACTCCTTTAAAATTGTTCGCTGAATCATCGATTGTAACTTTTCGTCTGTAAATTCATCTTTAAATATTAATACTTTTCTTTTAACTGAGTTTTTCCCTTTAATCCCTAACAATACATTATTTACTGACGATATACATACCCCAATTTCTTCCGCAAACTTAGTCTGAGAAAAAGCACTCTTAATGAAATTGCATTCTAAATCAAACACCAGAAACTCTCTGCCTCCATGCATCATGGATAATCCATCTGCATTATCATTGGTTGTTTTATTGAATTGACCACCTACAGTCATGTTATATCCATTAACACCATAGCAATTATAATAATCAATCCAATATAATTCTTTCTCATCGAGTTCTTCTTGATTTTCTGCTATATCAATTATTGCCCATTCAAATGCATCTTCACCATATTTACTAATTGCAAGATGGAAAGCATATTTACTTTCATTATTAGCTTGACTTATATGCTCTTTCTTTCTTCTATTTAATCCTCTAATTGTTTGCCCTATGTACCGTTTATCATTAACCGTATTTGTTGCACAATAAATAATTCCATATACATTACTTTTATTTACATTCAATACACATCACATCCCTTCAAAAATAAATTCAAAAAGAGTACATGAAAGTACTCTTTTATCCTAAAATTAATTTTAAATTGTTATTTTTAGTTTAGATCAATCCAAATGTCGTTTGTAATTGGATTACTTGGAGCGACAGTCCCAACCGTAAAATCATGACCATTAATTTTTTCTGCATTGTCAACTATTCCATTTAGGTTCAGGTCATAAACTGATTTTGTCATATCTCCTGCCCCTAAGGCAGTTACAGTATTTTGCACAAAAGCAGTAGTGGCTAATTGTGTTGTATTTGTTCCCGTGGTTGCTGTTGGGGCGGTTGGAATACCAGTAAATACAGGAGAGCCTAAATCCGCTTTAAATGAATCATATGAATAAAGTCTTAACCTCCCTCCTTTATACTCATATATGGGGTGATCGCCGATCAATCTCATTGTGGCATATGTGTCACCCATAAAACCTAAGAAAATATATACTTTCCCATTTTCTGAAGATGGTAGTGTCTGAGTTATCCATGCGGTAGAACCAGCTATCCCTGCCCCATCCAATACGAAATTACCATTGGCATTCATAGTGCCTACTAAATAAACTGGTCTATATGCAGTAGCCCAGCCACTCGGATTATTAATCGTATAGTGAAAATTACTGTAATAATATTCGCTCCATAGATAGCCCCCTCCACCGTTGGCATTAGCGAGTAGATCTGTTGAAGTTCCGTGATATAGTATCGTGCCACCTAACTTAAATTCAGCAGATGATACAGTCTTGGTTGTAGCCGTAGTCCCTTCTAGTGTTAACGGATAGAACTTACCATCAATGCCCTCCATTACAAACTGATATCCATACATCGTTGTTCCAGCAGTAATGTTATTCTGCCAACGCATTTCATAGTCGGACGTTGAATCATAATCAGAACCCTCTGTCATGAAAGAGCCGCCATTAAGTGTTTCGGAATAAATTAACAAAAGTATAGAATTTGGTTGATAATGTGTGGTCAATTTAGAATTTGAATACCTATAAATAGTTTTAGCACCTAATCCATTAATATCTAATGTAGTTGTTGTTGCTCCTGCAATTGGTACTTTATATAGAATAGCTAATCCATCATAGTATGAAGTTATGACTGCTTCAGTAGCAAGCCAAGTTCCAGCTACAGTCCCAGTACCATTTATAAAATATGGCGTTACACCTACAGTTATATCTGCTCCAGTATGAGTATGAATAGAAGATGCTTTTCCGTCCAAAGTTGTTTGAAGATTATCAACATTTGAAATGACATGGTTATGGGAGTCATCTACTACGGTTGCAGTTAAAGTGCCACTACCCAAATCGGTTAATGTTACACTACCAGTTAAATCCCCTCCAAGAGTAATTGTAGGATCTGGTTTGTTTGTTGCGTTATTAAAATCTAAGTAGTATGAACCCTCCTGATCATCTAGTTCGTCAGCGTTTAAGTTTGTTACTTTAGATGTTGATGTTATAGTTAGTGTATCGGTATATGTATTTGACCAGTAATAAGAAGGATCTCCTAGAGTGTATAAACTATCTGTGTAAGGATATATATTTCCATAAACAGAAGAACCGCCTTTTGATATAAATGTTTCTTTTAATCCCTCAGAACCATAATTTAATACTCCTATTTGTGCTATTCTAAATCCAGTTGCAGTTACCCAATCACTAAAAGTTAATCTTACTTTATTAAATCCAGTTCCGTTGTTATGACTAAATGTTATGAAATATTCTCCTCTACCATTTCCTGTAACGGTAGCCTTATTTGTCCAATCTACTTCTCCGTTATTTGGGTTCATTACATCAACTGTAATGTTTCTTGATCTCCAAGCAGAAGCACCAAACGCAATGTATATAGTATTAGTCCATGTAAAAGTTTTGTGTAAAACTAATTCTATTGAAATTGAAGTGACACCTGTTGGATTGATTGCCCAATATGAAGGAGAACCATCAAACACATTGTTTAAATCAGTACTTTGTAATACACCATCATAATATACTGATGCGCTACCGCCTCTTTTTAACAAAAATGCAATATCATTGTTTATGAATGGAATAATAGCTTTTCCATTTTCTGGGTGCGTGTCAATATATATTTGAGAATCAGTATATCCGCTACCAAAATACTCTGGATCAATATTTGTTACAGGAATAATAATATTTGATGAACCATCAAATGAAGTGGCAGTTCCAGTAGCACCACCACTCATAGCTATAGTTCTAGCGGTCGTTAATTTTGAAGCACTTAAAACATTTTTAGCTGAATCAGCAATATTGTCTGCTGATCCTAAACCAACTTGAGATTTAGTAACTGAGTGAGGATTTGATGAATTACTAGTATGAGAAGTTAATGTTGTTAGATTATCGGATATTTGTTTTTGTAATTTGCCTAAAGCACCAAGAATTGTATCAGTAGTAGTTATAATAGCATTTGTGGCTGTAGATAATCCTGTTAAAACCGTTGATAAAACTGTTGAAGCAAAATCTGATATTTTAGATGAAGTTGTTGTTCCTGTTAGATTACCAATATTTATATTTGACTCAACTACATCTAAAGTGGGATTTCCTGCAACTCCAGCAGGATTTGTTATGCTTAATTTAGTAGAACCTACAGCTATATTTCTTTTTGTAAAAGTATCTGTTCCTGTTTCTACTACTAAACCTGTTGTAGTGTCTAACCCTGCAAGAGCAGTAAGGGTAGCATCACTTGTTTGTTTCCCGTTTAATTGAGTTTGAATAGCAGAAGTAACTCCACTAACATACCCTAATTCTGTTGAAGTTACTGCACTTGTAGCAACCTTACCGCTAGAATCTGAAACCAACGCTTTACTAATAGTTAAATTAGAAGAAGTTATTGAAGTTGCTCCACCTGTAATTGTATTTTGTTTGGATGTATCAGAAGGATGAACGTGATCTGCCCTTGGAATATTACTAGAAGTCCCTACTGAAACATTTCCATCCATTTTCATATTAGTTGTGGATGTTTCAAAATTTTGATTAAAAGCAGTTAGTTTTGTAATTGTAGGTTCAGCTCCAATAGAAGCAGGAGATATAGGGTCAGAACCTCCTATAGCATGTGTAGACGCATGAATATAATCTATCACATTCATCACACTAATATAATCAACTAACACTTTATCATTTTCTTCAACTCCACCATCTAAAGTTATACTAGTGGTAGAAGTTTCAGTAAATGAAGTATTTGGTTGTCTAGTACCATTAATATACACTTGTACTCTATTAGTACCAATATTATATATACCCTGTGTAAGAGTAAATAAAGTTTGTCCTGCCGAAGCAGTAAACTCTTCAGAATGTTGAATCACAACATAATCACTACCAGTTATACCAGATAATAAATTTTGTTTTGTTATTTTTTTATATGCCAAATTAGTAGAATCATAAATTAATATCTCATCAGTATTCACAGAAGATAATAATTCGGTTAAATTATAAAAATCATCATCAAGTGGTCTACTTACGAGAGATGTATAATTTTTTTCTGCTAAATTTGCAAGATTATGATTATGTGTAGTTGCAGATTTACTGTCTAATGCTGTCTGTAAACTATCAACATTACTAATTACATGATTATGTGAATCATCTACAACTGCTACAGTAAGTGTTCCTGAACCTAAATCTGTAAGTGTAACACTACCTGTTGCATCTCCTGTAAGAGTAATAACTGGATCTGGTTTGTTGGTAACATTAGTCCAATCTTGATAATATGAACCATGTTGTCCATCAAGTAAATCAGAGTCCAAACCTGATGTGGTACCGTCAACTGTTAATAACTTTGTCAAAATTCCACTGGCAGAATCATTAATCCCGAAAGAGATATTTGAATACCATATAGTAGAACCTGCCACGTCTCTGTTGTTTAGAAATAATAATTTTACGTATGCCGTAGCGGGGGTAAAATTATTATAATTGTCTGCATTAATCCCACCACTAACAACTCCACTAATAGTGTCGGTATAATTTGTCCATACTGAAGGAACAACAGAATTGACTGCGCCAATATAAATATAGGAAGATCCTGAACTACCATTACTAATCGGTGTACCTACAGGCTTAGTTACTCCACTCCAAGGCACTTTAAGAGTTATTGAATTAGTATCATAGTTAACTGCCCCATCACTCCATGTATCATACCCAGAGTAATTTCTGCTATAGGTTTCAGGTGGGTATAAATAACCCCCTGCATTACTATAATCCCAAGTTATAAATGAGCGATTATGGGTACTTGATCCTTGAGCATTTTGCCAATTGGCAGCACTTGTTAAATATAATACTGTGTCACCAGGTTTCAATTCTTGCGCTAACATAGTTAAAGTATTTGGGAAATACATGTAATGATAAGCGGATATAGGGTTTTTGTCCACGTCAGAACATGATATTCCTGTGTAATATTTAGCTCCAACACTGGGGTATGTTTTGGCGTAAACGCTTAGACTGTAAGACAACATTGGGTTTACGGGTATGAACTCATCAGAATATCTTGTCGCATTGTAGGTACTATCCTTAAAAGAACCACCAGCCCCATATGCATCAGACTTGTCTAAAATAAAAGCGCTAAAATTAGTATTATTGCCAAGTAAGGCCGTTCCGTTGGTTACTAAATTTTGCCCCCTCGATGCTACATAATCATAGATATCTGTTAATTGTTTCCCATCCAATAAATCGGAATCTAACCCACTACCACTACCATCGACAGTTTTTATCTTAGTTAAAACATCGCTTGCGGTATAGGATGAAGAATCCAACTTGCCATTAATTGCCGTTTGTGTTGCTGTGCTGATTGGTTTATCAAGATCTGTTGTATTATCTACATTAGACAATCCAACCGCTGTTTTATCAAGCGCTTGCCAAGTTTTGTCTCCCCTCCAATATTGAGAGGTTGTTCCTGCTGTAATTGTTGACTCTTTAGTAGAATCAGCAATCGTTACATTAGCCGTACCATCAAATGAAACTCCATTGATTGTTCTTGCTGTCGTTAATTTAGTAGCACTCAAGACACTTTTAGTAGAATCAGAAGTATTATCCGCTAAACTCAATCCTACTTGCGATTTAGTTACGCTATGGGGATTTGAACTATTAGAAGTATGATTAGTTAAAGTTGTTAGATTATCACTAATTTGTTTTTGCAATTTACCTAAAGCTGTCAAAACCGTATCGGTTGCTGTAATCACAGCATTAGTGGTTGTCACCAATCCTGTTAAAATAGTTGCTCTAACTGTAGTGGCGAAATCTGAAATTGTAGAAGCTAACTGAGTGCCAGTGTGATTTGCTCTATCTCTATCAGTTGTGTGATAATGCCCAGAAACATCTCCGCTTAACGCACTTTGTTTGGCATTCCAAGTTGATTTCTCTGTATCGGTTACAAAACGATTTGAGGCATCTTGGCTAATAATGGAGGGAGGATGATTGGCAGGGTGAATATACACAGTATCAGTAAATAAAGCCCCTACAGGTACGTTGGTCAAAACTTGACTATCGTCCACCTTCCCATCAAGTGCTGTTTGTAACCCATCTACATTTGATATAATGTGATTGTGAGAGTCATCATTTATAGATACATTACCGCTAACATCTATTGTAATATCAGTGCCAGATTTAATACCTCCTAATACAATAGCCGTAGCAACAGGCAAGGAATAATTGTTAGCATTATCTTCAATTCCACTTAATTTTGTTTGTTCGGCAGTTGTATATGAAGCAGTAGTATTGTCTAGGATTGTTTGATTTAAATGGGAATGTTTTTTAGCTACAGAATCATCAATATTGGCAGGAGTCGAAGTTGGTTTTCCTGTAATGTCAGACCAAGCAACTGATATCCCACTATTGCCATAAAAATCTTGAGTGGTATCTACGAATGCTTGAGAAAAATCACCATTTGGTAGTTCAATATTTACGACTTCCCCGACAGTAGGGGATAGTCCTGCACGAACTTTTATATTAGAATATGTCTCGTCATTTAATACAATATCAACAGTACCATCAACATTTAATGTTTGTATAACTGCTTTTTTCTTTTTATTAAATTCAGCTTTATTTAATGCTGAATCAATCATTATAGACATTACATTAAACAAATCTTTAGCTTGTTTTATTTTATCTGACAATCATTTTCACCTCCTAACTCAATTAATATCCCTAACTTTCCATAATCCTAAAGTCATTTTAGAATCAAATGATAAATTATAAGATATTGATTGTATTAAATAATTACCAGAAACACCATTATTAACGTCAGTTACTTGAATTACATCATTCAAATTAGTAGAAAAGTTGGGGATCAAATTAAGCGAAACTTTTTCCTGTGCTTTAATGGCTTTGAGTAACTCATAATCACTTCTTGCTTGACACAATTCATTACTATAAAGTTCATCTAGTTCAAAAATCTTTGGTCTTTCTCTAATCTCGTCTATACTAAATTTACTCCCTGTAGAATCTTGAGAAGTAGCCTTATATTGGAGTCCTGTAGTTTCATCATAAGCACCATAGACAACTATACTATTGCGAATATCATTCCATTTAACTTCTCTACTCGATTGAAGATATAATGCTGAAATTGTTGAATATTCGTAACTAGTTGGCGAAGAATCGATATCTTCAATAGTTATTACCTTTTTAAATCTTAATGTGCCATTATTATCATAGAAAACTTGATAATTCCCCGCCATAGTGCATAGTTCTATGAGTATGCTGGATATTGTATCGTTTATATTTTTAGTCAAAGTATAAGGTGTAAGAGTAGTGCATTCATCTACTATGTAATTTGTTTCCCCAATAATATCTACGATTATAGATTTTACAGCTATGTCTATTTGAGTACCAACGGGTATAATATATTGATTTTTTAAAGTTCCTGATATTGTACCATCAATCAACACATATTTATCAAGAAGTTCAAACGTTACTTCCTTCTGAGATGGGGCAGATAATAAAGAAGGATTACCTAATACGTATACTCCTTGGTTATATAATAATTTTTGGTTATTACTATATTTATAACCACATTTTAATCTGACTTTATTATTTATCTGCATCTTATTACTTTCAAAGGGTAAATACTGTTTATTCAAATTAGATAATGTTAAATTTACACTTCTTTTATTGTTATTGCTATCATCAAAATTGACACTACCATTTATAACGTCAATATTTACATTATCTATTACGTTTTCATCTTGTGTTAACCAGTCAATTTCGTAGATAAAGTTTTTAATATTTGAATTAATAATATCTTGTTCAGACTGCGGAATCATTTAATTCACCACCAATCAATCCACATACTTGTTAATTTCATTCCAATCGAAGCTGTATGAAGAAATATCTTCAACTAACTGTGTGTATATATTTCTTTTTGAACTATGGGTATCAACTAACCACACATCCCCATTAGGATTTCTTAGAGTCTTCTGTTTTTGATTATTAATAAAACTTTCAAAATTATCCCTATAATTTTTACTTGTATTTAATGAAGTATCCATTAACATCGTAGTGATAGATCCGCTTTGATATTTTTGATTACCGTAAGACACAATTGGGTATTGATTAAAGGTATCATAGGAATACCTTTGAATGTTAGTGTTAATATCTGATACTTCAAGATTTAAAAATAAGGGATATATATCTGTATCGTCAGAAATCCACCAATAATCTAATTCACAAGTTATAGTTGTTGTAAAGGCGTTGCCCTCTATATCCCCTGACATTGGACTAACTTCGTACTCATAAATTACTTGTGATTTCCCTGTATAATCTAAATAATTTAAATCTTGTGTTGAAGTATTTATTACAGTTGCCAAATCTTTTTTGTTTAAAGTCGTAATGTCTCTGCGTCTAATTTTCCAACCTGTGATTGAGAGTCCTCCAAGTGAAATATTTCCACCTTCGAGATTATTCATGAATTTAGCAAGTAATAAAGTATTTATATCCCAGTTTGATTTTGCAGAAGATAAATCAATTGTAGTGACATTTTTTGATACCAATATTTCATCGGCAATACAGTTTTTAAGTTGAATTAAATTCAGGTTGCTTATCATACTATAACCTCCGCATGGAGACTTAATATATTACCAATTTGTTGTAAATACAAATAATAACTAGATCCATTTACTGAAACGTTATCTATTTCTATACCATTTTCAAACAAGTGAAATGCACCATTATAATATCTAAGTAAAATTATATCACTATTACTATTTGACATTTTTAATATTTCACTTGTATCATTTGAACTATTGCTTCCAGTATCAATCCATAATTTATCTGTAGTTGGAGCTACAATATCTAATATGGGAGTTAATACTCTTGGCACAATGGTTTGATCATCTATCCATAAGTAATTTGTAGCAGGAGTAATATTACCTGCTGATATATTTAATGACAATTCTGTTGTTTGAGCAGAATTATCAAGCCATATAATAGATGTGTCAGTTAATGGTACATTATAGGACGTGATAGAAGTAGTTTGATTGATTGTGTATACATTATTATTAACACTTTCTAACCAAAGTTTTAATGTGAAATCATTTTCTATATTAAAATCACTATCAAACCAGACTCTACCATTTGTAGTATCAATCTTTTCACCATTGATGTATGAAGTATTTTCTGAATTACCGATGATTTGAACAACATTCCATTGTAAATTGATAGCTCCTTGGTCTGATATGTTTGATGATTGAAGATCAAGTACGGATTCGGGAACGGTATATTGGATGTTGAATTTTATTTTATTCGTACTTGCCAAAATATCATCCTGTGACTTCACTTGGCACTCTATATAATAAAAATTATTATTAAAACCAGAAAATTGATATTCTATAATAGAATTAAACGTTTCTGATGTAGTTGTGATAATGGCATTGTTACTGTCATACATTATCATTTGCCATGATTTAATTGCTACTGATTCTAATTGGCTATATTGTGCCGTAAAAAGATATTGTGAATTGTAAATAATGTCGTTTTCTATTACGTTTGTAAAAGAAATTGAGGGAGTGGAAGAACATTTAAAAAGTATCCAATTCGAAGTAGCTGATGCGTCAACTTGATTAAATGTTTGGATCTGATATTTATAAATAGTTCCATCAATTAATGTGTTACCAGAAATAACATGAAAAGTATTAAAAGATACTACTACATTTGTATCATAAACTAAAACATTAGTCGTATTGTTATATATTTGAATTCTATATTTATATTGTCTATCTCCTGAGTTAATCCAACTTATTGTTATTGGAAAAGTAGCATCTAAACTAATATTATTAGGAGAGATACCACTGGGCTTCATAATCATTTATATCCCTCCTTAGACAAAATTAAATTCTTATTTAAAAGATAACTTTCTAAAATATTTTCAATCTTATCAAAATCACAATACCATATTTCTAAAAAATTATATTTGTTTAATAAAGTATATTCTTTTTTGCGTCTATCATGTTCAACTTGTTTTTCAAAATCTTTTTTTGACTTATGAAGACCTTTTTTATATTTCTCGTGTTGAACCCCTTGATACTCAATTAATAGACTATGTTCTGGTAAATAAAAATCATAAGAAAGTAATCCACTACCCAATCCTAATAACCCTTTAAATTCTTTTTGCGGTTCATAACAAATACTATTATTAACCAACCATTCTTTAATTCTCTTTTCGCCTTTTGACTTATTGCATTCTGGACAACCACGACCAGAACTTCTGCTTTTTATTGTGGAATCCCATTCGTGTTCACATTCAAAACATTTCCACCAAACTTTTCGTCTATCATATTTAACTACATTAAATGGAGTTAAATCTCCGTTTAAACTTGGATGCCATTCTTTTGCTAATTCTGGATTCTTTGTTGCCAAACAATTAGATATCCCAATTTGTCTACTATCACATGCTCCACAACCCATTCCTTCTATGATTCTATTCCAAGTAGCTTTAAAAGTCTCTCCACATTTAGGTTTTAAACACCTCCATTCTAATTTTTTCATAGAAGTTTCATATTTATCACTAATTAACTCAAATGGTTTACTATTCAATTCACACCAGAGTTTGATATTTTGAATTGAAAAATCATTTGATGGATATGCTATTGGAAAACTTCCATGTTTTCGATTGTCACTCAACATTGTCCAACTCATTGAAAATAAATACCCAAGTTTATCTTTTAAAACTAACCTTGAACAACTATTTGTATATACATTTGACAATAATTCTAAATTTATATTATTTACTATTAGATAAAGATTAATGTTTTGTATTGTATATGGATTCGAACAATGAATATATGAAGGTGGATATCCTTGATTTAAACTATCTAAACTCACTTTATAATAATACCCTATTTTATCTGATATGGTTATTGGTGTTCTTATATTATTATATTTAGTATCAATTAAATTATATCCTAAGTCTTCAATAATCTCTTTAACTTCTTCATATTTATATTTTTTACCCATTTTATCCTCCTTTATAATATCCTCATAAAAAATAAACAAAACAAAAAGCAGGGAAGAGGAGGATTCTCTTATCGGTGAGTTAATTACTCTCACCTATCCCTACAAAATTTTAAAAATTATTTAATTAATTATTATTTTTTACTTATATTGATGAACCAAAGTAGGTAATAAATCTATGAACGAACCAGCATCTTGTGTTTCGACTTTAGCGATATTGATATTATATGTATTAATTGGAGAAGTCGGACTATTATTAATTCTACTGAAATCTGGCACTTTAAGAAGAGAAATATTGCTTAAAATATTCTGCATATAATTTAATGGATTTGCACCTAGCGCCATAAGATTTTTAGTTATACTTGTTGGAATAATTCCATCACCTTGGTTTAATACACGAAGTTCTGCTCCTTTTTCTCCAACTAAACTCAAACCTCCTGATGCGCTTTCCGTACCATTAGCATATCTAGGTGTTGTTCCTGCTGCTATTGCATTTCCATTTGAATCGTATTCAGTCCAACCATTTGGGCCATTGTTATAGACTATTGTGTTTCCACCAGATGAACTATTAGAACTGCTACCGGAATTTAAACTATCTGGTAAATTTGTGCTACCAGCATTTATAGCTGCTAACTGAGCATTTAGTGTAATTAATTTTTCAGCTAAAATTTTTACCGCGTTATCAACATTAGAGCCAAATTGTTCTAGCATTTTAGTTGACATATCATCAATATTTTTCCATTGCTCGTCAAAGATTTCTTTTTGCTTTTCGAAGGATTCTTCGCGTTTGTCTATTAATGATTGTTGATAGTCAATTTCAGCTTGAAGTATAGCTTTTTTATGTTTTAGATCATTATCTTCTTCCCATTCTGCATAATCTTCTTGGAGATTTTTTAGATTTTCATTTGCTTCTGCAACTTTTTGAGGGTTGGCTTGCCAAGTCCAAGTGTCACCAACGAGGATTCTTGTGTCTTTTTCCTTGGAAAGGTTGTTTAGATTTTGTTTTGCTTTCTCAATGTCGAGGAGACGTTTGGCTCTTTCTTCTTGTTCATTTTCGATATCTGCTTTCTCTTCTAGTGCATCTATCTCTTCTTGGATTCCTTTGATTTTAAGTTCTTTGCGAGTGATGTAGGATTTTAGGGATTTTTCTTCTATGTCAAGTTCTGATTGGGCTAGTTTTTTTGTTGCTTCGATTACTTCTGTGGAGAGGGTTTTGGAAAGGTCGGAGAGAGATGTTTTGAGTTCGTTTTGACTTTGGGTGAGATCTTGGATTGCTGTGGAGTTATCAGACCAAGCTTTTTTGAGCTTAGAAAGGGAATCAAAGGTGAGTTTCATTTGGTCTTGAGTTTCTTTAGATGAGGAATTGAATTTGGAAAGGTAGGTTAGTGTTTGTTCACCATTTTGATCAAACCAGAGGGAAGTGTCGGAAAAGCCGCTGGATTGAGAGGTTCTTGCAAATTCAGATTCTAATTTTTGTTTGGCAAGACCTAGTTGTTGGATCTGGGTGGATTGGTTCGATAGCAAAGATGTCGTTAATTCAAGTTCTTTTTGATAATTTTTTTGAGATTTTGCTTGAGAGAGGTCTGTTTCTATTGATTTTGATTTTGTGGCTGTTAGATTAGATTCGACTTGAATCAATCTAATCGTGGCATCGGTGAGAGATTCGTAGGATGGATCGTTTTTGGATGAAGATTTGGATGAGGAACCTGATGTATTTCCTGAAACCCCACCATTTAAATTTGGGATATCAGGAGTGTCTATACTAGTCCCACCTAAACTATTTAATTGCTCTAATAATTTACTAATTTTATTGCTTTTTTGTTGATCATAAAAAGACTCAATTTGATTTTTAATTTCGTCATAAGCTTTAGCGTTATCAGGAGTTGGATTAAGTTTATAACGAGCATAAATTAGTTTTTTTTCGATCCATAATCCATTTTCTTGAAGTTTACCAAGAATACCATAAGCTTGCACTGCACTATCTATTTGTTTAATTTGAGTTATTATATTTCTTCTTAGATTATCTGTTTGTTGAGAAACTAATTTTGACGAATTTTCATATGCAATTTTTTCAGCATTTTGTTTTTCTTGTAAAGCTTGAATAACTATATTTGAAGCATCTTGACTAAAACCTGCTGCTTTAAGTCTATTCAATGCTTCTTGACCTATAATGTTTCCCAATTCTTGTTCTGAATTAATAATAGAAGCATTTATATCTATTTTTTTACTATCCGTATCAGCTAATTCAGAAGAACTCTTTTCTAACTCATTCCTAGTATCTATTAATTGTTTAGTCCTTTTAATATCTTCTTCATATTGAGAAGCTAATGCTTTATGAGTTTCTGCTTCCTTTTGAATAGATTTAATTCGCTCTTCTTCAATTTCATTTAATTCTTCGTAATCACTTTTCATATTTCCCAACATTGGTAATAAAATATCATATGCAGAAACCAATGTTAATACGGCAACAGCAATAAAACCAAAAGGATTTGATAAAAACGCAACTTTTAAAGCATTCATACTTAAAGTCAATCCATTTGTGGCAACTCCAGTAGAAATCATACCTGCTCTAAATCCTTGAGCAGCAATAATTGACGTTCTAAACCAATTAGTAAGATTTGTACCATTAAATATTAATATTGCAGTTGTAACGGCAATTATTATAGTTCTTAAATTACCAAAGGTATCAATAAGATATGATAATGAATTAAGTCCACCTTTAATAAAATCAGTACTGATAGAGGACTGCCAAAAAGTCTCCCAACTAACTCTCAATCTATCCAAGGAGGCTGCACTCGATTCTTGATAGATTGCAAATTTTTCTTCTGCTGTTCCAGCAGCATTCAATGCATTTTCATAATTTTTTAAAGAATCTTGATAATTATTTAATAAAGTTATTCCCCTATTTCTTTGAAAAGTTCCGAACATAGTGGTAGCTATATATGCTTTCTCATTTTTGGAAAGACTGCCAAATTTCTCTCCGACAGTATCCATTATTATTGCGAAATCCAAGAGTTGACCTTGAGAATCCGTTGCTTTAATACCAACGTCTGAGAGAGCTTTTACTACATCATTTATTTTCGTCTCATCTTCTGAATTAAATCCAGTCTTTTTTATACTTTCATATCGGCTGATAACACTATTTAAAGATCGCCCAATAGTCGAGGCAGACTCCCGTGTGATACTGGAAATTGTTGCCAGCCATGAAGCGCTTTTTTCGAGGGAAATATTGCTATTCTCACTTGCCGATGCCACCCGTTGTAGAGCTTCTCCAATTTCATTGGCCCCAGAGGCGGTGGTATCACCAAGTAAAGCGAACACATCAATAATTTTTGTAACACTTTCTCCAGTAGCATTAGCTGTGGCAGTAATGATTTTATTACTATCTTTTAAAGAGATTGAACTTATTTTGGCATATTGTACAATTGCTTTCATTCGATCTTCTACTTGATTATTATCTAGTCCTTGTCTAAATAAATCAGCAGCAGTAGACGTTAGTTCTCTTGTAGTAACCGACATTTCTTTTGCTAATTTATTATAAGATACAGCTAAAGATTCTACTTCTTCTTGTGTTTGACCAGTTACAATTCTTACCTGATTTAAATTATTTTCAAGTTCATAAATATATTTAAAACCACTAGAAATTTGTCGAATCGTCCCGAAAATCGCCGTTCCAATAATACTCCACTGAAGCATTTTGACAGCCGAAGAACCAAAGGACTGTGCAGAATCATGTGTATGACGGGCAAGGTTAGCCATTGCTGGATTTAAACTTACCACTCGACGTTCTAATTCAGTCATAGAATTAATATTTCTATTGGAATTTGTAAATAATTGAGCGAGTGCAGAATTACTAGCAGTTATCCTGTTTGTATCTAAATTTCTAAAATTGTTAAAAGTATTGCCAATTGCTTCAGAAGTTCCGACTGTTGAAACCCTGCTAACTCTATCAAGTTGTGTATAGTATTCTCTAAGAGCCGAATTCGATGCATTTATCCTATTTGGTGTCAACAAAAGACTATTATTTATAGCGTCAGATGTCCGTACTGTTGATACTCTACTAATTCTATCCATATTGGCATAATATTCTCTAAGAGCAGAATTACTAGCAGTTATCCTGTTTGGGTCTACAACTCCTATACCCAAAGATTGATTAAAATTATTAAACATCTGTTTATTATAAGCATTCTTTAATGCTTGTGTTTCCATTAAACTAGCATTATATAATTTATTATTCTCTGTTAATTTTAACTGTGACACAACCATTTTGTCAGTTTCAGCGTTTAATTTTTGAACAATTTTGACTTGATTACCATAAGAGTCAGTTGCTCCAAGTATATGTTTTTGTAACTGTTGCATTCCGTTTTCGAGAATTTTAATATCTTTGACAGAAGTAGCAGTATCTAATTTCAATTGTAATGGAGCTAATTGCTTTGATAATGATTGTATTTGCTGATTAATTGCTTGCCCACTTTGAATGGCGTTCAATTTTGCCTGTATAATAATTGAAAGATTATCCAAAGAATGTTACCTCCTTCTCTTCGTGTTTCAATTAAAAAGAGAAGGGATAACCCTCTCTTAAAATGACAAATATATGTATTTATTTTCAATTTAATAACTTGCATATTAATAAACAATTAGACTATAATGTAAATGAGGTGATGAAATATGAACGCTCTATCAATAGTATTTATTATTATTTTAGCAACTATTGTTAGTCTAATTTTAGTTATGATTCTTAGCAGTAAAGATAATAAAAGTCAAATGGAAGAATATTACCAAAATTTAAAGGAAAGAAATGTAATATGCGAATATGGAATTATTCATATTACAGGTCATCCATATTTAAAAACTAATGATTTAATAAAATTCCAAATAAAAACAAACCGTACGTTTTATTTCTTTAAAGAAAACATAGATACTGGTGATGAAATACCATTATCACAAATTATTAGATATGAAATTAAAACAGAAACAGAAATTCATAAAGATGTGACTTTAACTAGATTATTAACTTTGGGCATATTCGCCTTCGGGGTAAAGAAAACAACAAAAATAGAAGATCAATTCTTTATACTATCATATAAACAAAATGAAATTGAAATAACTTGTATATTTAAACAAAGTTATAAACATCAAAATCTTCATGAAATTGTTAGTACATTGAATAGAATGAGAATTGAAAGTAACAAATCTATTAATAATCAAGTAAAAGAGTGTACTTAATTTGTACACTCTTTTCTAATGTATTTGTTTAAATTATATATCCATAATTACTTAATAATTCTCTCATTCTTTTCTTTATATAATCAGTGTCATTTAACCAATCTCTTGTTACACCAACGGGACGCACACCCTCATAATTAAACAACGGAGAATTATTACCATATTCAATATAATAAGGGATTGCAGCACTAACATCTTCTCCATAGACACTTTCATGTTGTCCCCACTCACCGTTATTAGAAGGATGGGGCAATATTAAATCACTTGCAAAATATATCTCAACTTGATATCCGCTTCCAACTTTTTTTGCTTTAGAATACTGGATGGAGTTAATATACTCCATAGTTCTTGCATATTGAGTTGGAGTATAACTTCTGCCATACCAAAGTTTTTCAACATTTTCGCGGAGAATACTTTTAACTTCTTCGCCTATTTTATTAAGATTAATTGGTATATTTAATTCAATATATTTTAATAATGAATTCAAATCTTTGAATTCTGCCATTATTTTAACCCATTATTAAATCTTATTGTTTCTGCAACAAATTTTAAATTATCAGGATTAATTTTATTAATCATCTTTGGTAAATCCTTAAGGAGTTTAGTTAGTTCTTTATTATTAGGAAATTTATCAATAAGTTTATTTAAATTTTTACTTATAATTGTGCTGATTCCATTATCAACGATCATGATCTGATTAATTTCTTTTTCAATTATTTCATCAATAAAATTTAATTCATCTAAAGGAATATTATTCAAAACATATTTTAAGATACCTTTTTCAGAAATAAAATCATAAACTTCAAACATATTCATATCACTATCATTTAAATTTGTATAATTTATAAAAATGTTATAATCTCTAGCAATTTTGAGTAACGAAAAATCTATTTTTATTAGATCATTAGGAACTTCAGTTTCGTCAGAAACCATTGTAGCAATTTTAATGATATTAGCTATCATTTTCTTTTTAAACCCAAATGGGAAATATGATTTAACCTCTATAATATTAGGATATTCTGTGTTAAAATTATTTATTAGTTCGACCACATTAATTATTTTTTGTTCTGCCATTATTATTTCCTTCTTTCATTTCGTTATTCCTTGATTTATTTTTTACCAGAAGATTCAAACTCTCCAACTGGCTTCTCTTTCCCACAAATCTTACAAACTTTAGTCTTGATTTCTTCCATCCACAACCATCTCGCTTTCTATTATTTATTTACTCGCCTTAAAATATTAAAAACTAGCAAGAAGATGTGCGAGTTACATCTAATAACAGATGATCAGTCTGCTGTCTCTTGCTAGTAAAATTTGTATTTAAATAATATATTATTATATATTATTTATATGTTCCCTTGAAATTCACAACGTTCCAAATGGTTACTTGTGAAACCAAATATTTTTCTGATAATTGTGTTAGAGTAACTATCCCTGTATTGTATTTATTCCTAATTTCTGCTATTTGATTGGTGTCGAATTTTTTCTTTGCTATACTAATATTTTCTTTGTGTTCTATACTATGTAGTTTGCCTTTCTGTGCATTGCTCATATTTACTCTAACATTTTCTGATCGAGGTCCAGTCATTTTAAGCCTAGTTTCATCAGATAAATGTATTCCAGATGTGGTTCCTCCACCAAAACAGATATTATAATAATTATTATCGTTAACCGCATTATGTAAATTAATTAATTCTATTTCTAGATCATTTAACTCTTCCTTTGAATAAGCTATTGCAATTATTTCTCTATAAAAGTTTTCTTTCCCGTATTTATTTACTGCTCGTTTTAATAATTTCCCACTGCCAATATATTTCTTCCATCGTTCCCTAAACATTTTTTGTCCAATGTATTTCTTTCCATTAATCATATTTGTTGTAATATAAATAAAACCATATGGATCTAAAATTTTTACCTCATCAACTTTTTTTACCCTAACATTTTCCATTATAAAATCATCTCTCTTTCTTATTAGCTCTCATTTTTGGGCATATAAAATACTAGTAGGATAGGGGAGAGCACCCTTTAATGATGGGTAATTAATCCATCACTCCTACTAGTAAAACTTTCAATATTAAATTGGATATAAAACTGTGGATGCGACAGGGTGTGTTTTGCCACCCACCTATAATTCAAACAAAAGAACCCACCTAAAATAGTGGATTCTTTCCCTTAAATATGCTATAATTTACTTGCACATAATTCTAATTGGCTTGCTTGAGTAGCAAGTCTTTCTTTTTGCTCTTTTCTAATCTCTTAAATATATACCCCAAACCTCTAGGTGTAACCAACGTCACTGGAATATCCACAATTTTTCCTTCAATAATTTTAGTCTTAATTACCACAACAAAATATCCATTCTCGACAAATTGTTGATAAGGCATATTATGCTTTTCTTTACCTGACATTAAAATACCTTCAGACCTTAGAAACCGAAACAACTTATTTCTACCATTCAACTTTAAGGCTTTTGAAACCATTAACATAGACATACAATTCTCTGCATTAATAACTTGTTCATAAAGTTCTAATTTCGGTTTACTTTCTTCTAATTGTCTTTTAACTAATTCAAGTTCATTTTTGCGAATACCTTCAAGTAAGTCCCAAACCCAATCCATAAATACATCTGCTTTTGGTTGTCTACTCCAACGACATATTTCATACACACCTTTGGCATTATATAGATATACATCTTGTTTACCACCAAAGGGTAGGTCAACTTGGGCTATCCTTGAAAACTTATCAATTCTGTCAAAGTTTCTTTCGTGAATTTTCCGTATTGCATTTGATGGATTGATATATTCTAAGGCTCTACCAATTTGCTCTCTCGTTGTAAAAATTTCATCATTTGAATTCTTCCAAAAATCACATTCAATACCTTGGAAATTTTCTGACTTGAACAATACTAAATCACTCATCTGTCTCACCATCCTCACAACCAAGGATTTCTGCGAGACAATCATCACACAAACTTAAATCAAGTTTTTCTCCGTCAAATCTGCTTAAATAACCACCATGACCACTAACACTCCATATTTGTTCCATCGCATTCGTATTAATTACCTTCTGGCATTTACAACATCTGATTTTCTTTTCATCCAAACAAAAATCAATACGCCCATCTTTTAACAAGATACTGAAAACAGAATCGAATATTGAATCACTTTTCATATAAAGTATTTTTTCAATATCTGCTTTAGTAATATGAAGCTCTTGTGGAATATCTTTTTCTGTATCATAAAACATAATAGTATTATCATTTCCATTCATATCAAATGAAAACTTTCGATAAGTGTTTTCTGACCATATTGGTGAAATTCCAACCGAAACTCGTTTATAAATATAATCCTCTAATAAACTTCCCATCTCTTGATAATTGATTTCTTGATACATAAAAACATCCCCTTACTAATTTTGTTAAGGTAATTTCCTTTACCTTACAATATTAGTATAGAAGATGTTGTAGTGATACGCAAAGGTACTATAGACCAATGAGAAGTCAAATAAAGCCATATCATAGCATTTAGCTATCATTATCTTGATCTTGCTCAATGATATACAATATCTCTTTGTATTCCTTTTTATTAACAAGATTCTCTAATTCTATCTTACAAAAATCTGATAGGGTTCTTTTATGATATTTTGCTAATATCTCTAATTTCTTTTTTAATTCAGCCCCAACTATGACACCTATTTGATCACTTCTCTTTTTACCTGTAGTTTGATTTACTTTATTAAACCTTGGCATACCATCATTCCCTTCTCCAACCATTATACCAGAAAATCATATGCAAGATACATATGTATTGAGATAGAAGAGAAGTCTTAACCTTTGTATTAATTATATTACACTACTTACTCACATATGTCAAATTAATTATTTTTAGTTTGTGTAAGATAAAGAGAACTGTATTGCATCTGACACTCACAATTAATTATATTCAGTTTGACTTTGAATTGAGCCTGTTATATAATGGTATTATCAAAATAGGGAAGGAGTGTGTGATGGAATGAATATGATAAGAGATGAGACTTAAATAGGTCGCATGAAGGTGGTGTCGAGGTAGACATTACCTTAAAGAAGTGTAAAAATTTTAACACCCTTAGTAAATAAAATATAATAAATAAACGAAAGAAGGAAATTAAACTTATATGTTAAATGAACTACAAGTCTTCAATAATGAATTATTTGGTCAAGTAAGAATAATATCCCTTGAAGAAAAAGAATATTTTGTTGCCAAGGATATCGCAAACGCACTAGGTTACAGTAATCCAAGGGATGCTATTATTAGGCATTGTAAGGGTGTCGTGAAACACGACAGCTTTAAAGAGGGTGGAAATACGATATCTCTAATATTAGAGGGTGATGTTTATAGATTGATAGCAAGATCAAAACTTCCAAAAGCAATCGAATTCGAATCATGGATATTTGATGAAGTTCTTCCAACAATCCGCAAACATGGTGCTTACATGTCGGAAGAAGTAATTGAGAAAACCCTTACCGATCCCGATTTTATTATCCAATTGGCAAATCAACTTAAAGACGAAAAACAAAAACGAATGATTGTTGAACAGCAACTTAAAGAAGCACAACCAAAACTAGATAAATATGGAGTGTTTCTTGATACTGAAGGTACATACACATTTGAACAAACCTCTAAGATGATTAGTACAAGAAGCGAAGAGGAGGGAAGTAGAATCAAAGTCAATAAGAAATCATTAACCAGTATTCTTAGAGATTATGGAATTCTTAGTAAAAATAAGACTAATGGAAGATATAGAAATCTGCCAAATGTAGGATACGAGAACTATTTTAATATTTGTCATGAAATTGTTGATAATAGAGACGATATTGATTCCGAGCAAACAAGAGTAAAGACGGTTGGGATTGATTATATTTATGATTTGCTGTTGGAGAGTAAGGAAAAGGGATTAGTTGTTTTTGGTTGATTAGCTGTAATGAGTGAGAAATAATAAATTATAGGTCAATAATATTTTTAGAGACTTCAGTGGTTTGAAGTCTCTTTTTTTAAAATAGAATGAGATTTCTATGTTATTCTTCTACAATATCTTCTTCCAACTTTTGTTGCTTTTCTTTTTCTTTATCTATCTTTAATTGTTTTAGCTCATTAATTTTATCTCTAAGCTCAGATTTAGATTTAGGTTTAACATAAATAAGCGTGGTATCTGTAGATTTATGTCCGGCATGCTGTTTTGCCAACTCAATATCATTAGACAATTGCATGATATTATTTATAGAAGTCTTTCTGAAACAATGCATATGAAAATCTTCAATGCCAACTAATTTACCAATTTTCTTTGCCCTATCTTGTAAAGTGCCATAAGTCATTGGATGAAGTTCCCCATTAAATTTAGTCATAAATAAAGAATCAACTTCAAGATTATCTAATTCTTTTCTCATTTCTAACCATTGTACTATATAATCTTTACATTTCTGATCGAATACTACTTCAACTCGCTTCCCACGTTTCTCTCTAATATCAGTAAACATCATATTATCTAAATCCATAGATGATAATGTAAGTTTAGAAATAGCTCCAACACGGTTAGCACTATCAATAGCAAGATGAAATAATATTCTATCTTGTATATCGTACTTGGGATTTTCGTCAAGTTCCTTTGAAATTTTCTCTATTTGTTCCTCTGTTAAAAAATAATCCTTAGTAATGCGTTCATCACTCGCACCTTTCATTCGCTCAATTTTATCTTTAAATGGATGATATTCTATGAGCTTCCGCTTAACTGACCACCCATAAAAAGAAGATACAGCAGAAACTTTTGTATTAATTACTTTTTTATTATTTTGTAATGTGTCTTGGCAAAATACCATAAATCCTTCCATAATATCAATTGCATTTTCAAAGAATTCTTTGTCATATAAATTAACGTTATTCCACTCTTCGGCGAGATACACTAGGAATTGTTGCATAAAATTTTGATAAGTTTTATATGTAGTTTCTTCTACTTCTTTATTTTTAAGTATGCTTGATTTAAGGTATTTATTATAAAGAGCAATATTCTCAGGATTTATAAGTTTGATCTTGTCTTCAGTAAAGTATTTTATACGAACTACTTTTGCCATTTTTGGAATCACATCCTTTATATTAATTAATTATTGCTTTTAACACTATTTTTCGCTTTCTTGCGTTCTTTCCTCAACCTTTCTAGTTCTGAGTATTCTAACCATCCTCCATCTTGGATACTTCTCCCAACCCATCTATAATCAATATCTGGATATCTGTAATGGAATAGTTTCTTTTTAAGTTTTGCTGTTGCATCTGCTTGACCCTTGACATCCCAAACAATTACTGAGTCATCTTTATATGTAAGAACATAATCAGCAATATAATTGATTGCTAATATATTTTTATCATTGTATTTAAATTTTGGTTGTAATTCGTATTTTACTTGTCTTTTATAGCCTATAATAGTACCGTCTTCTAAACCGACTTCAATTACTTCTTTAAAAAATTTTAGCTCAAGTTCAGAATCATACTGAACCCCTTTATATGTACGCTTGAGTTTTCCTGTTTCAGATAAGTCTACATGAAACTTCGAATATTTTTTCTTTGCTATTTCTATTCACTCCATATCACAAATAAGGTACGTCAAATTAATGACGCACCTTATTGTTAAATTATTATTTATTTGAATAGACGTTTATGTCTATAATTTTCATTTGAAAGCTAACTTTTATTGGATTTAAGAGGGCGGGGAGAGGTAAGAAGATGAAGATATAAATTAGAAAAAATAAGGAGAAGACAAGATGGATTTTTATGTCCATTCCATCTTCTCCTTTAATTGTTTGTGGATTAATTATTTCTTTTCTAATTTAATTTCTTCAACCTTAATATCTTCCTTCAACAATTCATCCCAACTACCATCAATTGGAATAAATAATTGAATTAATACATCATACTTAATCTCTATCTTCTTTTCTCCATCATCGATATAAAATTTTTTGCCATCCAAACCAATTGTATAAATTGCATCCATTTTAATTTCAAATGGAGGAGAAGCAGGATGGAGGTATTGAATTTTTACATCTTTTAATTTATCCACTCATATTACCTCAATCTATAATTATTTTATATTAATTAGATACTTTCACCAAGAACTGTAGTTTCAAAGAATACCTTGTCATTTCCTACAGTTACAGGGAATAAATCATACTCAAATGGAACTTCTGTTGCTTTATCACTAGCAAATGTCCACTCAAAACTTGGTTTAACTTTAGCTTTTTTAATATCAAATTTAACTGGATATGTAAGTCCATCAGATTCATCTACAGCCAAAGCATCTCCTGTAATACGGACATATCCGGGGAAATTATTTGCTGTGATAGTCATCTTTTTTGCTAATGCGGTTGAAGTATAATCATAAACACAAAGGAATTTAGTTCCAATAGCACCAGTTGTGGCGTTAAGAGTAACTGTAGCAGTGGCAATCGTATATTGATCTGGAGTTGTACCTGGAGTACCAACAGTTTGCTCAGTAGAAATATCTCTATTGTTCAATAATTTATAGATTTTTAGGCTTCCGGTTATAGGTGTAGATGAAAGAGTCATAGTTCCGGCAACTGTGATAGTAATTACTTCTCTTTTTGGAATTTGAGTTGCTCCTGTGGTCAACGCTTTGCCTGTCATACTAGCCAAAGCAGAAGTATCAAGCAATGGTAAAGTTGCTTTAAATGTTGCATCTTTAGTGTGATCCATACTCAAGAGTTTATAATTTCCCTGACCACCTCGGATATCAAGTCTTTCAGCACTTGTAGAAACGGCAGAATCTTTAGCATAATCGACAAAAAATTTAACTGCTCCACCAACACCCGTAGAACTATAATCTTGTACTGTAAAATTTAAAACTTCTTTAAAAGCAAAAGAATTTGACATTTAATTACCTCCTTAAATTAATTTTATTTTACTAAACCAGTTTTCTAGTTTAATATCCTCTTGTTTTGCTCCATGTAGCAAACTTTGTATGTTAATCTCAAACTTATCAATCATATTAAGTCTTTTAAACTGATCTAATGTTTGATAAACAGTTAAATTTCCGATATTTAATGGATTAATGCTATTATGTTTTGCGCTTACAGACGATAGAATATCAGAATAATCATATATCTGAACATCGTTTTTACTCTTATTATATTTTTCTCTCATCTCTTTTAATTTTTTTGCCATCTGTTCAGCAACAGAATTTGCAAATTTCTCAGGTTCTTCTGTTTGTATTCCATTTTGTTTTCTTAAGATGAATTTTATGTATTCGTAATTATCTTGGTAAATAAATTTCTCATTTATTAAATCACCGACAAAGAAACATAATAATTGTTCAGAAAATATTATTTCTTGCTTAAAGAAAGTTGATAGTGCCTCTAGTATTAACTGCCTAGCTTGCAAATCATGATAACTTGCAGAAATTAAATATTCAAATGTAGATATTTCTTTATCTTTAAAAGAATCTTCTATCATTTGACTTATATGTTCTTTTTCTAAGCAGAGAATACTTAAATACTGGTTGTATTTACTGAATTTTATTTTTTTTATCTCTTTATTTGTAAGACAATATAACTTACCTACATTTGGTATTTCAATATAATTGTCTAAAAATAATTCTATGTTTAAATCTAACTCACTGAGATTTTCAAGCATATAATCACCTACTGGAACTCAGTTGTTTTATAAGCAAGATATACGCCACTATAATTTTCATTAACTATAAATTCATCCATATCGTAGAATGGTAGTTTACCTAGACCGATTCCTCTTGTGGAATTAAATGATTCATCAATATAATTTAAAAGCATATCATAACGCAACGATCCATAGGAAGTAGTAAGTAATGAATTATGTGTTATAATGTAAAAATAAATAGAACCATTTTTAAAAGTCGTTCCGTCAGGTTTATACCCAAATTTCATTGTTATGAATGTTTTTGCTTCTGTTTGAACCGTGGGGACAAAGCGGTATGGAAAAATATGTGAATAGATCAAAGATGTTGGAACAAAATCAGTTGGAATCTGCACATCTAAGAAGTTCGATTCATTATTTATAAGGCATTTAATTATTCTTTCGTCCTCAATTAATTTCATTAAAATAGTTAATTTGTTAGTGCCAAGTTCTGCGAATCTATTCATTTAATAAATATACACCACCTCTAAACAAATTTTATTTTTATAAAGCAATAGACATCACATCCTCTAAGGACTTCAAATACTCTTCAAGAATCTCCTCAATATTATCAAAATCCCAATACCATATTTCAAGAAAGTTATATCCGTTTAGTAAGACATATTCTTTCTTACGTCTGTCGTGTTCAACCTGTCTTTCAAAATCTTTTACTGATTTATGAAAACCTTTAATATACTTTTCATGTTGTTCACCTTGATATTCAATAAGTAGGTTATATTTTTGTAAATAAAAATCGTAAGATAATAAACCTCCACCAAGCCCTGTAAGACTATCAAACGTTTTTTGAGATATGTAAGAAATACTTTTTAAATCAAAAACTCTTTTACATTCTTTTTCTCCTTTGCTTTTAGAACATTCAGGGCAACCACGACCTAATCCATGTCTGTTTGAGATATCTGCCTTCCACTCATGATCACATTCTCTACACTTCCACCAAACATTTTTATTACTACCACTTGTAACATCATAAGATGTTAAATCACCATTCTTTGTTGGATGCCACTCTTTGGTTAATTCAGGATTTTTAGTTGCTAAACAGTTAGATATACCTACTCTTTCTCCTGCACAATAAGGACAATTATGACCACGATGAATGTGATTCCAATTCATAGTAAACGTTTCTTGACATTCCTCTTTTGAACATTTAAATATTAAATCCTTATGTGCATCTATATATTTTTCACTAATTATTTCAAAATATTTATTATTTAATTTAAGCCATAATTTAATATTTTGAATAGAGTATGGATTATTTTTATTAACAATATCTGGTTTATGATTTCTAATTAAATTAGTAAAAATAGTATAATAGTAATAACCATGATTGTCTTTTATAATTAGCTTATCCTTATTGCCATTATAAGTTTCACTTATTAATATATAACCTAAATCTTTAATTACTTGTTTGATATAATTATAAGAATGTTTTACATAAAATATTTTACTCTCCTCCTCATTTCTATATTTAGACATAGAAAAAAGAAGGATAGCGGTGTGTCTCACGACATGACATATCCTCCAAAATTATCGATTATATTTAATTAAAAAATACTCTTAATCTGTACATTATGCTCGTCAAATACACTCGAATCATCACTCTTACTAGCTCTAATAACCACGAATTTATTGACATAGCTTGAATTATTCGCCGCTTTCAAAATAATATTACTGCCATCCTGACTTACAACACTTACATACTCATTACTAGAACCGTCTTGATTGAATACGCTCCATAAAACACTCTTAGTTAAATCCACAATTCCATTATTCAGCACACTCGCCGTAAGTGTAATAGAATTGTTTAATTTTACAGTTGTCGCTCCACTGATAGAAACAGTATAATTATCAACAACTGAGACTTCTTCAACAGTAATTGAGATAGAATCGCTAACGCTAGAATCAGATGCTAATGAAACTGTAATGGTTGAATTGCCAATTGCTACAGGAGTTATCAACCCATTATTAACTGTTGCAACCAACTCATTACTAGACGCATACGTTAACCGTAGATTACTTGAGAGAACTACATCATCTTTTAACGTATGTACATTTAATTGTACTGGTGTAACTATATTGGTTGACAAACTTTCACCATTCAATATTTCAACACTAAATACGGGAAATATTTGCTCAACCTCACTGTATGACATTTTAAATATAATTAATCCAACGCTTGAAATATCATCGCCAACTCCAGAAATTGAATAATGCTGCAATCCAATTTTAAATACATCCCCAGACTTTATTTGCCGAGTTACTGAGGTATTTGGCACAGTCAATGGCACTTCATTTGATGCTGTAGAAATGTATTTATTTGAATCCACTCCAATTGTAATATCGCCAATAATACAAGGAATCTCATTTAAAACTGAGCTTTCATCGTAGAATTTTAAAATATTATCAGCTCTTTCAACCGTACAATCATTTACCCCTACACTCAAATTATCTGTTTGAGTGCATAACCATTTACACTCTTGGAACTCAAAGACATCTCCAATACTGGGTTTTTGAGTTAATTCTTTAAAAATAACTTGACGATATTTATCTCTATCGCGATATAAGTTAGTTTCTAGAATTTTTGATGTAACTCTTGCTACTATATCTATACCATTCCATTTAACAGTTAAAATATTAGGGGCATTGTCAAACTGCTCATTAACTACTGCTTGAAAATCATCTAAATATATTTGCTGTGCAGATGATGGAGCAATAGGTAAATATGCAGAATAATACTTAAGCACCATTGCCCATCATCTCCTTTTTTAATGTTGTATTAAACATAATTACCACTATTCCAAGATGTCCAGTCGGTATTCTTTAAGCTATATTTTGTGATATTTTGATTTACTCTTTCGATTAGTATATTTTGAACATTTATTTTTTCTTTTAAATTATTTGCGTTGGAATACATTTTAAAATCTGCATCTGAGAGGAAATTGTTAAGTTGTGTTACATCAAGTATTTTAGTTGTCATCCATTGAATAACGGTTAAATCACTTAAAATAACTTTTTCTGACAATGTTAAAACGGATGCAAACACATTATTTATTAAGTCTACATCTTCTAAATTTTGTTTACATTCATACAAAAAATTTGGTATACTTTTTACAACATACCCCGCCATTAAAGTTTTGAAATCTGGTATAGAAATACTATATAATTGATCAAGCTTATAATCTTTAAAAGAAATTAATGCTAAATCTATTATTTCGTCAAATGAAGTGCCAATTTCCACTCACCACCTAACTTACTTGGACTTGTTTGTAATCTTCTGCCATATCTACAATATTTTTACCATACAATTTACTCAAAGCATTTACTTTATTTAAATCGATATCTTCTTCATTTGCTATTTTACGCGCAAGAATAGAGGCAACTTGTTCTTTTTGCATTTCAGTAGAATTTTTAAATAATTCATCCATATCTTGACGATTATAATCTAAAAGATTATCAATAATTTCCTTAGAAAGAAGTTTTTGATAAGCGTCTGTTAATCCATGGTTTGAAACCACATTATCGTTGCAAATGTACAATAGACCCTTTTCCGCAAAACCAAATTGATAATGGAGAATTTCGGCTAAATCAGAATAGACTATATTCTTCATTTCACCAAACTTTTCAAATCTGTATGGTTTTCCATTTCCATATGAGCCAGCAACTAGAATTAAAACACCATCAAAAAGAGAGACTACTTTAATTCGCGTGTTAGGATGTACTTCTACGTACTCTTCAATAGGCAGAGGTTTGGTTGGGAAAGAAGGGGAGCTTACTTTTACTTCAGGTTGTTTTTGTTGTGAAGCAATAAATGATTTCATTAAAGATTTAAGTTCACTAAGTTCAAATTCCAGTTCCTCGTAAGATTTTTGTTTTGATTGTTCCTGTTCTAGTTGAGTAGTTTTTTGCACTTCTTGTTTTTTAGGTCTACCTGCCATATTTTATTTTTCCTTTCATTCTTGTGTAGGTAAAGGAGATATAGTAGTAAAACTAACCGTATCTCCTTTAAAATTATTATATTTGCTTATTACTAGGACAGAGTGATCAAACCTGCAATTGAATTAGTAGCTACCGCAGCTTTCCAATTCTTTTTCAAAGTTGTGGTTTGAGTTAGGTTTGCATTAGCATAGGTGTCAGAGCTTACTGCGGTTGTGGAACCTTCGATTGCCAATTTTACAAGTTTTTGACTGGAAGGGGATAAAACGTAGACACGAGTGTCATCCAAGAACAAAGAGAAGGGGGTTTTCCAGTCAGCAATTTGAGGTAAAACAAGTGCATCATAACCAGCAAAGTTCCTCACGTATCCAAGTTTTACGTATTCTGAATCAAGAGTATAGCGATAATTACTGTCGGCAGGAAGCACATTTTGCAAAGCAAGCTGGGTACCCAAAATTACCGCCTTGGCACCTTGATTAAAAGCCGTCACTTTTTGGCACAAATTAACTAAAGCACTTTGAGTATATCCAGCAACTTTTAAGCCTGTGGCACCAGTGGAAAGATTTCCCATAGCAGTATTGAATGCATTATAGCAGTCATAAGTAGCTTCGGTCTCGATGGAACGTACTGCTTTTGTAACAAACTGAGCCAAGTTTTCCTCACCAGAAAGAACACGATAAAGAGAAACTTGAACAGTAACATCATGTTCTTCGGGGATGAGAGTTACTTGACCGTCAAATTGTTTATGCACTTCTGAAGTGCGCTTTCCACGTCCACCCTTAGAAACTACAAATAAATCGCGAGGTTTTACCCTAAAACTAAAAGAATCGCCATATCCACCTGTAACAATATCCGTATAAATACCAATGCTATCAATTAAAGTATCTGGCAAGATGGTATCCACCAAAGAGTTTATTACTGCAAAAGTTGCCCATTTAAGATTCGGATTGGAAACCCAAACTTCCATAGGGAATGCAGAAAAATCGGTTACTTGAGCATGACGAGCAATTTCATTCAAAAGAGCCTTGTGTATTTTGGTACTTTTCTCGTCAAAAGAAATGGTGGTATCAAATTGAAGATGTTTTTCAGTTAATTTATTTTCAACCCTATATTGGTTGTAATAATCGATAAATGCTTCATAAATTTCAGTTTTTCCTTGTGCAAAGTTAAGCACACTAGATGGTAATTTAATCATAATGTTTAAATCCTCCTTATATTATATTTATTTATTAGGAATTAGCAGAAGCCGCCCATGCCAGTGTATATGCTCCATTAGTAGCAACAACAAAGGTATTAGTACTCTTAGTACCAGTTAGACCATCAGCAGTAACAGTTAAAATATCGCCATCAATGGGTTTAAAAGCACTAAATACATCACCTTGAAGATTAGTGAAATTTCTTACGTCATGGTCGATACCTTTGAATTTATTACTTCCAGAAATAGTTACAACTACTTCAGGCTCGTAAGCCATCCAAAGATTAGAACTATTGTCTACAACTTCAAATTCATATGCAGTTACGCGCTGATTGCCAATAGAACCATCAGCAATAGAAATATAAGTAGTGTTGAGTAATCTAAGAGAAAACTTCAGTGCTCCAGTGGCAGGTTGAGTAGCCAACCATACTTCACCTTCACCTGTGGCTGAAGATTTTGAAGCCAAATAAAAGATATTACCATTGTCAATATCGGCACTTGCCGATTTAGCAAACCTATTAAGAGAATCGAGTTGAGTTGCTTGAGCAACGTTTTGGATTAATACGGCGTGAGACATTATTCATTACCTCCATTTTTTTATTTATTTAAAATACTATAAAATTGATTATGTCCCCGGTAGTTAAGATATAGTCCGTCGAATTTGTTGCCACAACAAGATTAGTTGTAGACGCAGATAAGGCTGCTTTATTTGTTACATCTTTGCCTGCGCGCAAAATATTGACCACAAAACCTGTCACAGTTTTCCCAACTGGAATACTAACAGTGGTAGCGGTTTGATCAGCAGACACCGCAGTATAAGTGCCAGTAATTATTGCATTTTGCAAATTCTGAATTGCATCACCTAAAGTTGCTTTATTAGCACTTATACACATATTATTTAATTGTTTTTTTTGAGCATCAGTAATAGCCATAATTTAATTCACCTACTTTCTAAAAGTTAACTACCAATCTTATTCCAAATACTTCCTGATTGGTTCTTTTCTTCAACAAATGGTAATCCAATTCTTACAAATCCAACATCATTTGATTTACCTTTAGAAAAACTAAATGCTTCTGCTTTTACTTTATTGACCCAAATATTAAGATTATCAGCAGAGAAAGTTTTTGCTTCTTCGCGTAATTCTTCCATTTTTTCTTTTGGCATAGATTCCATAACTTCTGAAAGTGTATATTCAATCGTAGCCATCATTTGGTTTGCCTCAATATCAGCTTTGAATTTTTTAAGATCCTCATTTTCAGCCATATAAACTGCCATTTTTTCTTCCATATGAGATTTCATTTCATCCATTTGTTTTTGCATTTCATCCATTTTGGATTTCATTTTACTCATATGGGATTTCATTTCTTCTTCTGACATCATCATGGGCATATCTTTATCTTCTGGCATTTTGTCTTCTTGCATCATCATTGGCTTGTCGTCTTTTTTCATATCATCTTCGGAATGTTCTTCCTTAGACATTTTTTCCTTGCCTTCTTCTGTAAGTTCTTGATTTTGCTCTGCTTGTTTTTCATTGAGTTCTGCCTGTGCAGTTGCAGATGTATTTTCATCAGATGTCATATTTTCTTGTTCTATTTCAGGTTTTTTCATTTCTTTTTCAATCACTATATCTTCCTCCTTTTTCATTTCTTCTACTTGTGGATTTATAATATTTTCTGCCCATTCCAAAGACTCGAGTCCGCCCAATAAATATTGAGCAGTTTCGGTTTTTGTTTTGGCTGAAAATTTTATTATATTATGCAGTAAATCTAAACTTGCAAATTCATTATTTATTAATTGATTTGCAATTGAAATATTTACAGCAGTAATCCCTTTAGGATTGATTTCTTTAAGAGAAATTCCTTTTTCGGCATTTTGTTTGACGATGGGCGGGATTTCATAATTAAGGAGAATAGAATCAAAATTCATAAGTTTTTTAACTTCCTCTACTACAGCAGAAAAAGATAAAACCTCAACTCTAGCATTGGGAATTGCAGGAGTCGTTCCAATTAAAGTAATCCCACTAAATGAAAATAATTCAATAGAATCGTTTTCTCCAGATTCTAAGACGACTATTTCCATACTTAAGTTTTTAATTTGATCTCTATCTAAAACAAAAGCAACGTCTTTTGCGTATCTGCACCATATAATTCCATCTGCACAGAGCCATCTTTTTCCTTCTTCATCTGTTTCATAAAAAATATCACTATCAGATAAAATTACTCCAACTGCAATTTCATCAAATTCATGACCCATTAAATCTTTATTATAGCGATCATATTTTGCTACAATTGGTTTTCCTACTAAAGTTGGTCTTGCTTTTTCAATGCATTCCCATGAAATTGGCTTCTGGTGCTGATTATCACCTTCTGATACTATCCATAGACGAACTTTCATAAGTTCGCTATTTGATACTTCCATTAAATCAAACTTGCTTATTGCAAATGATAGCTTATTCATTTTTCACCTCCCTTCTAAAATAAAAGTGATTAAACCAACCACTTAATCCAAATTGGAGCAAAATTTATCATTTGTTGAAATTCTCTAGTGTTACTAAAATAATAAAAACCACTTTCATCTTGAGATAAAAGTGGAATGTTATTTTTAATTATGTAATTTTTGAGTATAGTTGATTTTGTTTTGTATGTATTAAAGAGAGAAGAGGGATTAGTGATAAACAATTATAAATCACCCCATAAACTAAACTTAATTTTATTAATTCTAGAGAATAATTCAATGCTAAAAGATTTATTTTCTTTTAATTCTTTTCCAAACCAATCAGGGATAATAAAATTATTCATAGATTCTTCATTTGAAAATTCTACTTCAACTATTTTGTCTCCCGTATCAAGAAAATTATCAATCTCTGCAATTAAATTGTCATCTAATTCAACAATTGTACGCTCTTTTATAATTGGTTTTTTATTAATTACTTCAAAAATCCTATCATATCTTTCTCTGCTAATACGATGCTCTAATTCTTCCCTAGTATTATCTTTAAGTTGATATTTAACTGTATGATAATAAGTATCTTTATTATCTGAATCAGTAATTTTACGAACTCTAACGTCAGGAGAAAAATTAGCATATGTCTGAGTGATTGTAAATTTATCTTTTACTTGAGAGGAAGGAGGATCTGATTTTAGTTTCCACCGTTTTTCACGTTCAATCACGCAGATAATTCACCTACTTTTTCTAAATATGACATAATAAAATCATTTAGTTTATCCATAACTCCTAGTAGATTATTTTTTCATTTCATTAGATGATGCATCTCTTGTAATTACTCCTGCGTCTCCTAATTCACCATCTGGTGTCCTTGGCCTTCCATTTTCAACATCTTTGCCACTCATTTGAGATGCTTTAATGATTGGAGTTAATCCATCTACAAACCCCTTTGCTTTACTCATTTTCATTTGATTTTGGAATTCGAACGGACTCATCCCCAATGAAGCACTAATTTTCTGAGGCAAGACTATCCCATAGTCTGCCAATTTTAGAGCGTTATCTAGTCTTTCTTTTCTGCTTGAAGGCATCTCGGTTCCTTCGAATTTCACGGAAAACTTAAATTTGCGTGTCTTTCTATTTATAAAATAATTCATAAAGTCTTCAAAATATGGATACATAAAAGTAACAACTTGTTCATCAATGGATAGACTGTTACGACTTTCTTCTGCGTTAGTACGATCTGTAGTATACAACAAACGTGAGTTATTTCCACTACTTGCAACTGCTACTTTATTATATTGATCTAATATATTATTATCAGAACCTTTAAACTCAAATGATTTAACATCCTCAAAGGGAGCGATAGCAAAATTTATCTCTTTAGCCAATCCTTGTCTAACTAAAGAGGCAAATTTTCCAGCCGTTTCAGGACTTAATTGCAAAGCATCTTTTACTGAGCCGCCTTTTGTATCTTTGTTAAATCCAATTAAACCAATCAACACTTTACTTGCTTCAATAATATATTTTGACGTTTGAAGTTTTCTGACTATTGGTCTAATTACCAATTCTGAAAACAACGGCGCGAAGAATGGAACATTTGTAGCCAGTTCAGGGTTGAACTTAAAACACCAGAATCCGTCTGCGGGGCTAGTTTGTCTCCAATAAATATAAGAAGAATTACGATTATTAATCGAGTTATGAGGAATATATTTATTAGTATTATTTTTTAACATTCCTAAATACTGTTTTTGCATTGACTTAGGATACATTTGTATATCCACTCCGGGTTGAGACAAAAAATAAATGTAATCAAAATCCCATAAAAACCCATAGTCCCATCTTCCTGTAATTTTACAATAATCAGCATTTAATTCCTGTAATAAATATTGATCTCCATCTTCACGAAAAACACAAAACATAGTTTCTCTACGAATAAGTTGGCGTAGAATAGATTTGAATTCTTTTTTATAATTAAATTTTTGCAAGAAATCTTCTAATATTTTTTCGTCTTTTTTATAAGCAGGGGTTGTGTAATCCTTTTTATCTGCATTTGTACAAGTATATGTTAAATCCCACGAAAGTAAATTTCCCAAAAATTGAATTTGCCGTTTATAAAGCATATCAATCATCTCAAAATATTCAGAAAGACCTCTTAATTCTTTTTCATTTTCTTTGGGATTTAATAAAGCTTTATCAATGATATCTTGGGTTCCTGCGATAGGGTTAAGATTTATATCTCTCATACGAGCATTTACTAGATCTGGAGTATAGATGTTGTTATATATATTTGACATTTGTTTTGCAAAAGATACTACATCCCATGTTTCTTGTTCTGTAAGAGGGGATGGGGGAGAGGTATCTGTGTTTGAAGTTTTCTTTCTTGTCATTGTTTAAAGTTGCCTCCTTTCTTTGTTTTAGGTTTAGAGGAACATTGTATATTGTGAGAGAATATCAAAATCATCCCTTGTTTCGGTAATATTATCTTCAAATGTTTTAATATACCAAGCACAATATGAAACGCTAGAATATCTGTCTTTATTGATTTTTCTAACCACTCTCTTAACCTTAAGTCTCCCATTATTAATATGTTCCAGTTGTAAGTTGACAATTTCCTCAATTAAAAAATCAGTTTGGACAAAGGGTACTATATTTGTCAAATAATCATTTTTATCATTCAAATCGTAGTCTATGTCTTTTTTTTTCTCAAGCAAACGTAACTTACCACTGTCAACAATATCAATAAAATTAACAATTACTTCTGTATTATTTGATTGCGCTTTTAGATCATATAAGCAATTTTCAAAAACTTCTTCATCAGGATTCGCATCAGTGTTTATTGTATTCCAACATCCTAATACTTCGCCATCAGCAGGATTAACTTGTGATTTCATTAATTCATCAATTATCCCCGATCCGAGACCATTACCGTCTGCAACGACCATTTTTGCATTATATTGTTTCTTTATTAATTTTACTTTAATAGCTTGAGCACTAAAACTTAAAGCATTAGAAATATTAATAAGATTTACTAGGTTCATACTTTTTACTTTTCCATTAGCAAGTCGTTCTACTTCAATAACTGCTACTGATGTTTGGTTATTTGAAGTATCTTGACTACGAGCTACATCTACTCCTAAAAAATAGCTACATTTATCGTTTGGAATAAAAACAGGTGATGTTAAATTTCGTATTTTTAATAAGTTATTTACATCTACCAAACAATTTTCAACTGACCCAACCCAATGACTCATATAGTTCATTGCGAACGCTATTGGTGAAGTATTCTTTTTTTTATTCTGCATTTGTTTTTTTGTAGAACCTCTTCCATACCAACATCCCAAATGCCAATCAGAACCTAAAACAATAACTCCTTTAAGTTCTATCATATCATCTACCATTCTTAGACTTCTTTGATATTCGTCACTACCTCTAAAACCAGATGTCGTGAAGAAATTTATTTGTTGATTTAATTCTTCCGGATTTGTCATACCAAGTTTTCCAACTGTCATTCGACCAACTTCGACGATAGGTTCAAGTGCATCTTCATAAACGACAGAATTCAACAGCGCACTTTCTTCAATATTCACTCTATTTCGACGTTGACCTTTACTTGTTTGAGCATTTGCAAGGATATCTATTCTGCTATTATTTACAAAAGTTATTTCTGCATCATTTTTTGAAAACTTTTTATCATAAATTTCATTATGAAACCAAGGATAATATTTCACTATTTCAAGATATTTATCTTTTAATAATTCTGCTGCATTTTCTTTTGTTTGAGCCGTTAGTGATAAATTTATTGACGGAAAGAGAATAGAAATTACAAACATTGCTAAAACTTCATTAAATGTTTTTCCAAATCCTCTAGGGAATACCCCATAAAAACTCATAAACCTAACAGTTGCCCTAAGAAAGGTTCTTTGGTCTGGATGTAGATTGATTCCTCCTGTTTTAGGTTTTAATAAATCTAAAAGGAGATCGGGGTAAAACCTAGCCCATGAAAGAAATTCAATATATTTATTTAAATTTTCATTAAATGCGTCCGATTCTTTTTTCCCTTTTGAATCTACAGTACTATTAAATTCTGGATTATAATTTGTTCTACTTTCTTTTTGAGTATATTTTGCGTTATCGCTTTGAAATTTACCATATGAAGGCATTAATCATCACCTTCAAATCCCTTCATCATCTTCTATTGATATATTACATACTGTTTCCTTTTCATCATCGGTAATAAATTTTAATATGTTTTCTCTATTCCCTTCAGTTGGGTCATTTTCGAATATCCCATAAGGATCACCATATTGTTTTATGTAATCTGCTTTTCTTTCATCATAAAATTTATATATATCCCCATATTCCACAAGAGGCATTCCTTTTAAATGCCTTTCATAATTTACATAGCACCATATATTAAAATCTAAAGCATCATTTGGTCTAAATTTAAATCTTGGTAAAATGGGGATTATATCAACTTCTCTTTCGATAGCTTGAGATAATTCACTTATTGTATTTAATCCTTCTGTCAAATCTGCTTTACTTAATTGACTAGGATTTATTTTTGCGCTTGTTGCAGCATCTTTAGCCATACCAGCCCAATTTTTTGATTCTGCCACATCACCTTTTGCGGTAGCTATTTCTTCTTTAACTCTATATCTAATATAATTTAATAATGCTTCGGTATGCATAGCTGTCTTTTCAGAATAATTATTTTTAAGCTGATTATATTTCTTTTCGAAATAATAATATTCTTCATTTGTATATCCATAATTCCACTTATCAATTATTTCATTAGTTACAACGAATCCATCCATATGTGAATTAGCACCTTGTTTGTTTGCAAAATTATTAGCACTATCATAATTTAATTCTTGTTCTATCTCTGGCAACATTTTAGAATCTTTCCATCCTAGTTTACGGTATTGAGACATGGCTGTGTTTTTCATATAGACACCCATGACCTCTCCACCTTCTTCAAGTGAAGATTTCCATAAATTATATAAAAATGGTCTATCAAATAATTGTAATGTACTTTTAACTTTGTCTAAAACTACATTTCCTTGTTCGTCACTAATCATATCTTTAATGCATTTTTTGCAATATAAAATCCGACCCATTTTATGAATCGGATTGTAACTAACATAGTATTCAGATTCCTTTTTTAAATCTCCACAATTTTGACATGAATATTCTTTTTGAATTCTTTTTGGTTTTTTAGTTGTATTTTTAGGTCTCCCTGCCATAAACACTTCTCCTTAAATTAATAAAAAGAAATTATAATTCAAATAACCTCTTCTAAATCTTTATATTTTCCACTATAATAATTATCTAAAAACTCATAAAATTACTCTTCGGTATATGAAATACTAACAATTATTTAATTGATAATATTCATCCCTATAAAACCAAATATATCCTTTAAATTGTTTATATTTATGCTTGCAACATAACATTATACTGTTGGCATTATACCCTAACTGTCTAGTTACCTCTCTTAAACTTCTAAATTCGTTTATATAATTACCGTCCATATCACATTGGACAACTTCCCTTTTGTTTTTATTATTATTTCTTAATTTTTCCCTAGTTTCAAAAGAAACCTCTAACCCTAAAGGACTTCCTGCTGTTGGGCACAAATTATATCCAATATTTCTTTCAAAACAATTTGTATTATCAATCCAATATTGTTCCCTCTCAATGAGTTTACTTTTATCGTCAACCAACTCGATTATTTCAAACTTGAAATTATCTTGACCATATTTAATCCACGATCTTTGTAGGTATTCATTTTCATGATTTTGTTTGTTTAATTTACTTATATGTGCTTTCTTTCTATCTATTAAATCTACCGCACTACCTATATATATTTTACCATTAAATAAATTAGTTATCCTATATATTCCTGACGCATATTCCGTATATTCAATTTTTGAAAAAGTATCATCATTTATATCAACAATCAAACATTTCTTGCATGTATTTTTATAACCACTAGGAGTATTATCTTTCCAAAAATTATTGTCATTCATTTCAATAAGACAATCGCACTCTTTACATTTTTTAAACATAACTCCATTAATGTTTTTGTAAATACTTGAATTATGAAGATATAGGAGACTCATATTTTGAGAAATATTCATTCTAAAAGCTTTTCTTCTTATACTGTCCTCACTCCTACTTGGAAGTAATTTTAATAAATCATCAATATATGTATTTTCATAATTCATTTTTAAAATTGATTCCTCTTCATTAGACCAAGTTTTGAATGATAATCTTTCTTTATTTTTTTTAATGCCTAAACTACTAGTAATATAAACTACGCTTTTGTATTTAGATTCTGATCCAAATTTTTCTATTAATTCATTTTTGCTTGATTCAATATAGTTTTTACAAATCCATAGAACATCTTCTAAACTCCAATTGTCTTTAAAGCGTGTTGACCTAGCATTATGCCAATTAATTACTTCTGTTTTTGTTTTACTCATCTCTAATTCCTTCTTTCCGTATATTTTTTATTTCCGTACTAATCATTAAAAATAAATAGAAGAGAGGGTACGGAAATGGGTCATGACTCCCAAAAACCTCTCTTCCTTCTTCACAGTATTTTTGTGAATATTAAAAGACACTTACATTACGCAAGTGTCCTCTCAAAACACAAAACTTTATTATTTATAACTCAAAACCAAACCCATAAATTTTCAAATTGATTGGATATTAACTATCCAAAAACTCCATCATATTATATTTAACATTTTCTTTGCCCATTTCTAAGCACTTATATGCCAGTTTTACCACTCCGTCTACAATACAATCTGTACAAGCGTCATTAAAAATCTTATCTAAACATTCCCCGATAGAATCCTTAATCTCATCCTCTAAACATTCATTGCAACAACATAATGCATCAACTTCACTTTTCGCTTCACAGATAGGGCATTCATACTCATCTTCCAAATCATTTTCCTCACAATCTTCAATATCATTAACATCCTCGACCATCTCACACCAAGACCACGTTCCATCACCATTTAGATACTTATCAACTTCCTCTTTGGTCATATTAGTATCTGTAAAAATAAAATAATCGACAAATTGATCAAAAGGATCGACGAATTTATAGTGGTCATACCCTTTTGCAGATTCACAATAAAACCTAATACCACCTTCATCAAACCACATGTTCACATAAAACTCATCATTGTCCAAATCTTCATCTTCGTCAACAATATCATATTCTTCATCAAGGTATTCTGAAATATAGATTGCTAGAGGTTTATTTACTACCATAAGAAAATTTCTTGATTCTTCAATATGGATATTGATAACATTTTTAATATCTGACAAGGTTAATTTATTGCTCATTAAATGTTCCTACCTTTTAATTATTTATTATTGGTTAGATAATCTCATCCACCAAACCATATTCCAACATTTCTTCACTAGTCATACACCACTCATAGCGACTCATTTTCTCATACTGATCTTCAGTTATTTTAGTATGAGACAGGATAAAATCCTTAATTTTTGTTTCATACTTCTCACTAAATTTAAAATAATCCTTAACCTGAGTAGCAGTGCCTTCTAAATATGTGCTTCCACTATGAATTAATGCCGTACTAAACGGATAGCACTTTACATTTACATTAGGATTATTAAATCCTGCCATTACAATAAGACTACCCATTGAGTAAGCATAAGCCATAATAGTAATAGTAGTTTTTGTTTTAAGTTTGGTTATTAAATCGCATAGAAATAGACCATTATGTACTTGACCACCATTTGTATTTAAAAGGATATTAATTTCATCTCCTGTACCATCATTATCCATTTCCATTAAAGGTAAACAAACACATTCTATTGTTGCTTCTGAAATTGTATCATTAATAATAATTGTTCTGTTTCTGATTCCTTTGAAATACTGGTACATAATAGGATCTGATGTTTCAGATAATTGTGATACAAGTTCATTTATATCAAGACTTCCTAGTTCTGACATAAAAATACCTCATTATTCTTTCAATTTATTTATTATTTTAATTTGCAATCATAAGCAGATTTTACCCAAACATAACCTCCTGCTGTTTTACCTTTTCCATTAATGCACTGTCTAATATTTTGTTTTTTGATTCCAGTACATTTTTCAGCATTATAAATAGAAGGGAATTCCATAACTAATTCTCCGCTTAATGTATATTGGAATATGGATATTGGTTTACCAGCATTTAAAGTACGTGGCAAATGCTCCTTAATATCAAAGCTATTAGACGAATAATTATCTAGATATAGCCAGATATACCCGTATGCTGTTTTTCTATTCTTATTAGTCCCTTCGCAACATTCTCTTATAGATTTCGTTTCAAAACCTTCAATTCTGTTTATCTGATTCATGTAATCGTAAATTATTATTATATTACCATTCATATCCATCTTAATAACTTTCTTTGAAAACATATTTCCTTTATTATATTTTGAATCAGACATCTTCTTACGTGTTTCAAGTGAAAGCTTTCTTCCTTTTATTTTTTTACTCATTGTAATCTTTATTTTGCCATTATATTTGTAGTTATTCAATCCACCACTTGTTGAATTATATCCATTGATAAAAGAATCGTACTTTTGTATATAGTAGATTTCTTTATTTGATAAATCGTCTTTATTACAAATTTCTAGTATTTCAAAAATAAAGTTATCTTGACCATATTTATTCCATGACCTTTGTAAATATCTATTTGTATGGGTATTAAGAATTAATAGCCTCTTATGTTCGTAGAATCTTTTATTTAAATTACTTGATAAACCGATATAAACCTTATTATTAGCTAAGTTTTCAATCTTGTATATCCCAATATTTCCTATTGTTTTCTCTTCCACATCCCCATCTCCTTTATTTTTGCAAACAAAAAAGATGGTAGAAAAACACTCTACCATCAACTCCACACAGAAAAACAGTCTGAGGGAGTAATAATTTTATATAATTATTTTAAATTACAATCATATGCAGATATAAAACCTTTATCACCTACTATTGTTACTGTTTGACTAGTTTCTCCAGAATAGCGGTGGTTAGTACAATATTCATCATGTGTGACCCATACTCCGCTAGTGATTACTTTACATTTGTCTATGGTGAGTATTTCAAATATGTGACGATGGCCTAAAAATATTAGTTTTGGTTTCTTATCTAATAATGCTAACATTTGATTTGGAGCATTCTTAACATTTCCATAATCGCCATGATACAAAGCACAATAATGACCTTTTACATAGAATTCTGCAATTGTATTTTCTAATATGGATTTTTCAAACTTCACATTCTTCAAATTAGCAGTCCGTATTTCCATAAATTCCAATACAAAATTCTCATATCTATCTTTATTTTCTGAACGTTCTTTTATATCATTACGCGAGTGATTTCCGGTTACAAAATGAATTACAACATATTCAAAATGGTTGCTCATTTTTTCAATAAACTTAGACATATATTCAGAAAATCTTTTTGTTTGTTCGACTATTCCGTATTGATTATTCCTTATGATGGTTTCATGAATTACACCACTCAGGGCATCGCCACTAAAACATAAATGACATTTATTAATCTTTTCTTTCTTTTTGATATCTAAAATTTGTAAAGTGTAATTTGCCAATCTTTCAAGAAAAACTTCTTCATTATATTTTTCAAATTCATTATCTACGGTTAGGCCAAAATGAGGATCTGAAATCTGAATTACCATTTCATTTTCTTCACTATATAAATGTTCGGGTTGCTTGAAGACGATAGGGGAGAGGTCTTTGATACTCTCCTTAATTAAATCGGCCATTGTTTCTTTTCTTGCAAGTATTCTTATATCCTTATTTATAGAAGTTCTTAAATCTTGAAGTTTGATTCTTTCTTTTTTAAGATTAATTTCCTTCATATCTAAGTCGGATATTTTCTTATCGATAATAGGAGAGGTTAGATTATCTTTAGACATATCTAATTTTCTTAAAGTCCCATCTCGATCTTGTCTTTTTTTTACAAACTGTCTATAGTGTTCACCAGATTTAAATTGATTTCCTTGATGTTTATTTAAATCATTCCACGAAGGATTATTTGTATTGAATATTTGTTTATATTTATCTCTATTATTCTTGAAGTCTACACCTATAGAGTATAATTGATCTCTATCCATTAATAACCTCAAATCTAAATTTATTTTCAAATTAAAATAATCCCCTTATCGACCAAACAGGGGAGTAGTAAACTTAAATATCCTTTATTAAATAGGTACACTATACCAACAATCCTGACACAAAAATATTTCTTGTTCACAATAATATTTATACCAGAAACGGAATTTTCCGCATACTGGGCATTGAGTATCTGCATTTTCAATATTCAATTTTAAATTTTCCATAGCAAAATAATCCGTTACTAAAAACTTATAAGAAGTTATAAAATACATACATAATTTATAACTCTATGTTTTATTCCTTATTCATCGTATTACTACTCAAGTTGCTTAACACTCCAAAGGCTTAAATTCCCTGCTAACGAACAGGTATATAGGAACCTTGATTCAATCAACTAACTTTAAATATCTTATAATTCTCAGTATCCTCCTTTTAAAGAAGAATAGGGTGAGGTATTGATAAAATTAAAATGACCCACCGTGGTACGCGATTACAAATGAGTAAACTAAGCGTGGTGGGTTCTGTTCGGGCGAAAATACCCATCCATTGTAACAGATATTTTTATTAAAAATTCTTCTTTGTTAGAGTAATTAACTCAATTCTTGATAATAAGGCAGGGTGATTAAAAACTCTAGATATTTCTAATCACCACTAACGCTCCCTATTATTTATACAACTTGTTATAAGTGTAATAAATATAAGTTTTAGATTATTGAATAATAGGGGAGAGGCAAGGAGAATAATAAATTATGATAACTTTATCCATCCTCTCCCAAGGTACTACTGGCACAACAATATGAATTAACCACAATAGCAGGGTGACGCTCAGTTCACTTCTAAACTCTATATCCGCTTTCGATATAGTTCCTGCATCTCTAATCCATTATGTAAAACACATAATGGAGCGAAGGATGCCCCTTCCTTCCTTATTGTGGTTAGGTATGATTAACGCTAGTGTCTCCTTAGACCTAGCTGAATGAATTAATCACCATCCATATTATTCATCATCCTCTTCAAATTCATCAGAAACAACATCTTCAATTTCTTCTTCTGTGAAAGAAAATTTAACATACTTCCCTGAGAAATTCTTCAATAGTTCAATCAGATTTTTAACACCTTCGTCTGGAATATTTACAACTGCTATGTTATTTTCAATTGTCAACTCACCTTCGGACGCAAGTTTATGTGTAATTTTCTTTGTTTCAGTAAGTTTAGATTTTGCCATTATTTCATTTATTCCTCACTTTATTTATTATTTTATATTCAAATTTTGAACCTCACACGACTGAAGTCACGGGTGTTCTTGTTGACGTTTATAAATTACACTTATCCTTAAACCCTTTTCCAGCAGAGAATGCAGGTTTCTTAGATGCTTCTGTTGACCATTCTTTTTCAACTCCACTTAATTTAGAAACTCCACTTTTAGCAGGAATATTTTTTAATTCATAATTGCCGTGTCCGATAACCTTGATTGCTTCACCCGATGCGACAGTATCTTCAATTAATTCGAAGAAATTAGTAATTAAACGTTCAGCTTCTTTTTTAGTGATTTCCATTTTCTCTGCATAAGCGTCAATAAGTTCTTTCTTGTTCACGATTGTTTTATTCCCCTTTAATTTTAAATTAATTATTATTTATTCAATAGACTGAACTCACCCAGTTGATATCGTTTTGTAAATTCTTCAAATTGTTCAGGAGTATTGTCATTTCCGTACAAATTATGATATAAGTCATGGATATTCTTTGTTAAACAAACTCCTAATGGATATTTATTATGTATTAAAATAAACTGTTGCTCTATTAATTCTAATTCCTCATTTGTATAATCTAAAACTGTTAGTTTTAATTCAATATTAATGTCTTCTAAAACCTCTAAAACAATCTTATTGAAACTATATAAGTGATGTACTGCACTAAATTTTTGTTTTGTTAAGATACATTTATAGTCACACTGTTTCATTGATTCGCGTTTCCATTCTAATATTTTTGCGCGAAGAAATTCGTAGATAGGTGTTAAACCGCCTTTCCAAAAAGGTGAATTCTCTCCACTAATCTTTTCATTCCCACATAATCTACATCCCTTATTAGAGTAAACATTAGCATAACTTACTTTAATTATACCTTGTTCTGGATGTGTCAAGCAGATACATAGTAATTTTTTATGTGCAGAAACATAATCCTCTGCCGAAAATAAAGGTTTAAATCCATGTTTAATAAATATATCTACTACAATATTGCCATCGAGAAACGCTTTTTTATATCCATTTTTTACACGAACCTTACCTAGACTATCTTCACCATATTTTAATTGAAATGATTCTCTTGTTTTTATTTGTTTGCATTTATCGCAACAATCTTTTTCAATTATTACCCTACTTTTATTATATTTTTGATAAGTCGCAAACAATAAAGTTTTGTCTTTGTAATCTAAACAATAATCACAAAAATATAAAATATTTACCTGCGAACTTTTTGGTAAGTCTAAAACTTTAACTAATATAGTAGTTCCTTTTTTAACACTCATTCTTCCATCTTTATCTTTATAGCGAGGAATAATATAGTTTAATTTTTCATAATATGAAATAGTATTACTATGAAGACTAACTCTTATATATTCTGTTACAAGCATTCTATCCTCCTTTAATTAAATTAAAGACGGAACAGAAATACAGTCTGTACCCAACTCCACACAGAAAAACAGTCTGAAGGAGTAATTATTATATTTGTTTTTATCAATTACATCTTATCAGACAAATCTGCAATTTTACTTCTCCAAACATTTGGAAGATGTACACATCCGAACATGTCCTCATTTTTAAAAACTTCTATTGCTCTCAACAATCCATTATTCTTACCTACATATTCAACCTTGTCTACTTGTTGATATGGATCACCTTCGATAATTATCTTAGCATCTTTACTACATCTAGAAAGAGCAAGTTTCATTAAATCAGGTGTTGTATTTTGTGCTTCAGTTATGTATAAAATCTGATTATCAGTAATTTCCATACCTCTACTATCAGCCATAGGTATTAATCTAATTTTATCCTGTGTAATTAAATTATTTACAATTGACTTATCACCAAATTTAGTAATAAGCATGTTGCCAATGAACTGTTGCATACCCTTCTCGACAGAATTACCACTGTAATACCCCATATCAACTGCACCACGGACTTTTGTTGGGTTATACATTATTACACATGAATCGTATTTTTGATATTGTAATGCCCACATAATATACATTAAACTGCAAAGACTCTTACCACTTCCTGGTTTGCCTGTAATGGCAGTAAATTGATTATTATGTAAACTGTCAATACACAATTCTTGAAATATATCCTTTGGTTTCAAATTACCAAACATCATACTTTTAAAATCTTTTTTAACAATACTTTTAAACCCATTTTGTGTCCATCTATATTTATCTACGATTGAATTATTGACTTGTATGAGTAAATATTCATTTATGTTTAGGTTCCATAAATTTGATTTAGCTTCTGATTCATACCAATTAGCTAATTCATATTCTGACATATCTACAATACTATAACCCGTGTATGTATCATCATTGGAATCCAATGGTTCAAACTTCTCACAAGGGATATTAAGTGATTTACACTTAGCTCTAAATAATAGGTCATTACTAAAAGCAACAAAAGTATTATCTTTATCATGTTGTTCTTTTAGCAATGATATAATTTTGTTATCCATAATGTCTTTATCATAGCAAGATGGAAGATTATTATAATCTGTTTCATCAATTATATATGTAATCTTATCTTTATTTGCTTCAATATTGCGAGTAGCCCTACGAGCTTGATATTTTACTTCTTCTGTATTGCCAAACTTTTTTAATTTGTCCAGTTCGCCAAGTACAAATCCTGAAAGTTGAACATCTAAATATTTATCAAATACTTCTTTGGAATATAGGAGTAGGACGTTAGTATCTATATATTTAGGAGCCAATAAAGACCATCCCTTTATTATTTATTTTATTCATTATAAGACACTATCACTAAACAAATATCTTTGATTGGGTCTAACTTTATCTAAATCAACTAATTCTTGTTTATCTTTTTCTTGTAGTTTTAATAGATAATTATAAGTAGAAGGGGTTACGTAACGTTGCTTACCACGACCACTACCAAATTTACCAGTGACTACTAATTGATCACCATAGTTACCTTGTTTATTTAGGATGATTATTTTCTTTTCGATAAGATAATCCATTTCATTTTTTGAGATTGGTTGCAAATTGTTATATTGATTCTCCTTTGGAGTTTAATTTTATTGTTCGTTCACACATATAAGGTACATCGACCAATACCTTAATAGAAGGGGTGTTCCACATCTCTTAAATTTGTATATTAGCCTATGTTTCCCTTATTGGCAATTTAACTAAAAACCCTGTAAGCGTTGGTATAGCTAGGTTTATGCGAGTTATTTAAATTGCTATTCTTAAAACCCCTTGCTACAAGCACGTTTCAGGGTTTTCTATTTAGTCAAGTCATCTAAATTTTTGTTTTTATGGTATGACCTTAATGCAACTTCCCTGTGTTGTTCTTTCCATATTTCTTTTGCACAAGTTGGGCAGTATTTTGATTTGTTGTTATATTTCTCAATTAAATCTCCGCATTTTTCACAATACAAATTACATCTATCTACATTTCTTTTTAAATTTTTAACAATAATATCTCCAAAACATTCCCATAAAGTAGTTTTATAATTTGATTTTTTGAATTCATATAGATATTTAATTAAAACATCTGTTACATAATTTATATCGTTATTAACATTTAACATTTTTTCTCGTATTTCTTGATATAAAAATGTCATATTACCCATATTGTCATCGTCTTTTCTATTAATAATGAAATGTTTCTTTAAATCTAGTTCTTTGTAATTTTTCACAACTTCATCATCTATTTTTACAGTATTGTCTTTCATTAACATTTTATAGTCAAATTTACCTAAATTAGTTGCATTAAAATTTATATTTGGATTTGGAATTAATTTATTTAATTTATTTACAACACTATTATTGATTTTTTCAACTTTATTTTTTTCTTTATCTTTTGCATAAATAAAAAAATGAGGAGTTTTTGATTTTGTGTATCCATTTATCAATTTTTTTATTTCACTAGGTCTTTTAGGTTTATATAATGTTTTAGCGTAATCAATAGTAAAGTTGTTTTCCATACAAAGTAATTTAACTACATCTAAGTTTACATTCTCACTATTCCATATTTTTGTAATATCATTGCTTATTATTCCTATATTTCCACCAGTATAAGCTGTTTTTAATCCACTATATATACTTTGATTATTAATAATCTCTGCTCCAGCTTTACGCATATTATAATAAAGTGGATTAATGTTTTTCATATTTCTTTCTGCTACTAAAATTATTGTCTTATCGGCACAGACTAAAGATTTGTCTCCGTCAACATCAAACTGAAGTATTTTAGATATTAAATCATGACAGGAAGTATATAATCCATTGGTAATAAACCAATCGTCCTTATCTTTGTCTATTACATTATTTCTAATTGCGTGTTCACGGAATAGATGAGGCGAGCGTAAACAATCTAGTTTAGAATAATCTTCATACAATTTGCAATATACATCCCCCTCCTTAAGAAGTCCTTTGGGATTCTTATCACCAAGAAATAGGAATTCGCAGAATGAATATAAATCAGGTATGATAAAAGTATATTTTCCCAATATATCTAATTTTGCTGATCTTGCTTCTTTTACCATACTTTTTTTTACTTGTTTTAATATTTCTTTGCAATATGTATCATTCAATAATTCAGGGTAAATTTCTAATGCTTGCTGTATGTAATTCTTATTTATATTTGATTTCTTAACTCCTAAGACTTTCAACATAGTTTTTCTATCTCGTCCGATATTTACAATATGATGTTTTGTTATTTTTGATATTTCGTTTAGTTCATTATCATTCATATCAATTAATGTTTGAAGCATTTGATAATTTATCTTTGCATCGTTAAAATCATCTTCCTCTTCATTACACTTTCCAGCTTGACAATTATATTTCTTATAATTATCCTTATAAACATCCCAACCATATTTAACTACATTACCATGATCATCTAACTGATTTTTAAAATATTTATACATTTTAAATTGACTTTTTGTAAAAACAACTTCTATTTCTTCTTCAAGAAGATTATGCAATTGTCCATATATATCAATCACTTCGCCATACTTTTTATTATCATTATTCTTATTTGCAATATTTATAAATTTATTATATTCAAAAGGTACTAACAGTCCTTTTATCCAAGGTAATCTCGTCATAAAACTCTTTTTGCTTAAACTAGGGAGAATCATGCCAACTCCATCTGTATGGGTAATTGGAATCTTCATTTTTTTATTAGGAATGATTTCATAAGTCACGTCATCTATAAAATCTACTACGCCCTCAACTTCAGTCTCCATATCATCTACAACAATTGATTTATCAATATCAAATTCTTTCCATTCATCCGTGGCACTATTTGCAAGTGCTAGATAGGCTAAATATTTGTTAATATTAACCCCACCTAACTCATTAATTCTATCAATAGTTAATCCGCACATCAATGTATCTTGATGTTTTAACCATGAACTTTCTTTAATAAAAACCGTCTTTTTTGTTCTAATTTGTCCAGCACTTGCAGTCAAACAAATATACTTCTCATTTTCATAGGTGAATCCGTCTAATATAATATCTTCAATTATATCAAAGAAAAAAGTTTGGACAATTATAATGTCAGTTGTCAATGTATTCTCTTGGATTTTTATTGTCCTAGTTAATACGGAATCAAAAACAGAAATTATATTTCTCTTATTCAAGGAATTAGGGTTCAACGCCCTAACTCCTTTATGTGTTTCAAAAATTGAATATAATCCTTCTTTGTAATACTTGATTGTTCTATTAACACTTGTAATATATTCTTCTAATTCTTTAATATCGACTTCATTATTTCTAAATTTATTTTTAATTTCATATAGTTCGTTTTTATATAAATATAGTTCATTCATATTATTATGTATTGTCATTTCTTCTTCGTTATAAAATGCCGAAGTATCTACAGAATATATATGTATTTGTTTGCTTAAACTCAATATATTTCCTCCTTTATTAATCTTCAAAATACCACGGTATAAACTACTTTCATTTGTTTTGTTCTAAATAAGCTATTCTATTGTAATTAATCCGTCCTCTTGGATTGAATTTTTAAACTTTTCGTACCGATCCCCTTCAATATCATCAAAGAACTCTTGATTTTGTGGATGAACTTTTAATATTGAAATTGATAATTTAGTTATTTGTTCCATTTATTTATATTTCTCCTTTTATTTTAATATTCCATACATTCAACAACACTAAGATTATGTCTTTTAGCACATGACTTGCACACATATCTATCAAATTCTATATCAATAAATATATCTTTTGTTTTTGTTAATTCCTTGTCACAATAAAAACAGTTTTCACTTATGTAAAGATTATATTCATTTTCATTTGTTTTACATTGCTTTTTGAGTGGCATATGTAACTTCCTCCGTAGTGCCGTTAGTAGTATGAATAAATCCACCAATTGAGTTAGTATAATCTTCTAGAATAATTTCAACTTCTTCTCCAATTTCAGCAAGCTCATATAATTGCCGTTCCAACTGAAAATTACCTATGTGATATCCATAAACACCAGTTTTATCCTTAGTGATATGTAATGTTTCAAAACCAAAGAATGTGTGCTGTGAGTGATAAATTCTACCCATTACCCTTATTAACTTATTAATTGTATTTTTTGAGTTATAGATTGTGTCAAGAATATCTGTTATTGATATTTCTACTCCATCTACTAATGATGTGATTATATAATTCATACGTGATTGGTCTTGTTCATCTAAACTAATTGAACCGTTTAAGTAAATCGTTTGCATATGTAAAACCTCTTTCTATTAATTATTTTTAACTCGTATATAGTTTATTTGTTTTGGTTAGAATAATAGTATCACCTTAACCACTTATCTCAAATTTTTGATTTTTAAAACCCTTGCTATTAGCGACGTTCAGAAACGAAAAATACACAGAATCAATTAGAATTTATTAATAGTATAAATACCTAGTCAAAATAAAAAGTCGTCTTAAAAAGGTCAAAATTTATCATCTTTACATAAGATAAATTGTCATATTATAGGTGTAGGATTATTTATATTTATACCATCGAAATATTTAGAATGTAATAAATCACTTCTACCACATTCTCTTAATTTATTAATTAATGAAAAAATTGTTATGTATTCAGTTTTATCTCTATATCTTATAAGTGTAATGCCCTCCTCTTCACATCTTCTGTCTTTAAATCTATCCCTGTCTTGTTGTTCTAAAAAATCCTGTTTATTCTTATGAAAGTAAGACATATATTTATAATGTTGTTCTCCATCATATTCAAATGCTAAATTAATATTTGGCAAATAAATATCAAGTTGTAGAGAACTATTATATCTTAACCAATAATAAAATTTTCCTATAAGTATATCTTGATCATAGAATATTGAAGTAATTAACATTTGTAATTCTTTTTCTCCATTTGATAATTCTGTAATGTTTCTATTTTTACTTCCCTTATTAATTATTGTTATACCACGCTTCTTTCTTGCAAAATCTTTTCTACAATTCTCACTACAATATTCATTTTTTGCATTTTCTGATTCAAATTCTTTATCACAATTCTTACATATTTTTATTGTTTTCTTATCATTTATAAAACAATTTTTGGTGCAATAATTTTCATGATCATATATACTCATTTTATTTTCTTTATATATATATTTCTTCCTACATTTTTTACATATTCTTAATAATTCTATAGGTATATTATTTTTCTGCATTTTTTACACATCTCCGAACAAAATTTTTCTAATTTATTATACGATTTGAATTCTTTATCACACTTTTCACAATTTAAAACAAACAAATTTTTATCTCCTTATCTATATTTTATATTTATATTATCTATTTTCTTTTCCAGCTATCCTGTCTAAACTCTTTTTAAGTTTTTCCTTTGTAGTAACCAAACCATTTTTAGGGTTAATAATCTGTTCATTCTTGCCATTGATTTTAAACTTTAATACTTTATGGACAATATGTATTTGATCTTCAGGGAATAACCACACTTCTTCAATATGAAGTAGTTTTGATATTAGTGTAACTCCTAATGCTTCTAGCTTTGGAATAATAGAGTTTGATGTTGATTTACCTTTTGGCATGTAGATTGCTATAATATTGTCGTTTTCTCTATATATTTCAGTATCGGCAATTCCTTTAAGAAATGTGTCGTTAGGATTTTTGGTTGGACGTTTTGTTTTTAAGTCGATAGGAACTGATATGTAATATTGGTTGATATACTTAATTATGTTTTTCACCTCTTTTCTTTATTGGATTTAGAGTAGGGGATAATGTGGGGCGGTTTGTGGAGATTATGATTTGTAAAGTGTAGCCCCCACATCCCGTATCTATTGTTTGGTATGTTATTAGTATAATTTATTGCGGATGAAATGTCAATGTGAATTTATTATTTTTGGTTTGTTTATTTCTATTTCTTCATAATCCAAACAATCTTATTAGCTTTGGTAACTGTGTGTACATCCATTTTAGTTTTTAAAATCTTACCATTAGCCCACCATTCTTTACTTAACCAATCTAATTGTTTTTGTGTAGCATTTTCATATTTCCATTTTGCTTTTCTATCTAAAAATGTACTATGTTTTCTTGAAGCATATTTCTCAGCTTCTTCAATAAGATTAATTAAATTATCATCCTCAGATAAATAATTCTTAGTATTTATTTTGTTTGTGGTATTTACAAAATATAATTCAAATACATTCTCAGATAAATTCTTATAGATTGCATAATGTAAATCTGAATTTACAGATAGGGAATATATTTCATTATTACACTTAAACCAATCATAATATGATTCAGAGAAATAGTCTCCCATATTAGTTTTAAATAATTTAAGTTCTTCCGCAATAAGTTTAAGTCTTTTAATTTCTTTTTGCTTTGCTAATTCTTCTCGTTTTAGTTTATCTTCTTTATTTTTTTCTTCTCGCTCAATTGCCTCGGTTAAAGTTTCATTGTCTTTTATGTCTACACCAAATATATCTGTCATTGTCATTAGGTCATGTTTTCTTACAATATCAACAACATCAATTACTAAGCAATTTTCTTTTCCTTCATATGTCCTTAATCCTCTGCCAATAATCTGAGTGTAAAGTATTTTAGATTTAGTTGGGCGACTCATTATGATGCAATCAGTTGGTTCGTAATCAAAGCCAGTGGTTAGCACACCTACGTTTACAATTACAGGAAGTTTACCAGACTTAAAATTATTAATTACTAATTCCCTTTGCTTGTCTTCAATTGTAGAATCAACATAATCACAAACTATATCCTTATCTTTAAATTTCTGACATATATCTCTTGCATGAGCAATACCTGTTGCAAACACAATTGTAGATTTCCTATTATTAGCATATTTTAGATAAGCATCAACTATGATATCATTACGATTATCTGTGTTTACTGCGTCTTCTAATTGTCTCTGATTAAATTCACCCGCGATAGTTTTTACATTGGATAAATCAACATCTGAATGAACGTATATTGCTTTAGGTTCACACAGATAGTTATTCTTAATCATTTCTAAAATTTGTTTCTCATATATTTTCCCATGAAAAACTTTTGTCATATCATCATTAAAAGGGGTTGCTGTTAACCCGATAACTTTAATATTAGGATTGAGTTTATCTACTATCTTTTTAATTTGTCCAACCGCACTATGGCATTCATCAAAAAATACTAATTCAAAATCACCATGCTCTGACATTCTTTCTAATCTAGTTGATTTAGAATGTGTTAATGATTGACGAGTTGCTATTACAACTTTTGATGATACTTGATCTAATGAAGCTTGCACACAACCAACATCTAATTCAGAATTGGTATTAAGTAATTTTTCTTTTGTTTGGTCACGAAGTTCAGAAGATTGAACCACTATAAGCACACGACCAATAGTTTCATTTGCTATTGCAGACATAATAACTGTCTTACCTGTACCTGTGCCAAGTGATAGGATGCCATTATAATTTGGTTGTAAATCCTTAACTGCTTCTACTGATTCTATTTGATATGGACGTAGTTTGTATGACATTAATTTAAACACCTCTTATTTATATTTATTTTTCCTATTTTACCAAATAACGACCTGAAGATTTTTATACCCCTAAATCCAAAAATCGCATTTTCTTCGGTATAACAACTACCCCCATATACCAATGGTTTCAGCGATTTTTACCTCTAAAAACTCAATATATAGATTTTCCCTTACACCGAAGAAATGAGCAAATTTGGATTTAGGGTAGGGTTGTAACACCGAAAAAATGAACAAAAAGTGCGTTTTCTTCGGTGACAAATACTATATACAATTCTACATTACTATTATAGATTCAATTCTACATTAACCATTAGAGATACATTTCTACAGTTTTAAGTCGTTCAAACCGCTACGCAGTTTCGAACGCCTTAGAGGATTTTTTAGATTATGATTTTGTAATTGTCCCTTATGTATTTGTACAATTCATAGTCTTCTTCATTTACACATTTGTTATATTGTTCAAGTATATTTCCATAATAATATTTAAGATAATATATTTTCTTGTTTCTGATTAATTCTTGTTCATTTGATTGAGCTATTTCTTCAAATCCTTTTTTCTTAATATAATCAAATTCCTTTTGCATTGTTTTATCTAATTGTGTGTTAAGATAGTAATATACATATTCAGGTCTTTCAAATAGTTTAATTTCATATCTATTGTTACCACCTCTTATTTTTTGAATTTGCTCTTCTTCATCCCAAAAACTATATGCATCAGATTTGTATTTATTTAATAAATTATATTTGCTTTGTTCAAGTTTCTTTAGAAATTTACTTATTGTATCATCTATTACTCCTATTATTTCTCCAATTTGTGTTCTTGATGGAAATGCATAATGAGTTCTGTGATATATTGGCATTAATTCTCCTGTTGAATAGTTTATCTTTTCCCAAGCAAGATAATAATTATATTTAGTTAGTAGCACTGTATATATTGACCATTCTGTTGGAGATAATGTAGTTATTACTTTATACACAAACTCTGATGGAATAGGGGTGTAGCCATTTTGAGTAATATGATTACAAAGTTTATTATTATACCCTATGTAAACTTTTATCAATTCATTGTTTGTTAGAGTTATAATATCTTTGTCAATGATAATTACTTCATGTAGGATTAATTTTCCTAGTGCATCTTTGATTCTCATTGGTTTAAGATTTGTTTCTTCTGATATTGAATTTACAGTTAAAGATACATACTCATTTTTAATTGCTCTAGACATTAGATACCATAATATATACCAACCATCTATAGTATATTTATCTTTGATATGGGAGTTATTTATGGATTCATATTGTAGTTTAATAAATTTAGTATAGTCTGTACCTCTTATGTCAAATGTTTTGTCGAAATATATGTATCTTGAATCAGTTGAGTTATAATAATGAGATAGGTCTTTCAAGGATTCTATTTGCATTTATGTCCTCCTATTTATAATTTATTATATTAAGTTAGTGAGTTAATTATGTATTTGAATTTAAGTTGGAGTTAAATCTTTTATCTTGGATAACTTTCCATTGGGCTAGTAGAGAGTTTAATTTTTCTGTTCTTAGGAATATCCAGCAATCTTTATTGTCTGAGGCATCAGTGTATTTGTGTTCTGATAGTAAACCGTTTTGTTTTAGGAAACGCACAAGGTTAATACTTTTGCAAGGAAATATATTTGTTCTTATTGGTGTGGTATTTTGGTTATACATATTAAATCCCCTTTTGGTTTGTAGTATATTATTAATTTATTATATTTAACTTTATACAGATGAATTTAAGTTTAACTTGTATTGAATTTATTTTTCATATTGAAGTCCTCCTATTTAAATATGGTTATATTACCTTAGACTTTAAGTATACTACAAATAGAAAATCATGTCAACAAAATATTAAAATAATTATTTATAGTTTGCTTGGAAAAGTATTTAAAATTTATTCATTCATTTTTAGGTATCGGGTATGGGTATTATTTGAGTCGGTGTGGAGTTGTTAAGTATGCCCCAGTGGGTGGGAATGGTTAGGGTGGATATTATGTAAGTGTTGTGTAGTAAGGGTTTGATTGATATTGAAATTATTTAATATGATATGGTTATTGGTGATATATTTAGTTTGGAATGGTTTGATTATTTTGTTCGTGATTTTTGATAATTATATGTTGTTTGGATTTATTTTATGAGTAGAAATAGTTATTTTGTTTGATTTTTGTTAGGGATGATACATGCGTGAAACTGTTGATATGAAAGAGTTTAAGAGGATTTTTAGTGGATATGATTTATGGTTTGTTTTTAATGGAATGTGGTTAAATGTGATGGATCTATATTTATTTTATGGATTTTAATATTTTTATTGTGGTTGTCAGTTGGTTGGAAAGTGTTGTGGGGATTGAGTTTTGTCGATGAAGGAGCGAAAGGGGATTTTGATATTTGTTTGATAGAGTGAGAAAATATTCATAATTTATTATTGACAAATTATCGGAATCGTGATTTGAGTTGAGTCTGTGAGTTGATGTACTATGTCGAACACTGTCGAATAATGTCGAATAATATTTGTAAACTATGCCCCGTCTATGTAGTTGACAATAGATGATAAATGATATGCATTATCAGTTAGAAAAGAATGGCAGGTATATGATAGAAGCAGAATAGACAGAAAAACCTTGAAACCGTTGATATAAGCGGATTGTAGCGTTTGGCATAATCTTAATTGAATCTAACAAAATGTGCATTGTGTAAGATTAGAGAAGGATTGCCGGGAATAAGGGGTAGGGAAAGGTACTCAGGAAGGAGTTTGGAGGCACAGAGGGCTATTTGTGAGTGAGTATGCTGAGCTTGGTGTAAGTGGTCTGTATCGGATCACAGAGGCAGGAGATATCATAATAGTCGAACGATTATCCAAAATATGCTTAAATCGTTCGGAGATTTCGAGAGGTATAACATGCGAAATCCGGCTGAACACATATAGTAATGATAACCATATAATATAATCACAATAACCATATAATATAGTTATCATAACCACATTATAAAATTATCATAACCATCTAACATGATCACAATGATCACATTAGATGCTACATTGCATACTACTGACAACATAATGAAATGATACAAGTTGTCACTACTAAAACCTTATCACACCATAAATAAATCCCACTATCCACCACTTACGTACATTTTCCCTATTCGAATTTTTAGAATGGACAAACAATTAGCTATAAAGCTCAAAATAATTATTTAAGTACAAATATAGCACTCAATACCTTAAACGCCTTAAAACCCCCTTTATGTCCCTCTCACAGCATATTAATTATTTATCACTCATACACTAAAAACTCAGCATACTAACACTTGGCACAAGAATTGCACTACATACTTAATCAATCTTAAAATAAATATCCAAAAAATATTTTTAAAACCATAAATAAAAAAAGGATATTTTGAATTTATAGCGAATATACTACTTATAAGTAGCACACTTAAAGGAGCAAAAACTAATGAAAATACTTGCATACCATGGAACACCTTTCACCTTTAAATCTTTTGATCCAGATTATCAAGGATACGCTACACGTGGCGAAGGAACAGACCAAGGATTCTTTTTTGCGGAAGAAAAAGACCATGCAGAATACTGGTGCGAACGTAATAGTATGGAAATGAAAGATCAGGGAGAAAAAATATCGCCTAGAATAATGCGTTGCGAATTATCTATATCTAATCTTTTTGAAGCTGATATGCAGGATTATAGATATATTAAAGATATTATATCGGAAGGAATCTCAAAAGAAGCAGATTGCATACAGATTAATAATGCTATAGATGATGAATCAGGAGAAAGGCGAACCATGTACATTATCTTTGATCCTAAAAATATTAAGATAATCAAAAAAGAAAGATATTTAATAAATTTCTAAGAGACTTTAACGAGTCTCTTTTTTGTCCCTCTCAGACCCTCCAGAATGCTCTGTATTGAGTTAGATATAATTATCCTATATAATCCCTTTAACCTTATATATCCCTCTATCAATTGCCCATTTCATAGGATAAATTTGATATGTAATAGACTAAAAATAATTCTTATTAACATGGTTTTTTGTATTGTTTCTATGGTATAATAAATCATCAAATATTTTAAAAGGAGTGTTTTTAATGAAAGCAACGAGTATTAAAGAGGCATGGAGTATTGCAGATAGCATCATTAGTGGAGATTACATTCAAGATGGCAACAGAAGCCAACGTGCAGGATATGACATTTATGTATCAACAAACGGAAGTCAAGAATATATCTGTGATTTAGGAAATAGACTCGAAGTCAACAAAGCAGACGGAACAAGCGTTAATATCTGGATTGAAGCAGAAGAAACAAACACAGACATTCTCACTATCCCAGTAAAGCAAATCTCAGAAAATACCTTTTATATTCCTCTAAGCAATGGCAAACAAATTGACATTATCAAAGATCCTAAACACAACGGAGCAAATTGGGCATGGAAAATTGATACTCAAATTTTTAGTAAAGACGAATATGCTAAAGGTTATCTTAAAACATTGATAGCAGAAAAATTAACAGGTTTACGAATTATTCGCCATAAAGAAAAGCAAGTACCAGACATATGTGGAGTTAATGGAGCATGTTGCAGACATCCTAAAGAGTGTAGTACAATGTTATGTTCTGATTGTCCTATAGCTGAAAGATTCTTCGCCGAACGCGACAATGTAAATCTTGTCTATATGTTATAATATTAATGATTAAAGATACTAACTAAAAGCATCTTTTTCTTTTTGTTCCAAACATTTAAAACCTATAATCTATAGGAATACGGAAGTAATTAATTGACTTTATAATATTTCCTATGCTATAATTCATTAATGGATTATTTAAAGGAGGTTAATACATATGAAAACTATTAATACCTTTTCCGAACTAAAGAGCAAAGGAACCAAGACAGGGGAAACTGTTATATACAATAATGAGGAATATATCTTTAATGGGTTTTCCGCTTATGGCTGTGATCATACTCTAAGTAATGCACTAAGAAAAATTCCTAAAACTGAGGGAAAAGATTATCTTCTTGATACTAAATATGTTAATGATTCTATCGAAGGATATCTTATAATAGACAAGAAAAATAAAAATGGAAATTATCATGTTACGCCATATAATAAAAAAGGGAAAAAGGGTTCTGGATTCTCTATACTTGCACAAGAAATAGGACATAATGAAATATATGTCGGTGGCAAAACATATAAAAAAGTAAACTAAGACTAGAAATAGTCTTTTTTCTTTTCTCCAAACAAGATAAAAACACGCTTTTATTTGTTGGGGTAATAAATAATATAAGGTCAATATATCTAAGGCCAGTAATGGTCTTTTTCTTTTAGGCAATAAATAAAGACAAAAATAATAATTGACATTGTATCAAAAACCTATATAATGTAATTATAAATATTTTTAAGGAGGGAACGCAATGAAAAGTATCTTAGTTTTTGATCGGGATACAAACTATGAAGTTGTAATATTGGCAAAGACATTAATCGAAGCCACGAGAAAATATATGGAGGAAAATAAAATCGATGGAAATGTCAAACGTACTAGTGACAATGGATGGAGATTTAATGCCATCGAAATACAAAAAGGCATATCACTAATAAAAGTAGGGGTAAACAGTTATTATCTATGGATATAAAATAGAGCTGAAAAGCTCTTTTTTATTTTGTCCTTAAAAATCCTGTAGGGTTAACACTCCAATCAAATTACCCTTTCAAGCTATATAAATACCCTCAGAGACGGTCAAAAATGCCACTTTAAAGGCTTTATTTTGTTTATGTGTGTATCTCTGTTATGGCAAAATAAAGTATAAAATACCTCGTATAAGCTCAAAATAATTATTGTACTATATTTTGTTTTGTGCTAAAATAAATGAAACGATACATATATAAAGGAGTGTTTTAAATGGCAAAAACAAAAGTTAAAACAATTGTAGGATATACCATCCAAATCACTTGCTACACTGGCACTGAGCAAACACTACACACTATCAAGGATCTTAAGGCACACGGCAATATATATGAGACTCAAGAATATTACACGGATAAATATCTGGCTAAAGGGTACGATAGAGTAAAACTAAATGTCATACAGGAGTTATACACAAAATAAAGTAAAAACCACTAAAAACTTCTAAGACTAGATAAAAATAATATCTAGTCTTTTTTCTTTCCTTATTCTGCCCTAAACTCAATTCCTCATTTTCAATCCTTCAATTACAAAATCACAGCCACAAAAAGGCCTCTCTAAGCGTTTTAAGCCTTCAGCCGGATATAATTCCATTCCAGACCTAATTTAAATAGCTTATAATCGATTTACATAAAATATACAGCTAATTCAAGCCAATTCTACTAAATTGTTTACATTTTAACTACAATAAAATAGGACTAAAAACATGCTATAAATGAGTTAAAAATAATAAATAATGCTTGACGTATTTATTATTTTAGTTTAAAATAGACTCATAAAGCAAATACAGTCCAGCGTGACACAAGGAGGTGGTCAGACTCGTAAAAGCGAATAATAAATTCCCTCAAAGTTAATGCCGGAGGGAAAAGGAAATCCTAGTCAGTTTTCCTTAAAAAATGGATGTTCTTTGATAACTTCATAAGAGACCAGTCACGCGAGTAGGCACTTTATAATAAACATTAGAGTACATTTCACAGTGTATCCTCTGAGGATTATAAAGGAATCTGAAAAGCGAGAAAATTCACCGCGCAAGTGCATAGACTGGTAAAACTAGACTTTTTAGTCTAGCTTAAAGCATAGCAGCATACTTAATTAAAATTTGAGGAGTTGTTTTAAAATGGCAAAATTTAGAGGCATTATAACAGACCAACTCAAAACATTAGAGACTCGTAAAACTGGTTTTTATGATACATACAAAGAGGCACACGACAAAGCCGAAAAACTTTGCAAGAAAACTATGGGAGACCGTGGACAAATTGAAGTTGAGGAAATAACCGAATAACATAACAAAACGCTATGCTTTAAGGCAGACTAAAAATGTTTAGTTTAAATACTCTCTTTTGTAGGGTTATTAATCCCTTAAAAATCCTCATAAAACTTTAAGCATAACAAACTCATATTGTATCTAATATGTTTACATTCTAATTCCGCCGAATCTCTTATTAGGGTTGCCGAAAAGACAATAAGCGGATGATAGTAAACACTAAATATTAGATATAGAGTCACGTTATAATTAAAGATAATAAAAAGGATTATAACAGGGATTAAAAACAAACGAGAGTATATCTTTTTTAGTGCTTGCTTAGTAAAAAGGAGATTGATAACATGACTTATAACAAACTTTTAAATATCAATAAAAGTAAGGCCAGAAAAGAGGTTATTAAGATTTTTGGCGAAAGTTTTACAGAAAACTCAGCATATCACAAAATTTATGATATGAGTGAAAAAGAGTTTAGACTTGAATTTGTTACTTTAGATGATTTTATTAAAAATATTATTATTAAAGCTGAGTTCGCAGAAATGCCAGAAGCTGAAATACTCAAAGAGGCTTTTGATCATTTTAACGCGAATGAAGGATTATTCAATTCATTATTTTAAAAATAAGCAAGCAAGCATTAACAAAGCTATACTTTCTATAGCTTAACCCAACGAAAAAGACATTTTATATGTCTTTTCTCTATTGTTTTAATTAGAACGATAGAGAAAGGATATATAAAGGAGTGAATAACATGTCATATACTGCAATGCTTAAGAAGTGGGAAAGAGAGTCTAAAAAGAGATGGGAGCAGGATAGACAAGAAAGAAAAGCACAAAGGGAAAGAGCAGAGGTATTCAAGTTTGAAATATACCTTGCTAGGGAACGTCAAGAGAAGCAGGAACAAAAGGAAAGGGAAGAAAGACAAAAAAGGGTTATTGAAGCAAAAAATAATATTCTTTTAGCACTTCAGAAAAATAACCCTTTCAACTATTCTCAGTGGCTTATTATTTGGGATGTTCTAAACTATGATTATGATCAAATTTTAGTATCACTTAACAAAAGCAGAATAACAAAACTTGATATAACGGGAGCATTCGAGTATATCAAGAATTTTTCTCATGAGATTATATCAGATTATTGGGAAAAAGAATTATTAAGTGTATAATAATCCTTAACAAGTTGGTTGTAAGTGTACACCATGATCTTATAACAGGTTATGGTGTATAGTTGGGAATCAATTTAAAAAGAGTTTTGAGAAATGACAAAAGACACTATTCAAGAAAATAAAGGGAGGAAAATTAAAATGACATTACAAGAAATCAACAACACTTTAAATTCTGGTGTACAATGTTTAGTAGGTAAGAAAATGGAATACGGAGAAATCCACGCAGAAGTACATGATGTTATAGAGAGCTTAAATATTGGCCTACAATACTATGCTTGGGACATATCACCTAAAACTAATTATAGTCTGAATATTTTTTCTATAAAACTTGAAACCCTAGATGACGCAAGGAGCAAGCATAAACGAGTAGGAAAAATTCAGGCCATTAGTTTTACTCTTAATTTTCCTGAATTCGCTGAACTTACTATCTCAGAATTATTTGAACATCAAGAAAGAAACGAAAAACTACAGAATATTGAGTATATCAAAGAATCTATTGTAAAAAGAGAAAAGGAAATTGAAGAATTAAAAAGATCATTAATTGAGGCCGAAAACAAATTAAACAACCTTTAAAATCATGTTTTGGTTGGATATTGGATAATAGTCTATAACAGATTTATTATCCAGTTTCGAGTCAAAATAACTAATCAAAGGAGTTGGAACAATGGACTTAATCAAAAAATCTTTTAAAATCAATAACGTTCTTTTTTCAATAATCGAAAGCAGAGAATACAATCTAATTAGTAATCATCCAAAGTATGATAACTATAGTCAACCACAAAAGGAGGTTCTAAAAACTGTATTGATACCGAAAATAAAAAATGTCATAGCGGAGCTAATAAGCAATAACAGGGACTACGAGTGTATCAAGTTAGAAAGTTTAAAAAGCAAGTATACAAAGACTGAGAAAAGTATAACAATTGACTTTGTATATAATGACAAAAGGGAAAATGTCTATATTATTGCTAAAATATTTGATAATTTTAAACATGATTTATGGAATTCATTACTTGAATATAGACTATATGTAGCATAAACAGTAACACAAACAGTATAAGAAATGGAAAATAATAATTTAGGGAATTACACTTAATTCCCTTTTAAGTCTATAACAATTAGAGTATAATAGTTCTAAGGGTTGTGGACTTAAAAGGTTGTTTAGGGTATAACAATCAACCTATAACAAAGCATAACAAGAACCTCCAAACATCGAGAGTAAAAAGAGGAGCGTGTAAAAATGAAAAGCGAAACAATTAGAACAAGATTAGAAAGTCAATATTACATCATTACTACAGATGAACTTATGGAAAGGTTTTATAAAGAGTTCGATTCCCTCCAAGATGCTTATAAGTATGGATTAAAATTAATCAAAGATGTCAAAGCGGTCAACATTGAATTAGAAATTAATGTAATTAATACAAGTGATGACTCTAATTCTAATGTCGTAAGAAATGAAACCATCTATCTTAAATAACAATCCCATGAATCACGAATTTTATTTGCCGAATATGAAGGGAAGTTTTAAAAATGAAACAAATGAGCATTAAACAACTTCAAAGTATTTCTTATTCACCTATTAAAGATGATTCTCTATTTGTTGAAGTTTTCAAGGGAAAAGGATTAAGCACAAACGACGAATTAAAAACAGGTATGTACAATGAATGGAATGAAAAAAGAATCAAAAGAGCTTTTAATTTTGGCAATGGTACATTAAAAGACTTTCATAATTATGTTAGAGATAATACTAAATATGCTGAATTTATTCAATTAGTATAACCCTTCGAAATCCAGTTTTTATACTTATTATGAAAGGATGTTTTAAGAATGGCAAAAACTAAAGAAGAACTAAAAGAAGAACTTGAAGAAGCCCAGGAGAACGCGAACACACTTAAGGAGGAAATGGAGGATCTAAAAGAACAACTTGACAACGCAAAAGGAGACTATAGAGAAGCAATGGAGGAAATCAAAGCAATAAAGGCAGAACTAAAAAATTTAAAATAAACCGAATAAAACCCAACATTCATAGGTGTATGTTCTCTAAGTCGTTTTAGCTATAACACATATAACACAATGTTAAAACGACTTGAAGAGTGTAAACTTTGACACTCTATAATAAAATCAAGAAAGAGGTCATGTAAAATGTACAATTCCACATCAACCATTAATCAAGCGTTAACCCTATCTAAACTCAACCAACTTGCTCCTTCAGTTTTTTCCAGTTCTGCCCGTGATGGATTATCAACCAAATATAATTTTATTCCCACTGTTCAAGTCGTAAAAGAAATGGAAAAAGAAGGATGGCTCCCAGTTAAGGCAATTGAGTCAAGAACACGGAACGAACAAAATCAAGGTTATCAAAAGCATATGGTCAGATTTAGAAATTTCAATGAACAAGTTGAAAATAAGTTAATGGTAGGAGACACTTTTGTTGAACTTGTTCTAACTAATAGTCATAATGGTCTTTCCTCATTTGTTTTCAATTGTGGCCTTTTCCGACTAGCTTGCTCAAATGGTATGGTTGTCTCAGAATCATCCTTCGATACTGCCCGAATTCGCCATAACAGCTATGAAGCGACACAAGTAATAGACATATGTGGAGAAACAGTGAAAAAAGCTCCTCAAATAACTGGAGCGGTCGAAACGATGAAAAGTATAGAATTAAGTCCAGTTGAGCAGTTAATATTTGCGAATGCAGCAAAACCTTTACGTTTTGATAAACCAAATGAAATTGAATCAGAGCGAATTCTCTTACCTCATCGTATGGTAGATAAGGGCAATGACTTATGGAAAACTTTTAACCGCACACAAGAGAACTTAATCAAAGGGAATGTAAGATATGACAGACGCGACGAGAACGGACGTTACCAAGGCCGAAGTCACACAAGAGAAGTAAAGGCAATTGATAACAATCTCAAATTAAATCAGGCATTATGGACGCTTGCCGAAGAAATGGCAAAACTGAAAACTGGTAATAGTACCATGGCAGCACGTTAATACATAGCATTAAGTTAATCGAGTATCCTTTAACAGTACACTATACTAATATAATAAACGTTGGTATAGTGTACAAATTAAAAGGTATTTTATTAATATCTTTATAACAAATTAAGGAGTGAATTACATATGTCAAAACATTATGTCAAAAACCTTGAAACTGGCAAAATTGAACTTCATTTTTCAAAATCTGAATATCAAGCCTTATCCGACGAACTAAAAAAAGAATTAAAAAGATCATATCTTTTTAGTGGCACGTCAAAAGCTTGGGTATCTCGTTCAATCCATAACCAATGGGGAGCAATTGAGACAGCAAAAAAACTAGGATTCATAGAAGAAAAAAAAATAGGCGAACGTCTAAGTTATGAAGAACAATTAGAACGCAAACAAGAAAAAGCAGAACACAGAGCAGACAGATATGACCAATATGCTGAAAATGCGAATAACAGAGGCAAGGCAATGCAATCTGAATTAGAAAAATATCGGGGAGACATTGCTTTCCACACTCAACCTATTATTTCCGGTCATGCAGGATCTCAGGCATTCGGAAGACGTAGACAAAAAATCTATGACAGATATCACAAAGGATTCGAGGAATACCGAAAAAGCGAATATTTTCAAGATAGAGCAGAAACAGCAAGACAAACTGCTAATGCCACACAATTGAAAAATCCAATATACTTGAATAATAGGATTGAAGAGTGCAACAAAAGTATTAGAAAATTAGAAAAGAACTTAGTATATTATGACGATATTTTATACAAAAAAAATAATAATGAAGAGATTTCTAGTTTCTATCAAGAGAAAACAGCCGAACAGATACAAGGTTATTTGAATGACACTATTGACAAAATTGAATGGCAAATGGATAAACTTGCATTTTTGCAAAATTGCATGGATTAAATTAAAATTGCCCTAGAGGAAAGCGGTGAAAAAATGTATAACAAAGAGGATATTAAGCAGGGATATTTATTCCGGTGTTATCGTTTTAATTCTTGGGCAAGAGTTATTCGAGTTAATCCTAAGACCATAACAGCCGTATATATTGAACATCCACTAACTGGACATGATGCCTCTTGTCCGTATGCCGAAATCAAGGAAATAAAAATACCTGAAGATTGGAAAGATGAAAAGGAAGTAAAAACAGAAAATCCTTTTAAGATTGGTGATATTGTTTGCAAACACAGACCGGCCGATAATAGTATTTACAGAGCTTTCCAAATTGTTAAAACCACAGAAAAATCTGTAACCATTCAAAGGATTGAAGTAATAGACCATAAACCTGTTAAGGATATTTTTATCGGCGATAAGCAAGAAAGAAAACAAGTTAAAAAAGATAGACAGGGAAATTTCGTATTAAATCATGATGATTGGTATCTATACAAATATACAGCATAAGGGACTATAACAAAGTCCCTTCCCTAATACAGCCTACTTACAACATATCATTTTCAATTATGGACAGTTGACGAAAAAAGAAATACTATTGAATGTATTGATACTAGACACACAAGAAAAGAGATGATAAAAGACATAGAAAATGGTATTATAAAGATGCCTGAAATTGTAATTAATAATACTGATTAATTTTAGGTTGAAATCTGAAGCATAGAATATCTATAACAATAACCCTTCTATGTTTCGACTTGAGTCTAAAAATTAATTAAGAAAGAGGGTATAAAAATGTTTGAAAAAATTAATTGGGTAAAAATCATGGAAGACAACCGCGAATCAATTGAGGAAACCATCAGAGAAGCAAAGAAAGAAACATATAACACTATGCAAGGATGGCACTATGACGTAGAAATCAATGAAAAAGGCGAATCATGGACTAGTGGTCCTCATTCCAATTCTCAGTCTATGTCGAGCTATAAAGGCGAAACATATATTGTATGTTCACTTAAATCATGGAGCGCAGACTATTATGATGTTCGTGATTATATCAGATATGACAAGGAATTAAATGATGAATTTTTAGTACAAAAAGAAAATGAAGATGGTTATGACTCTGAATACGAGTTTATCGAAAATATCCATCCTGAAAAATTGGATGAGTGGACAGAAGATGAAAAAGAAGCAGAATTGAGTGAATTCGATCCTAGTGAATTGCTTGACAGGGCAATCCAAGAAGAAAAATGGTCTGTTTGATTAATTTTACTTGGAGAATAGGCAATAACAGCGAACCACTATAACAGCAGGTATTGCCTTCCTTTCGAGGTAAAGTTGATTAAATATGAGGAGTGGGAAGAATGGAATTTGAAAAGAATGAGAATATTATTCAAGGGTTTTCAGAAGGGAGAAGAGAATTTTATATTCAAATCTTAGAAAAAGGTTATAATTGTATTTCTCTTAACATCAATGGAGTAAAAGAAAAATCTGAATTCTGCTATATTCCCGAACAAGTTTTAAAATGGGCTGAAAAATTTTGTTTATATATCAGTGATGAAGAATATGAGAAATTAGAACGATTGCTTTAAATCGAGTTTGCCGAAAAAGATGCCGAGAAAAGAACTAAAAGACATCTTAATGCTTATGGTTTCTAGGGCAGTCAATGCCCTTTAAATCATCCAAATCTACATAACAATCATAACAGCACCATTGTAGAGGTTGGAGAATTTAGAGGATGTTGAATCCTAAAATAAAGTGAGTGAAAGGATGATTAAATTATGCCAAATATGAGTTATTGCAGATTCGAGAATACACTAATAGATGTCAATGATTGTATAAATGCCTTAGAGGAAAGAAATATCTCTTCAAATAGAGAGAAAAGCAAAGCAAGTAAAATGCTAACGTCAATCTGTAAATTCTTAGTGGTTGAAGGAATTATTGATAATTATGATCAAGATATTATCAATGGACTTATTGAAGTGTGCGGAGAACAAGAAGATGAGGAAGACGAATAAATCATAGGGAATATTAATTCCCTTTTGAATAATCCTGTAAACGCTATAACAGCACACTATAAACCCTTGCAGGATGTTCAAAAGAGTGTTAAATACTCTAAATATAATTAATTGGAGGAATGGACAAATGATAACTAAAACACCATTAAAAGTCACTGTAAATATTGATTATTCAAAGGTAAACCTTGACAAAATAAGAACACTCTATGACTTATTACCCTATAGTTTGAAATCTCACCATGAGACTTTAAATGATTTTATTAAGGATACCTTACAAGAAATTATCTTTACAACTTCACATATGATCTACCAAGGGACTTATACCATAGAAGAATATATTAAGGAAACATTGGCACAAATTGAGGATATAAAAGCTAGGTACTACACTGATTTTCTTTTAGCACTTAATCAATAAAGGGTTTAAAATCTGGATAGAAAACGAAGATAATTATTGTGGCCATTATTAACAACTTATTGAAAGTCTAATATAATAAATGGGAGGCTATAACAATGAACCAAAAATCATGGGAACTAAAGAACACTAAACAAGTAACAGAAGAGTTATGTTGTAATTGCCAAACCCCTATAACAATTCATTTGCATTATGATGACTTAAGGTTCTGCGAAGAATGCAGGAATGAAATAACAGCCAGCTACAACGCAAAGCTAAAAGACCCTGAAGAGCAAGAACACATTAACAGATATATTAATTGTGAAGACTTTCTAGAGTCTGTTTACGAAGAATTGAGTTATGTACCAAGGGGAATTGATGAAAGATTTTAAAGAGCTTTATGCTCTTTGCTCAGTATTTAAACAATATAATAAATATTGAGCAAGGAATATAAAACTAAAAAGGAGGTTAACCAAATGACAAAAGACAAACAAATATTCATATTTCAAAACCTAACATTTTTACTAGCATTTCTTTTAATGTGGGCAACAGGAATCATTAAAGTAGTGCATAATTAAACAATGTAGGCTCTGGACTCAAGGCAAAAACAAATGTCTAGTCCCTGCAAGTCTATTCACATCCGAGCAAGTTATAAAAATTCACAGTGATTCACTGGTAATGGCATAACCGCCATAACAGCAACAACACTATAATGGGAGGGAATTCTATGATTGATAACAGCAGTATTTATATTGTCGAAGCCTCAGAGGATGGAGAAAAGTTTCAATATGAATATGGAAACATCAAACACGCTGAAGAACATTATAACAATGAAAAAATTGCCATAATATATGAATATAACAATGGTAATTATTATCTTGTAAAGAGTAAATAAATAAATTTTAAGGAGGAAATAACAATGTTCACTTATGACGATTACTCTTCAGGTATGAAACAAACCATAACAGTGACAGACCAAAAGATCAAGGAATTATCTGACAAGATTCTATCCTTTATGAAATCTCAAAACCAAACAGATTACAGTGACACTACAATCCATGAAAATGTTTATAAGTTTGACGTTGACTTTAATGATTATCCGTCTACCTATGGAGTATTAATGGAGATGAAAAAGCATGGACTAGTTGAATCTATTCCGCTAGGTTGGAATGATTTTGCATGGAAGTTGATAAAATAATTAATCACTATACGCAAATTACCCTATAATTTTCATGAATATGTTTGTATTAAAACCCTTACATGGGCTAAAATTCAATAACAGGGAGGTATATGCTGTGCAAAGATTAACTAGACTCCAGCGTCAACAACTCCAATACATCAATCGTCAAATTAAGTATAACAGCCTAACGGGTATAGTTCTGGACGTTGCCTATTATACTATCGATCCTTTTATTATGAGCGCTAAAGTAAATCTATCTAATGGTCAAACCGAAATTATACCATTGTCAGATATAATGTTAAAATAATTATGTGGGAAGGAAGTATATTATAAATGTCAAAATCTAACACGGAAATTATAACACTTGCAGCACGGCAGAAAAATTTCAATTATACTGGCGATAATCTTTTCACCTTCGCCGAATGGAGCGCAATGGGTTATAAGATTAACAAAGGGCAAAGAGCGTTCATTCAAGTCCGGCTATGGTCTAGCGGAGTTAACAAAAGATTAAAACCTGAAAGTTTGTTCAAAGTGGATCAGGTGACTAAGTTAGATGTTAAGAATTTAATTATCATATAACAGCACCAAATAATAAGTCCTTTAACGCAGACATATTCCCCTATATTCTGCATAACAAATGATATATAATAAATGTAGGATATATAATGTGTTTGTGTTAAAGTCCTTGTATGGGCTATAATTAAAGGGAGGGTATGCAAATGTTTTTAATGAGAATGAGAAGAGAAGGATATCAACCAGTTACAGCAAGAATTCACAGTGTTGGAAGCAATGCTATATGTGATGAATTTCATGTAGAATTTGTTACAAGATTATCGACTAATGTAGAATCATATCCTACAGGAGATATTAGAGTAGTAATATCAGACTTGGAACATCATGGGTTTAAAAAGATTGACTAATCCAAGAAAACTATTATTTCATGCCAAGTATGGGATTTCAAAACCCTTATAACACAAGGGTTTCAGGGTTCATATGTTTTTGGAATTAAGTAAAATTAGAGGGAGTGTTTAAAAATGAGCAAATTGTATGTAAACAAGGAATATTTAGAGGATTTCTCAAAAGAAATTATGGAGGATACACAGGTTGCTACTTTAGACAATGAAGAGGGGTATATCATTGTCAATGAAGACTACAAAGAAGAGTTTAATCAAAAGTATCACATTGAATTAGTAGAATTAGAAAAATGGCTCGAAGGTAAATATGATTATAGTGCGGTTGCTGAATTGATTTATGAGATACAAGAGGTCGAAGATAGTTTGAGTGATTGTTGGGAACAGAAAACCTTAACAGACTTTTATGGAAAAAGAGTAATTCAAAAAGGATTTAAGCTTTTATTTTCAAAAAACGATTCAGAAATTATTGACCATATTTTAAACAGAGAAAAACTTGATAGTCTTTTTAAGGGATTGCTTAAACCTATAATGGTAAAAGAGGCAGTAGATTGGCACAAGGAAAAGATTAAACAATTAAAAGCATGTTTATAACAGCATGAATAGCAAGCTTTATCGGTTTTCAATATAACAGAGAAGGGATGATATTCCATGACTTATGAAGAAGCTAAAGCATATGGAGAAGAATTGATGGAAAGAAATAAAATTGATTCAGATAATCTAAAATTCTTTGATGAAATATACGGAAGAAGTTCAATGGGTTTAACTCCAGATCATGTTAAGGCATTGCCTGAATGGAAAGAAGCGAAAGAAACATTTAATAAATCTTTTACTGAACTAAGAAATTTTAATGCATGGTTCACAAAAACATTTAAAAAAGAATATATGGCTGAAAGACGTAATAGGCGATACAATCAAAAGTAAATTCTATTTGCTACACGTACGCATGTGTGCTACAATCATACCATCACACACAAAGGAGGTCTCACAATGCAAGTATCACTTAACACTCGAATTGAATTAGAATTACGCCAACGTTTAGATGCTTATGTTAAAAAAACAAATCGTCCTATAGCGCAAATAACAGCCGAGGCTATTGAGAAATATTTAGACGAAAAGGATAAAAAAGATTAAAATTTTATTGACGTATGCGTGCAAGCGTGCTATAATTGGTTTAAGAAATTAATCATGAAAGGAAGTATGTAAAAATGGCAAGATTTAATTTATCTTCGAGTCAATCAGACCGTATCAATTATGATCAAGAGGTAAAATCCTACGCTTATGATTGTGCCTCTGAGTCAAAAACATCCAAACTCACAAATCAAATAATAGAAACATATTGGGAGCAATTTAGCGATAATTTAGATACAGATGATATTGAAGAGGCTGAAGCAAGATTTAAAGATATGTTTCCTGAAGGATGGAAAAGTTATTTTAATTAAATTAAATTAGGAGTGATTTAATTATGGCAAAAGTTTATGAATTTAGTGCAAATCCTGAATCTGAATTTAAGAATGGTATTCTTGCTGGATTCAATGAAAACGCAATCTCGGGTAGTGAATATGATTCAGAACGAGCAAAAAATCTTTATGATACGTTAGATGCCTCTATGGATGACGAGGAATATATGCTAGGTGAATTACCTAGCGGTAAATGGGCATTGATTGGGTTAACGATATCGGGTTATGAGTTTGCGGTTGAGGACTAATGGCTAGAACGCACTCAATGAATCGAAAAAAACTTACAATTGATGAAATGAAGGCATTGGCAGAATCAAAAGGCGGTCAATGCCTTTCAAATCAGTACGTAAATAACACAACACCTCTCACGTGGCAATGTTCCAAAGGACATAAATGGGACGCAAGGCCAGTAGAAATCAAAAACCTAAATACCTGGTGCCCACACTGCTCGGGACGCAGAAAAACTATTCAGGATATGCGTAAGTTTGCCGAATCTAAAGGCGGTAAATGTTTGTCTGGTAAATATATCAACAATGATACTAAGTTACTTTGGGAGTGTCATAGAGGGCATAGATGGACAGCAAAGCCATTTAGTATCATTCATCTTAAGAGTTGGTGTCCATTTTGTTACCAAATTCGAAATAAAATGAATAGAAAATTAAGACCAAAACGCAAAAGAAATTTAATTTTTTCAAAATTGTATTTGGAAGTTTAATACAGCAAACGCCGTGATGCCTTCGGGCGATATGTTTTGTATGAGGCGGTTGCGGATATATGTGACGTGGTAAATATAATTATTATTTAAATTGCTATTTTTATTAGGTTATGAATGATATACAGAATAGTTATAACAGTTGACACATTTTCTTTGGGAATCTATTGCATTTTCTTCCATCTAAGAATATACTATCATCAAGAAATAAAAAATATTAAGGAGCGATGTAAAATGTCAAGAAGAAAACCTGCCAATCAACCTTGGAACATCAAACAAATTAACACCATGATTAACAAAGGAACTATATCCTTCACGCATCCACTTCAACGTCCTGCCGATCAATGGGAGTTAGTAAACAAGACTCTACTAATTGATTCTCTATTAACACTCTATTGTCCAGACGTTTTTGCAATCAAAGAGAAGACAGAGCAAGGTAATGTATACTCCATAATTGATGGTAAACAGAGATTAACAACTATACATAGTTATATTGCCGACAAATGGGAACTTGGAACAGTTGAACCATTCAGCCTAGAGGCAACAGGTAATGAGACATATAATATCTCAGGTAAAAAGTTCTCAGAACTGCCCGAAGAAGTCCAAAACGAAATAACAGGTTACACTTTAGGAGTCAAAGTCTTTGAAATAGAAGAGGGAGACGATGAAGAATCAATCATTGAGGAAATTTTCTATCGGTTAAATAATGGTAAAGGAATGTCAAAAGAACACAAGGCATTAGTCAGAGCGTCCCATAAAGTACAAAAGTTTGTTCATAGAATAGCAACAGAGCATAAATTATTTACTGAAGTTGCTAAATTCTCAGAAGGTGCTATCAAAAAGTCAGATATCCAAATGACCATTCTGCAAAGTATTCTAACTATCTCAGGACTTGATTTTAATTCATTTGCAGCAAAAGATGTTGAACAAGTATTTGCCGATAATGATATAACAGACTCAATCCTAGACATCACAGAGAAGTCCTTCGATGCAATTCTTGAAGCATTCCCTGAAAAGCATAAGTTTGTAACAAAGATTAATATTTCTTCAATGGCTTACCTGTTCGCAATCAGCTTGAATCATGCTGATACTATTAATAGACTCTTAACTTATGCTAACAGCAAGTCATTACCTGCCGATGAGTATAAACGGTTTACAGGTTCAGGCAATGTTAAGAAGGTAAATGTATTAAGTAGAATGAAGGGCATCCTGAGTATTTGCGGAGTAGAGAAAAGAGAATTGGTTGAAGAAAATCAATCCGATATAACACCAGACCTTGAAGAATCAAATGATTATAGGGAAGAAGCAGAATCCATTCTCGAAATAATTAATAATGTAGCGTAAAATAATTAATGGCAGGAGCAATAACAATCTATAACAAAGAGTTGATATACTTTCTAGAGTGGGATTAAATAAATTTGAGGAGGAATACATAATGGTTAAAGAGCCAAGTTTTGATCAATTGAGAATGGTAATGGAAGGTTGAAAAGGTAGACCAACAAAAGAAAAAAGAAGATAGCTTAAATCTTGTCGGACAGCTTAAAAAGGGAGATTGGTTTTATATCAATAAGTCTGGTAATGCTATCGTTTTTAAGTTTGAAAAGGTTGAAGGGAAAAGAATAATTGCAACAAATCCCATTGATAATTGTCAAGCAAGAATAGATATCAGTTTTCAAATTGGAATGCTTAAATAACATAATGGCTTAAATGGCAGAATTCATTGTAATTAAAATAAAATTTGAGAGGAGATTGAAAATGAAAAACAGGTTTTATATTAATGACGAAGATTCACACTGGGGTGATTTTAATTATGTCGTAACACCAGAAGGTAAAAAAATTGAGTATTCTTATCTTTGTACAAGAGAGGGAGATGCCCCTCCAAAAGATAGAAATTATATACTAGCATATGAAACAAATGGAGAAGATTACTCAATTATTGTTGATCCTTATAATACGCAATTAGATTAAAATATAACTTTCCTTGTATAACAAAAATAAAATAAAAAGGGGCGATACATATGAAAAAGGATTTAGTATCTGCAATTTCAACCAAAAAAGTAATAGGTGGAGACCTAACCGATATCGAGGTAGCATCATTCAAGAAATCATGTACCCATAAACTTTCTAAAGAGAAATTAATCAAAACGATTCTATCATTTATCGATAACAACGATGTTCCAGAGAAAGATAAAGAGGTTTTTAATTTTATTCTTGACGATGATAAAATCCTAGATAAACTTCAAATTTGCACAGATGGTTCATATGTCAATGGTAGAATATTTTATAAGAATTTTTATAACAATTGGGACTCTAATATTCAAGTTGATGGTAGGTTCTGGAATAAATTTTATAATGAGACTAGACAATCTTTAGATACTTTAACTAAAATAGATTATATGAAAGATAATTTTGAGGTTATGTATCTGCACCTTGTCAGTGATGAAGAAGCAATGGAAGATAAAATTTGGTCGGACGAAATGGACAGAATATCAAATGATTTTGATAATGATTATCCTTGTGAATACTCAAGCCTTTAAATCAGATGCTTTAAAATCACTCTTTGGTTGCCTTTGAGACAGGGAATAAAAATAAATTTCTCTGTCTTTTTAATATCCTATTGTTATTATTTATTACTTATTGTATAATTTAGTTAGTAAAACAAATATAATTAATTGGGGGAATAAGATAATGAGCATATACACAGAAAATGGTTATAAGAACCGGAAAGACTATCTCAGATGTATGTCAGAGGACTACGATATACCTTTAGAAGTAGTTTATTCTCTTTCTTCGATGCTTGGCCCTAATGAGGATTTTGATGGTTTAGTAAATACATTAGAAGATGCAGAAGGAGAATTCGAAGAAGAATAGATAGGGAAGTCTAACAAACTTCCTTTAATACTAAAATAAATTTAAGGAGTGACCATAAGATGTCAAAGTACAATTTTAAGGAATTTTTCACAAATAATGTCGTGTACAGTGACAAGATAATACATAATAGTGAATATGTTAGTAATACTCATTTTCTTATTAAGAAGACTGAGCTTAAAAACAATCAATTAGAATTTGTAAACAATTTTCCTGAAGCGGGTATAAATTATAACAATCAATTCTCTCAAATAATTTCCAGTCAATTAAAAATGGATATTGGCACAGAATTTAAACCGGAAAGAATCAATGTAGGATATGATAATAATATTGTTATCATGGGTGAAGTAGGGATTAAGGAAGGCTATTTAAATTTCCTTGAATCCTTAAAATGTAAATTGTTTGTCATGGAAAGCGATAGGAAATGGAATCCCTTATCAATCTATAACAATGACAATAAATTTGTTGGTGTGGTATTACCGATTAAATTAAGTACATTAAATGAATCTATAGACTATAATGATTATCTTGATAATCTAAAAGTAGCACAAGAAGCCAAGGAGTTAACCAAACAAAACTCTAAGAAATGCTTATATATCAAAGATAATAAAGCAGTAGTTAGAAATAAAGAACTAACATGTCTTGCAGAATTGATCAATGATAGATCCTATAACAATCTATATATTGAAAAATCTGACAAACAAGATGTTGAAGTTTATATTGATCTTGATGTAGTTTGTGTGTTCATTAGAACTATTCAGAAAGATAGATTGCTTGAAGATGTAGACTATTATCTCAAACATCTAACTGAATACACATTGGAAATCGCATTAAAAAGTATTTATCATCGTAAAGAATATAATCAATTTGTCAATGTAGCAGACATTAAACTTGTTGAACTCTCAGGAGCCACTAAAGAGCAAGTACAAGAACTAATTAATTATCGTCAAGAATGGTATAACAGGAAGGCTCAAGAAGATCAAGAGAAGAAATTAAAACGAGAACAAGAAGAAAAGGAATATATAGAAGATAAAAATAAATTAATTGAAGATTTAGTATTAGTAGCAGAACAGGCAATCTTAAACAAACAGGAAGTCAAGAATCAAGAAATAACAATATATAAATCTAGATATGACTCAAATGACACTAGTTTGATACTTTACCTGATGAAATTATATGAAATTAAAGTACCTTTAAAAACTCAAGGATGGATCAACAATGCCTTAGCAGACATTGGTTTTAACGAAGATACTAATGCTTATAATTACAGTTATTATAAGTCTTCTGCTAATAGTATGGTATTTATGAAGTATTTGAGATGGTTAATTGAAGCTATTGAGAACAAGTATAATATTTCTGTCGTAGCAAAATGAAATTATAGGAGGAATACATTATGACAATCCAAGATTTTGTGAACAAAGGAATCTCAGTAATTAATAACATGGGAGAATTAAGAACAGTTAGGAATGAACCAAAATATACTTCAATTCCATTCCCTAATGGATGGGTAGCAAGCGTTATACATGAAGATGAAGGGTATTCAGTAGCAACATGTGATTACAATGGTTACTTTAATTGGAATATCTTAAATGATTTTGGTGCAAATGATGATGGAAAATTTAATTGCAAAACAGAAGATGAAGTGTGTAAGGCATTAGCAATAATTGAGAATTTATAACCCTATTAAACATGCACTTTAAGACAATGTTAAAAGCCTAGTCTTAGAGACTAGACCTTTAACCTAAAAGAGATTGTCCAATGAGTAAGAGGAAGCTATTAAAACCCCTTACAGCTATATTATACTCAACTTAGGTTAGTTTTATTCCAAAGATGTAAAGCAATGGAAATTAAAGGAGGAGAATTTAATGTGTCTAGCTAAAAGTTATATCGAACAAATTATGGAGATTTACAATAATATTAATCTAGACATAAACCGTCTTTGTAAAGAAGAAAAGATGGCAAACTTATTTGATCAAGATATGCTACATGCAATTGAGAACACTAATTTCAATGCTTGTGATGGCTATAAACTAGCAAAACAATTAAGGAAAAACAGGTTGTTCCGCAGACAGGTTAAGAATGAACTGGATACTTTACTACGATTAAAAGCTAATATAATTGATTCAAATTATGATATGCTGAATGATCAGCATCAAAAAATAATTCTTAGAGATAATTACCTAAAGAGTTTAGTGGAAAACAAAATATATAATCCAAAAATAATAGGAGTTGAAAATCCAGAAATTAGAGTTAGAAGACCTATTTCTAGACAATTTAAACCAAAAGCAATTCCTACGCCTGTTTTGTCTATACCAATACAGCCAAAGCAAGAACAACAAATTATATTGGGAGATGCCATACATAAGAAAACTAACACAAAATTAAAAGTGATAAGCAAGATTGATGACGGTCATTATGTTGTTAAAACAGAGAAGGGTGCATATCAAGTTTTGTGTAGTAAATATATTATTAACTTAAAACTTGATCAGTCCGCGAAATAGGATAAATGATTGCTTTCAAGTTACTATTATCTTGTTTATTTAGAATTAAGTCTGATATATTAGTATAATTATCTTGACAATAGCATATAATAGGAGTAGAATAAGGTTAAGGAAATAAATTGAAGGAGAATAGAAATGAACTTAGGAGAACGCATAGCAAATGTTATTGAGCAACAGGGTAGAACAAAAACATGGGTGGCTGAACAATCAGGAATTAAATATAAAACATTCGTTGATAAGATTATGAGGAATAGTTTTAGTGGAGAAGATTTATTACGGGTAGCCAAGGTCTTGAATATTAATCTTGAGGAATTGAAAGGGGAAATTTAGAATGTTTGGATTTTCAAAACGGCATGAAGTTGTTAAAGAAATTAACAGAGGAGAAATTTACAACGTAGGTTCTGGAGAAGTTATAATTATAAGCAATAACACTGTTAATAGACATAGTTCATTTATTCATGTATTGCCAATAAATAAGATTAATTTAAAAAGCATTGTTGTTACAGATGATGTAATTTCAATTCACATACTTGATCTAGATAAAAAGGTTGGTGAAGTATCTGTGGAAAGTATGGAAAATTTAGAAAATGGATTAAATAATTCATATATACATGGTAAACAAGGAGACGCTATTATTATCAAACGTAAAAACCACATCAATGTCTAATTTGCTAGTATCATAAGGAGGTTTAAAATGAATAAAAACGAGATCGAAAGATTACTAAAAGGTGAAGCTATTAAGATTGGTAAAAATCAAATTCACCTTGAAGATAATTTCTTTATAGTTGAAAAATACGAATATACGGATAATGGTATTGATATGTTTAGTGTTGATGATGGTTACAAAAGCATTGAATTTGCTATCAAAATGGCAAAAACATTATAATTGACTTGACAAAGGGCAAGCAATTTAAAGGAGTAAAAGAGAAATGGAAAAATTAAGAGTATGGCATATCCCACAAGTTGGTCATAATGCAACATTATATGTTCCAGTTGAAACAGCAGAGGAAGGAAAAAAAGTTATGGATATTTTAGCTTGCTATGATCTATTTCAACTAGAGAATAGAATCAAACCTGATTTTTGTAACACCTCTGGACTTCAAGTATTTGATGAAGAAGAACAAAAATGGTTGGATTGGGTTCTTGAGACTGAAGACAATTATTTTGATAATGTTGACGAATTTTTTGAAGAAGATGAAAAAATGCAAGTATTTACAAGGGAATTATTTGGTCAACTTAAAGGGGCATGAAAGGACGGTTTTAATGGTATGAAGAAAGTTGAGTATGTTTTTAATCAAGGGGATATGTCAGAAATTCTAATAGAGTTAAAAGATGCCGAGCAAGAAACAAGAATGTTATTAGTCCAACTTGAAGACGGTGATACCAAAGATGAAGTTATGGGAATACTTAATCGCATTCAATTTTCAATACACAAATTAGAAGAATAGCACGATCAAAATACTATTTCGTATGCTAAATTAAAGAAAGAGAGTGATTAAATTATGAATAAAATAAAGCAATATAGACCTAATCTTGTAACAACAACCGAAGATAATCAGATGGTTGAATTTGAAACTACACAAGAACTTCTTAATATTGATTTTGTAAAAAAGTTTTCAAACAGAAATAACTTTTATAGATATAGTTTGGATATTGACAATTATTTTAATCAATATAGTTTGATGGCAGAATATAATGATGGTCGTGATTGGTGGGTGGTTGGATTCATTGATAATCCACAAGATATAGATTTGCCCAAATGGAAACCAATTAAATAATCCCAAGAAAGCCTGAATTTATGTGAGATGGAGATGTAAAACAATGAATGATTTGAAAGTTTTAATGAAAAAATGTTTTAATTGCGGATATTTTGAGGAGAATGGTATAATGTTTTCAGCCGTACCAGAATGTATGTATTATAAAGAATATGCTTGCGAAGCAACTAAATATTACACATGTTCAAAGTGAATAAAACGTGAATTCAATCTATTAATAAAGGAGTTTTTCTAATGAATGACTTAATAATATTTTACGGAGTACCAAATGACAAGGAAATTGGATATAAATATGCAAAATATGATGGAACAGGGTATACATTATTTTGGTATAATAAAGAAACAGACGAAGAAATCATATTTCCATTAGATAATGAAGATTTAGACCAATTAAGATAATCAGGGATTTTATACTGAAAGGAGAATAGATTTATGAATGAAAAAACTGCAATAAAAGTAATAAAACAGCATTGTTCCAAAAATATAACGGTTTTTCAAAGTGCGTTAGATATAGCTATTATAGCATTAGAAAAACAAATACCCAAGAAACCAAAGATTGAAAAATGGGAACCCGCCAGATGCCCTTGTTGTGATGGAAGTTTAAGCGAATGTGCAGGAGATGGTTATTATGATCATCAATACAACTTGAAATTTTGCGATTGTGGACAGAGATTGAAGTGGGAATAAAAAGTCTAATTGAAAGGATGTTATCGAATGGATAAAGAAACTTTTCAAGAAATGACTAAACAAGAAAAGATTGATTGTTTATTTGCTAAAATTGATAATATTAAAAGTGTTGCAGCATGGCACAATAGAGAATATAGTAACGGCAAGAATTGGATGAAAAATTGCAAAGATGCTTGTACTGTAATTTATGATAATTGTAAATCAATTTTATCTGCATATGAAGAAGAGACATTGATTGATTTAAATTTAAAAAATAAAAGAGATAAAGTGGAAATGCAATTTGATAAATTTATGAACGATGAAAATATATCTAAACAGAAAAAAGATCAAGTTTTGAAAATAATTATGGATATGTTAAATTTGTTTGAAAAGGAGAATTAATAAATGAAAGCAAAACTTTTACGTATTGATATACGTGGAATGACAGCATATAGTAAAGAAATTGAAGACAATATTGATATTGAAACTTTTGCTGAAACAGTAAAAGAAGTTGTTATAAGTTGGGGTATTTGGAATGAAGGAGATAAGTTTATTATTGAAGTAATAGATTTTCAAAAAGAGTTAAAAAGAAGACAAGAGAATTTTGAAAGAATTCATAATGAGTTAATGAACAAATAAAAGACTTATTTCATGATATAGGAGATAAAAATATGAATAATGATTTAAAATTAAAACCTTGCCCATTTTGTGGGTCTAAAGCTGAGATTGGAACTGCGTCTGTATTTTGCGATAATTGCGGAGCTACAATCTGGGCAAATCCCTATTCAGAAGAAGGTATCCCTAAAGCAATTGAAGCATGGAATAAGAGAGTATAAATAACAATTTTGTAGTCTAAATGGGAGGGAGAAAAATGCATGAGGTATTTTGCATAGAAACAGAACAAAAATACAATCTTAAACCTCATACTCCTGTTAAAGTTACAACGATATTTTTAGGTGAATTTTATATCGGAGACATTAGAGCATGGAGGTCGTGGAAAACTTATATCATGAATTTCTCTAGTGAACATATGGTATTCATAGTAGAGTTGGCTTCTATAAAATTTAAGATGGAATGTCATTGACATTGTGTAATATTCAGAATATAATAGAACCATAAATAATAAATTAAGGAGTTGAAATTAATGAATAATCCAAATGTCTTGAAACAATGGTTTTATATCATCCGAGGACGTTTCAAACGACCACTATCCTATCATGACAAATGGAAATATACATATTTTACAAGGGAGGTTATCTAAATTATGGGAGAGTACCATTTAGAAGATGAAGTTTGAGATGAAACATAGGGAAAATAAAATAATAAAGGAGGAAATAGTTATGGAAAAGTTCAAATTAGAAAAACAATACAGAGGGAATTTATCTATTGATGGTGCTTTAGAACATTTTACAGATGAAATTGCTGGTAAATTAGATTGTGGTTTAGAAGATGATAAAGTAATAGAATTAAGTAGTATCAATAATTATACTAAAGAAATTTTATTTATGGAAAATGGAATGAGATTAGAGATAGAAGTATTTTTTGATACTAAAGAGGATGAATGGATATGCACATGTCAAGAAATAAACACTTAAATTTGACATTTCGAGTGATAAGGAGATAAAACTAAATGTATTCTTGGCAGGTAGCACAATCGGAGCATAAACAATGGCATTTATCGCAGGAACAAATAGATAATAGTAAATATGCATTATTTTTTTCTCCAATGAATAAGATATAATAAACCAAACTAAAAGGAGGAATAAACCATGCGTAAAACACTTATAATTGCCCTTCTAATCGTTCTATCTGTCTCAGTGGTCTATATGACTTCAAATCAAAACAGTACAGCTTACAAGGTGAATCAAGGCGCGACAGCGAAGATATGATTGATAGGCTAATGATACACTAGTTCAGTTGTCGCAATTAGGGTTAGTGTATCGGTATATAAAGGAGTTGGTTTCAGTGATTAAGAGAAATAAAATAACCAAGTATTGTAAGGAATGTGGAACAGGAGCAACAGTAAATTCTATAATTTGTACATCGTGTGGAGCAGAATTAAAAACTAGTAATGGAATGGCCTTTGTAATGCCTATTCGAGACAGAGAAAAAATTGAAGAAATGAAACAATATCTTAAATCTAATAATATTAGAGATTGGGCTTGGTTTACACTTGGTATTAATTCAGCTTTAAGAATTTCTGACATATTAAAAATCACTGTATCTGATGTTATTGATGAAAATGGAAAAATTAGAGAAAGGCTCAAAGTAAAAGAAACTAAAACTGGGAAAAGTAAAGACTTTCCATTTTCGCAAAATGTAATTAATACCTTGACAGAATATATTTCTACTGTAAATCCCATAGGAGTTTTATTCCCTTCTAGAAAAGGTGAGGGAGCAATTAGTAGAGTTCAAGCAAACAATATAATATCTAAAGCAGCTATTGCAATAGGAATAAAGGAAAATATTGGATCGCACAGTTGCAGAAAAACGTGGGCATTTCAGGCTTATGAAAAAGGAGTTCCCTTAGTTAAAATCATGACGGCACTTAATCATGCTAGTGAAAGGGACACTATGAGATATCTTGGAATTACCCAAGAGGGGTTAGATGACGTTTATTTGGATTTGAATTTATAAATAAGGTTCAAAAAGGATGGGATAAGAATGTTCAAAATGAAACCAATTCAATATAAGTTTCAACCAAAATTTGAACCAACAAATGAAATATATAATAAATATATTATAGCTGAACCTTTTGAATGGAATAATGGTTATGGTATTTCATTTATAATTGAGGTAGAAATTCCACTGGAAGGTAAAAGTATTGGTTCAAGAATAAAGCAAGTAGAAAGATATGATTATTTTGATAGAGATGTTGATTATGAATTATCATTATTGTTTTCTCCTTTGTTTCATGGTGAAATAAGAGGTAAGTATGCTGAGAAAATTGTGTGGAATGTTTTTTATAAGTTGTGTAAAAAAGAGGAATGGTTAGATAATAATTTTCCTGAGTATGCGGAGTTTATAAATAAGCAGTTGAATTGTTGATTTTATTTGAGAAGAAGGAGAAAGTAGTATTTTAGAAAAAGCAGAGTTTAACGAAAAAGCATTATGTATTTTAGATTACTTATATATGGGTACAGATAGACGAGGAATAATTAGATTTACAATTGAAAATATGATAAAGCAATGTAGATTCAAAGTAAGAACTGGACAAAATGAATCTGCATCAAAATTTAGAAAGATATTACATATGTTACAGCGACAATCTATTATAAAAACAATAGATGAAGAAGATATTGTGTGTAGCCCGTTGATAGAAAGCTATAAACTTAAAGATTTAATTATATGTTCCTTAATGATTGACTTAAGTAACCAATATGTTGAACTAGACATGAAAGAGAAAGATAAAATATATAATTACACAGATGAAAAAGTAGATCATTTAAAACTTTTGTTATATTATTGTTATTTGAAATGTAGGATGTATAGAAGACCAAAAGATGATCAGATTGAAGTGTCAGGCGGTAAACCTGAAGTAGCCTATCCTGCATTTAAACAGATCAATGAGGACTTAGGAATTACAGATGATACTATTGATAAATACAATCAAGTTTTAGTTGCTTTGGATTTGATTAGGTATAAGTCGGCAGGTACTTGGTATTACATAGATGATCCTAATAAAATAGTGAGGGAAAGTGTTAATTTTTACACTTTGTTTACAGATGAGGAAACAGCAGAACATAATTTAAAAGAGGGTATTAAATTCTATAAAAAGATGGATAGGAATTCTGATAAGATATTTACTGGAAGTAAAGAATATAAAAATAATAATAAAAAATTAAATGGTGAGTTAGGTTCTATTATCAAGAAAGAGAAATTAGGTACAGTTACAGAAAAAGATATTGCTAGGAAGAATGAAATATTGAGTTCAATAAATGCTAACGAAGAACAACATGGTATTCAGGCGATACTAGAAGCTAATCCTAATGAATTACTTTCTAGTATTTATGGCAGTTTCAATAGTGATAAGAAAGCCGATAAATATTATGAATTGGAAAACTCATTAGGACTTATTGGTGATGACGATGATTTGATTATTGATTATGATTATTATAAGTGGGTAATGATGAATTATGATAAGCAAGAACATATATATTATTTGAATTGCGTTAGCAAACATAAGAGAGGTATTCCCAAACCAAGAGGATTACAGAATAAGAAGCGTAAGGAAGATGAAGGAGAGGATGATAGTGATTTTATAAGAGAAATGGGATGGGATATGGAAACAGATGAATTAGATTTTAGTGAGTTTGAAGATATTAAGTAAGTAGATGCAAAATTTTTTAGTTAGGCAATAGAAATGGGAGGGGCGGTTAATTCCGTCCCTTCTAGAAAGGAGTTAGAAATAAATTGAAAGAACATATTACAATAAAACAATTAAAAGAATTGACCATTGATCAATCAATAAAACTAAAAAGCATGTGGTGTCCAAAAACGCATGATATTATTATGGTAAAAGATAAAACATTTACTTTTAATAAGTTGCATTTTAAAACAGATGTTATTTTAGATGATTATGATACTTTTAAAGGATTTTGTATGCCATTATTATCTATTGGTCAGTGTCTTGAAATATTGGAACAGCATTTTTCTTGTATATCAATTTGTATAATTTCCCAAGCGAAAGAGAAATTTTGTTTGCATTTATGGAAAGACGAATCAGATTTTGAGAATGAACCATTAATAATATCTAGAGAAAATAACATTGATGCACTATGGGAAGGAGTTAAATTAGTTTTAAGAAATTATTTATAAGGAGTGTATTAAAAAATGTATGAAATTGTAGAGGTAAAATGGATTTCATATCCCAAAAAGAGTAAAGTAAATTTATCTAAAGAAAGTGCAATATTAAAATTCACAAATGGTAGATCAGTTAAGTTTTATAGACCACATTTAGTAAAAGGACTAACAAACGTTTCAATAGGGACAAAATTCCATCTTATTTATCGAGAGGATGGAGTAGGTGAATATGGCCAAGAATATGAAATGACAAAGGCAGTAAGCTTAAAAGATAAGGATTTGTCTAAGTTTATAAATACCTATAATCCGAATACCTTATTTATTGAGAATTATATACTACATGGATTAAGTATAAGTCCTTATGGAGATGAAGAATATTATAATTGGTTATGCGACTATGTATTAAAAATATCTAGAAGTAATGATGAAAGAATGCCGAAATTACTATATTCAGAGATAAGTAAAGATCCACTTAAAAAGTCATATAAGGGATATAATTTTGAGGAGGTTAAAAGTTGTATATACGATAGAGTTGCCAATATTATTAAAGAAGATTTTGATATTGAGAAAGCATGGAACAATTTAATTGGTATAAATGCTGGAAGATATACGATGTTTAAAGGCAGAAGTATAGATAGTTATTTTCCGGGACATTGGACTGATTAATATAAAGGAGGAGTTAAAATAATGCAATATAAATTAGAAGATGTGAATATACAGGAAGAATACAATCAATTAACCATAGATCAAAAAGAGGAATTGCAAAGTTGGATAAAAGGAAGGTTTATACATTGTAAAACTATAAATAAGACTTATACTTCATATGGGTATAAGCATATTTTTGAAAACGACAGACACGGATTTTATATTTCTAACGAACAATTCAAAGGTGCAATGTTGGAGGCAGGGTATATACCAAGGGATAAATTATCTAAGAACTGGAATTTTTACGTTAAGTTTTTTACTTTAGCAAATGATGATATGACTTGATTAAAAGTAATAGAGGAGGATAAATAATAATGCTTAAATTATATTACCGTCTAAAGATATGGAAACTTAAAAGAGACTTAAAATTCTATGAGAAAATTACAGGCGAACAAAACATACATAAACAAAAAGAATTAAACCATTACATTAGAAAACTGGATAATTACAATCAATCACTGTATATTTACTGTCCTCTGTGTTGGAATGAATTAATAAGTAGTGATAGTTTTGTTAGTGATGAGGATGTAGTTACCTATAAATGTTCTAAGTGTTTATTGATTTCTAGATGGGCTTTTGATAGTGCTCCAGTGCCGATTTTAATTAAGGATAAGAAAGGAGGAAAATAAACAATGTTAGAATTCTATAAGATAAAAAGTCCTTTCGATGAACAATATAGTTCTGGATTAAGGCATGGGTATATTCATAAGTCCAAGAAGGGTAAAACATGGAACTCCATTGGTCATGTAAAAAGTCACTTATCTATGGTGCAAAGAATGGATAGCAAAGCATTTGATTTGTTTTATGATACTTGGTTGGTTATAAAAATTACTGAAAACGGAATTGAAAACTTAGGGAAAGTTAGGGAATTTAGAGAAAAGAATGGATGTTGGATGGGATAACCCAATAAAAGGCATGTTTTAAGCTAATTGGAAAGGAGCAAATATGAAAAGTAATTGCCTATTAGGAGCGATAAAACAATATATAAAATATCCTACAAATACTATAATACATATGCGTGGTTCATGGTTAGAAGTATTCCAATGTAAATGGCCTCATTTCTACTGGTTAGATAAGAGAGATAATCATTATTACCATTTTTGTGCTAAGTATTCGGATGAACCATTTATAAATCAAATCTGGTTTCAGGGTGAGGTTAAAAGGTTTCTATGGCATGACAAAAGTATTAGAAAGGAGATATTATGAATTTATAATAGTATAAACCCTTATTTTAAAGTATCTAATAAGCAAAATATAAAATATGGAAGAGGATAATATATTGAAACCAATATTTGCAGAGGAAAAGATATTCCTTGAAAAACGATTAGAATTAGAACTACCTACGGATTGTTGGAGAGATGGATCTAAAATATATCTAGACCCAACATGTACAAAACCATTATATATTTTTAAGGTGGATAATAAATTAATTAAAATTACAAAAGACAACTCAGAATTATTTACAGAATATAAACAGAAACAATTGGCTGATTTAATTGAAATATATGATGATAAATTAAACCAACAGAAACAAAAATCAATTGATAAAACAGTTGAATACATGTTAGAACATCAAAATTATAGATATGTAATAAGTCATAGTGGAGGTAAAGATTCCACAATAACATATTATATTTGGTTAAAAACATTAAATATTCTCAAAGAAGATTATCCAGATATCTATAATAATCTTAATTGGGAAATAAACTTTTCTAATACTAGTAACGATACTGCCGATACATACAAATATATTAAAACATTACCAAGGGATAAACTACGTATTCTCAATCCTCCTGTTGGATTCTATCAATGGATAATAAAAACTAAAAACTATTTCATTCCGTCTGCTATGGTTAGGAATTGTTGCTCTACATATAAAGAAGGACAAATAAATAAGTATTACAACAAGAAAGAAAATATTATAATGGTGACTGGGGTAAGAAAATACGAATCAACAAAAAGAGCGAAATATGAATTTGTAATGGACTCTGAATTTAGAACGGAACTTCATGGAAAAGATAATTTAGCTAAACCTTGGATTACCTTAGCTCCAATAGTAGAATGGAAAGATGAGGAAGTTTGGTTATATATTTTACGTGAACAATTAGAATATAATAATCAGTATAATGTAGGATTTAATAGGTGTGGATGTCTGATCTGCCCATACCAAAGTGATTATATAGACCTAATTATTGAAGAAAAATATCCAAAACAATGGATTAGATGGATTGAAATATTAAAAAAGAATTATGTCATTTGGCATGTAAGAGAACATTTAAAATGGTCATTAGAGGAATGGATTAATGGTAAATGGAAACAAGGGACGAGTAAGGAATATGAATTAATTAATCTTTCTCTTACAGAAGATAGAGTTAAACAATTAGCAAAATTAAAAGGTATATCGAAGATAATGGCTAAGAAGTATTGGAATAAAAAATGTGCTTGTGGGAAGAAATTAAATCCTACGGAGATTGCAATGAATTATAAAACGTTTGGTAGGTTTGAAAATATAGACAATGATACTAGAGAGTTATTGTGTAAAAAGTGTTTCTGTGAGCAAGAGAGAATTACTAAGAAAGAGTATGCCGAACTTACATATAGATACTTAGATGAGGGATGCAATTTGTTTTAATACATATTTTAAATTTTATGGTATAATAATTGGGTAAATTTAAAAGGAGTTGAGATAATGAAAATATTTTTTGAATTAGAAACAATAGAAACACCAAATAATTGTTCAAAATGTCCAATAGGTTATTATGAAACTAATGATGATGGAGAATATGTTTATTGTGTTTTATTATCATATATCAAAAATGAGCAAGTCGAAGGTGATTTTACGAAACGTAGAAAAGATTGCCCTTTGAAGTTCGAAGATGAGAAATAAGTAAAATAGGAGTTATAAATTTCTTTTGTTAATTACGAGGAGATTTATAACTCTCAAATGAAATTCATAGTTTATAGGGTACATAATGAACAATAAATAATTTTATTTAACCTCTTGTATTTGGTAGCAGGAGGTTATATAATTAATCAAACCCCACGAAATTATATTTTCAATCTATTTTGAAAGGAATGATTTTTATGTTTGAAAAAGATGAAGTGGTATGGTGTAGACCTAATTTAAGTGATGCACCGATTTGTGGTAAATATGTTGAGAA